TTATTTTTTATTGAAAAGCCAATGAAATTATTGCATTTTACTTTGTCTAGTTTTTTAGGAATACCGATTGAAGACATTATATCAAATAAAGACGGATACTTAAAAGTTGAAAAGTTTTCTTCAAAAGAATCTGCTGAAAATTATCTTCAATTCATTTTAGATAATTATAAAAAACATCCATTGTGTCAAAAAGAAAGATTCCGTATAATGGATTAAGAAGAATTAAATGAACTCATAATTATGAAAGAAATTATAGAATGAAATATTATTTATTAAAAGAAAATATACAAGCAATTATTTTTAAATCAACATATTATGAAAATGTATATCACTCAGTAAAATTATTTAAATTCAACAAAACAATTAATGATTCAAGATTAAAAGTTTTAGAATTTGAAACAATTGATTTGGCAAATCATTGCTTGTCTGATATTTTATTTCTTCATAGCGAAGAAATTAAAGATAATATTAAAATAATAGATGAAGAAGAATTGAAAGAATTACTTCTTTTAAGCGAAGTTATTTCTTAAATAGAAAGATTAAAATGACAGAAAACATATATTATTACATGTTAGTAATAAAGCCTTATGCAAATAAATCTTTATCTGCATATTTAGATAAAAACACTGGCAAAATTTTGTTGTTCAAAAACAAATTACAAGCGGAAAAGTTTCAAAGAAAATACGCTACATATGCTTACGATTGTATCTTATACAAAGAATATTTAGAATACAAAACATTAGAGGAGATTATAACATAATGGCAAAATTCATTCAAAATTACAAAAATTTACATATTATGCCAGATGGGGCAAATGAAATACATGACACCCTTCCATTAGGTTCTTATGAGTTAAAATGGGATGACCGACAAAAGATTTTTTATCTTTACAAAGCAGAAGAATCTAAAATACCCACAAAAATATATGGTAACCAAGAATCTATTGCAAAGAAAATTATAAAAACTTTTTTTCACAAGAATAGCAACTGCGGTGTTCTTCTAAGCGGAACAAAAGGTACTGGCAAAACAATGTTAGCAAAGCTTATTTCTAATTATTCAAAATTACCTACAATCATTATTAATGTTAACTTTTTAACTGATGATCTTGCATCTAGCTTTTTAACATTCATTCAAGATTTAAATCAAAATTGCGTCATAATTTTTGATGAATTTGAAAAGAATTATGATAATGAATCTCAAGAAAGATTACTAACTTTGCTTGATGGTATAAGTAATTCCAATAAGTTATTTATATTCACTGTTAATAAAGAATATAAAGTATCTGAATTTCTATTAAATAGACCTGGAAGAATATTATTTCACATTAAGTATAATAAACTTGATGAAGCATCCACCATCCAATATGCCGAAGAAAGTTTAAATAATAAAGATTATTTAAAGGAAATAATTGAACTTAGAGATCTGATAGTAGATTTTAACTTCGATATGCTCAAGTCTCTTGTAGATTACTGCAATTTGCACGAAGAATCTCCTAAAGAAGCAATTAAAATATTAAATATTGGCGAGAATTCATCTCACTCATTTGTAGAGTATGAGGTTTTTAAAGATAATAATAAGTATACAGGCATTTGCGGCCCACACAATATTACTGGAGAAAATGGATTCTGGATAAATCATGAATTAAAAGACTCTAACTTTATAGAAGTATATGTTTCTGACAACACTATTTTTGAAACGAAGAATGGTTGGAGTTATGGAACATATAGCGGAATTAATTTTAAGTTTAGAAAAACAAAACAAACATTCAGAATGGATTTTTAATGAAAATAGCTTTAGTTTCAGATGTTCATACGGAACATTACCCATCAGATATGGGAAGAAAAATTTTACAAAAAATATCAAAAACAAAAGCTGATGCTTTGGTTGTTGCCGGTGATTTATCCACCATGCAATATATAAAATATGCTTTTAGTATTTTGTGTGATAATTTTGAAAATGTAATTTTTGTTTCTGGTAATCATGAATATTATAATTCCTCAATTAAACAAACAAACGATATTTTGGAAGAATGTTCTGATAAACATAAAAATTTACACTGGCTAAATAATTCTTCCGTCAATATTAATGGAAAAACTTTTATTGGAGGAACTCTTTGGTATCCAAAGCTAAAAGATGGCGAAGAACATTTCTTTAAAAGATTTAACAAATTCAATGGCAATATTGAATGGTTATGGTCAGATTTCGAAGTTATTAAAAACTTTGAATATTGGTATTTCGAAGAACACAATAAATGTAAAGATTTTTTATTTAAAAACTTAAAAGACGGAGATATAGTTGTATCTCACATGCTACCTACATTTAATTGTGTTCATGAAAGGTGGAAATCTTCTCTAACAAACTGTTTCTTTAACGCAAGGTGTGATGATATTTTAGAAAATATAACTCCTTCTTACTGGTTATTTGGCCATACGCATCACAGGATGAATATAAAAGAAAATGGTTGCGTTTGCCTGTCAAACCCGGTAGGATACCCTAATGAAACCGGTGGTTATATAGAAACTATTATTGAGGTTTAGCTTTTTGAAACATACTGACAAACTAAAAGAACTTGAACTTCATCTTCAGGAGAAATATTCTGAGGATATTAGTTCTTTTTCTTTTGAATTATGGTCAGGAATATCAACTTATTATTTCTTATCAGAAGAGTTTATTGAAAAATATTCCAATCAAGTTGATTGGAGGAGGATTTGCGCAAATCAAAAATTATCTGAACAATTTATCGAAAAAATATTCAGATAAACTTAATTGGATTAGGATAAGTTTTTGTCAAGTTTTATCCGAAAGGTTTATATTAAAACATTCAGATAAAGTTAGTTGGGGAACCATTGGAATTAAACAAGAATTATCTGAAAAATTTATAGAAGAATACTCAGATAAACTTAATTGAGAGTCTATTTCTAGATATCAAAAATTATCTAAAAAATTCATTGAAAAGCATAAAAATAAAATTAATATTCTTTGTTTAATTGATAACGAAAACATCTCAGAAGAAACTAAACAAGAAATTAATTTATTGAAAGAAATCATATGATCAAAAAAGTTTTAAAAGAAAAATTTGAAAATGTCACAAAAATAAATGTTTTTCATATTCCGGAAATTGGAGATATTGTCTTTGATAAAGATGGAAATGAAGGTACTTGCACGGATGTTATCCATCTTTGGCATGGAAGCATTTTTCAAATATTTGATGGGGAAAAATACGGAACGTTAAATGAAGACCCCTTCAAATCAAAGGTTTTGATGGTCAAAAAAAATAATCAATAAAAAAGTATATTTATGTGGATGAATTATTAGAATTATCTGATTTTTTCTTTAAAATTGCTTCAAGCCCCGAATATATGAAGCAATATATGGCAAACCGTTACCATAATGTAAGGAATAAAATTATAAATGATCTTGGTGGGAAATGCAATAAATGCGGAATAACAAACGTACCGTTTGAAATTGATCATATAGATTCTTCAAAAAAAACATTCAGAGCAGCAGATGCTCATTCAGTTTCAGAAGAAAGATTAAATAAAGAATTACCAAATTTGCAACTTTTATGCAATCCTTGTCATAAAGAGAAAACAAAAGAAAGTTGGGATTATGGTACAAATAAACCTTCTCATGGAACATATTGGATGTATAGAAAATATAAGTGTCGGTGTAATGAATGCACTATAGCTTATAAAGAAAAGAAAAAAGAATGGAATTCTAAAGGTTTGGGTTGATTTTCCTAATTATATTAGGTTTATTGGCTTATTTCTTTTGGCCAAAACAATAAGAAAGAAAAAATATGAATTTAGGATATGCTTGCATTAATACCGAATTGCAATCTAAAGGCATTCAATGCTCTAGATGTATGATTAAAAGAACCTTTTTAGATAAAGGTATTAATTATTGTGCCGAATTAGCTGAAAAAAATTGCGAAGATTTATTTGAAGTTGTAAAATGGAATAATAAAAACAATATAAAATTATTCAGAATTACATCCGAATTATTTCCTTGGTGTTCTGAATATGATATAAATTCTTTACCAAATATTAATCAAATAAAATCAATATTAGAAATCGTTGGAAAAGAAGCAAATAAAGAAAATCAAAGATTAACATTTCATCCTGGACCATTTAATGTTTTAGCTTCTCATAAAGAAGATGTGGTAAATAAGACAATTAAAGAACTGCAAGATCATGCTTTAATTATGGATTTCATTGGAATGCCGCAAAATCATTGGTCAAAGATAAATATTCATATTGGCGGAGCTTATGGGGAAAAAGAAGAAACCGCAAAGAATTTTGTTAAAAATTTTCAAAAACTAAACGAGTCTGCAAAAAAGAGACTAACTCTAGAAAACGATGATAAGAAAAATCTATATTCAGTTGATGAACTTTACAAGTATATTTTCTCAGAATGCGGAATTCCTATTGTATATGATGCTCACCATCATGCGATAGGTTCTAACCCAAACAATCTTTCTCATGAAGAAGCTTTAAAGCTTGCCCATTCTACATGGGCAGATATTCGTCCAGTTTGCCATATGTCAAGCTCGGCTCAATTGGAGGGTAAGAAATGTCCAATACAAGCTCATTCAGATTATATTTTATCAAAATTTGACAATTGTGGTCTAGATTTGGATCTCATGTTGGAAGCAAAACAAAAAGAACAAGCTTTATTTGATTATTTAAAAAAATATGAATAAATTCAACTTAATATTTAATAGATATTCTGAAAAAGAATTGGAAGATAATGTTAATTTTTTTGATGAAAGTGATTGGTCAAGAATTTCTTGTCATCAAAAATTATCAGAACAATTCATAGAAAAACATTCAGATAAAATTCATTGGAATTCCATTTCTGCATACCAAAATTTATCTAAAGAATTTATTGAAAAATACTCTGATAAAATTTATTGGGAATTGATTTCTGAATGTCAAAATTTATCCGAAGATTTTATAGAAAAACACTCAGATAAAATTTATTGGGATTGTATCTCTTTATCTCAAAAATTATCCGAAGAATTTATAAAAAAACATTTTAATAAAATTGATATTAATTATTTAATGAGAAATGAAAAGGTTTCTGATAAATTAAAAAACAAAATTAAAAAAGAAATTGATTTATTGAAAGAAATTATATGACGCATAATTTAAGTCTAAGTAATAAAAAATATTCAGAAGAAACTTTAGAAAAATATATTAATTCATTTACTAAATGGGATTGGTATTATATTTCTTACTGTCAGGTTTTATCTGAAAAGTTTATAGAAAAATATTCAGACAGGCTTGATTGGCGTGACATTTCTTGGAGTCAAAAATTATCAGAAAAATTTATAGAAAAACATTCAAATAAAATTGATTGGAAAGAAATTTCTCAATATCAAAAGTTATCTGAAGAATTTATAAAAAAACATTTTGATAAAATTAATATTAAATTTTTAATGCTTAATGGTGAAATTTCTGAAAAAATTAAAAAAGAAATAAAAACTTTGAAAGAAATAATACAATGAATTTAAAAGAACAAACAAAAATAAGAGAATATATAAGAAAAAATTTCAAAAACTTCTTAATTGAAGGGGAATTTGATTATGTGATAGCCGCTAAATCCGCAATCAAAGAACTTTCCCTTTCAAAAGAATTTGAAGATGATGTTTTAAACATATCCGCAGAAATTGAATAACAATGTGGTTCTATTTTAAACCTAAAGAATACAACTCAGATAATCCAATCTTCTTAGAAGCAGATTCTATTGAAGAAGCTAAAACAATTTTAGAAGAAAAAGATATTCAAGATTTTCTTTACTTGCAACCAGAAGAACATCTTGACATAATTTCCGCTTCAGCGTACGATAGAGGGTGCGAAACGGTTTGGTTCCTTGGGCAGTTTTCATATAAGGAAAAACAAGGAATTTCCAACCCAAACGAATACATATCTTACCAAAATTGGATTAAAAAAGATTATGGTAAAATGATAATTCGAAAAGATTATAAGTTAATCAAAAAAGATCCAAAAGATGATGTGGGCCAAATGTAGGATATGTAATGATTGGTATTACATGGCTCAACCAGAAAAAGATGGAAAAATAACATGTTATACATGCAAAGAAAAAAGGAAAAATCTTGGGATTAAGTGAAATATATGTATGCCTCGTGAACAAATATTTCCGATATTATCTTTATTTCTATCTTTAGGAGCTTCCATTTCATATTTTGCTCAATCAAATGTTGGGAAAGGATTATACTGGTTATTAGGAGCTGGTATAACAATTGTTGTAACATGGGTAATAAAATAATAATAAAAGTTTTCAATAAAGAGTTTGAGCTTATTGAGGATACATATACATATATTTTAGATCAAAGTTGTATTTACAATAGATCTATGTATAAAAATAAAGCTTACACTAGGCACCATTTATCTATTGGTTCTATTGATTTGGTTACTAAATCAAATGAGAATTTGAATGAACTTTTAAATGAAGCTTCTAAAGTTTTTGAAAAGCTTATTATAAATAAATATTTACTTATAAAAGATTTTATTCCAGAAGTTGAAAATTATATTACTTTAAAAGAAATTATATGAAAAAACATAATTTAGATTTTATTATTAATAATAAATATTCTGAAAAAGAATTAGGGGATAATATTAATTTGTTTGATAGATTTGATTGGGGCTGGATATCAGCTTTTCAAGTATTGTCTGAAAGTTTTATTGAAAAACATATAGATAAAATTGCATTTTCAAACATTTCAGAGTGTCAAAAACTTTCAGAGCAGTTTATAGAAAAATATTCAGACAAACTTGATTGGTGGTACATTTCTGAATTTCAGATTTTATCTGAAGAATTTATAAGAAAACATATAAATAAAATTAATATAAATTTTTTATTAGAAAACAAAAATGTTTCTTATGAAATTATGAAAGAAATTATATGAAACATAATTTAAATTTAAGTAATAAAAAATATTCAGAAGAAACGTTAGAAAAATATATTAATTCATTTAACTTTAATGATTGGTATTATATTTCTTTCTGTCAACTTTTATCTGAAGAGTTTATAGAAAAACATTCAGACAGACTTGATTGGCGTGACATTTCTTTATTTCAAAAATTATCCGAAGAATTTATAGAAAAACATTCGGATAAATTAAGTTGGATGTGGGTCTCTGAAAAACAAAAATTATCCGAAGAATTTATAAGAAAACATATAGATAAAATTAATATTGAAGGGTTAATGGAAAACAAAAACATTTCTCAAAAATTTAAAAATAAAATTAAATTAGAAGTCTCTTTATTGAAAGAAATTATATGACACATAATTTAGATTTGATTAATAAAAAATATTCCCAAGAAGAATTAGAAGAAAGTGTTAATTTACTCAGTTGGGTTGATTGGTATCATATATCTAGAAACCAAAAATTATCAGAATCATTCATAGAAAAATATTCAGATAAAGTTGATTGGCTTAGTATATCTTGCGATCAAAAATTATCTGAAGAATTTATAGAGAAATATCAAGACAAACTTAGTTGGATTGATATTTCATTTTATCAAAATTTATCAGAAGAATTTATTGAAAAACATTCCGATAAAGTTTATTGGGATCACATTTCTTTTCGCCAAAAACTTTTAGAAGAATTCATTAGAAAACATATAGATAAAATTGATATCAAACAATTAATGAAAAATAGAAAGCTTTCGAAAAATTTAAAAAACAAAATTAGAAAAGAAATTAAAGTTTTAATGGAGATTATATAAGGAGAATCATGAGAAAATTAGTACATATTGAAAAAGTAAAATCATTAAAACCAATTGATGGTGCCGACTTCATTGAGTTGGCTCAGATTCTGGATTGGCAACTTATTGTAAAAAAGGGTGAATTTAAAGTTGGTGACCTTGCCGTCTATCATGAAATAGATTCTCTTTGTCCAGAAAAAGAATGTTATGAATTTTTAAGACAAAAAAAATTCAAAATAAAAACAATGAAAATGAAAGGGGAGTTAAGCCAAGGTTTAGCTTTACCACTTTCAATATTACCACCTGGCCATTATAAAGAAGGGCAAGATGTAACAGATATTCTTGGGGTATTGCATTGCGACTCAGAATCTAGAGAGAATATGCTTTCTAGAAAAGCTCCTAGATCTAAATTTATGAAGTTTATGTTTAAATTTTCTTGGTTTAGAAAATTAAATAATTACTTTACATTTAAAGATAAATCAGGTTGGCCAGAATTCGTACAACATACAGATGAAGAAAATATTCAAGCAATATTTTCAAAAGTTAAAAGAGATTTTGGTGATCAAACTTTTTATGTTACAGAAAAAGTTGATTATCAATCAGCTACGTATTTTACTAGAAATGTTAAAAAATTTATTTTTGGCATTCCTGTTACAAAGAAAATATTTGGAGTATTATCTAGAAGCTTGTATAAAAAAACCGATGATGGTTCCTTATGGTGGAAAAATGCAAAGAAATTTAATATTGAACAAATTCTTAGATCTTATGATGAAGAATTAACAATTCAAGGTGAGTCTGGAGATACAAATGTTCAAGGTAACAAGTATCAATTAAAAGAATCAAGCTTTTGGGTTTTTAATATTATTAATAATAGAACTGGATATCATTATTCCATTGATGAAATGGAAGACTTCTGTAATAAACATGACTTAAAAATGGCACCAGTATTAGATAAGAATTTTAAACTACCAGAGACTGTTGGAGAATTAATTGAATATAGTAGAGGAAAATCTGTTATTAACCACAAAACTGATAGGGAAGGTGTAGTTATACGTTTAATTAAAGATGGGAAGAAACTTGTTTCTTTTAAAGTTAAAAACCCAGATTTTCTAATAAAGAATAAAGAATGATATTTAATCAACCAAAACCAACAAACTTAACGAAACTAAAAATACAAGAAATAGCAGAGAAATACTTTTATTCTTCTGGTTTTGGCGAAGATATAATTAAATTTGTAAATAGTATTGGTGGTTATGTACACTTTTTACCGATAGATTACAAAATAGAACATTCTTTAATTGTTAAAAGAAAAGATAAGTTTGACATTTTCATACATGATTGTTTAGGATTAGCTAGAACAAAACATAGCATAGCCCACGAATTAGGTCATTATGTTTTACACTCTAACTTTGGAGAACAACCAATTATTGCAGAACCTTATGGCAAATCTATAATTGAATCGGAAGCAAATTGGTTCGCTATGGCATTTTTAATGCCACAAAAGGAATTTAAAGAAGAATTACTTAGACGTAATCAGAATATTGATTTAATTTGTTCATTGCATAATTTTAAAGAACAAATAGTTAAAGCTAGAGTTGATGAAATTATATGATTTACTTTGCATATCTTGAAAAACAAGGTTATAACATATTTTGTAAAAATAATACATTTGTAATGCCATATTTTTCTACAAGATGGATTTCAGAATCAGAAATTGAAAATTTTATATCAAATTATTGTTATTTTGATTTAAATGAAGAAGAATTTGAATTTTTTATGGAAAAATATATAAACCAAAGCCTTCGTAAAAAAATATATAAGGCAAAAGATATTAATGAATTCCTTAGTTTTATGAAATTGACGGAAATAATATGAGAAAATTAAAAAGATTATTGTTTATATTAAAAAAAAGTATTTATAATACATCACATGAACCGGGGTTAATTGGGATGATTATAGCTATGTGTACAAATTTATTTTTAATGCTTTATATAAATAAATTATTTATATATGACTTTATATATGCTTTATTATTTATGATACATTTGACCTATTTTGTTTTTCGTATATTTATTCCTAATTGGAAAAAATGCGCTTATGAATATGATATTGGTTTATTGAATGAAATAATATGAAAAAACATAATTTAGATTTAAAAAATAAAAAATATTCTGAAAAAACCTTAGAAAAATATATTAATTTGTTTGATGAACATGATTGGGATTATATTTCTTCAAAACAAAAATTATCTGAGAAATTTATAGAAAAACACATAAATGAAATTTGCTGGGAATGTATATCTTCATATCAAGAATTATCCGAAGGTTTTATAGAAAAAAACATAGATAATGTAGATTGGTTTTATATTTCTGGAGATCAAAAATTATCTGAAAAGTTTATAAGAAAACATATAGATGAAATTGATATTCATAATTTAATGTATAATAAAAATATTTCAGAAGAATTTAAAAATAAAATCAAAAAAGAAATCAACTTATTAAAAGAAATTATATGAAAAAACATAATTTAAATTTAACAGGTGAAAAATATTCCGAAGAAGAATTGGAATATACCATTAATTTATTTGAAGTTAATGATTTTAATAAAATTTCAATGTATCAAAAGCTATCTGAACAATTTATAGAAAAATATTCAGATAAAGTTTATTGGAATTATATTTCTACTTATCAAAATTTATCTGAAGAATTTATTGAAAAGTATTCTGATAAATTAATTTGGCTCTATATTTCTAAATATCAGGTTTTATCTGAAAACTTTATAAGAAAACACATTGGTCAAATTGATATTAATTGGTTAATGTATAATAAAAATATTTCAGAAGAATTTAAAAATAAAATCAAAAAAGAAATTAGCTTATTAAAAGAAATAATATGAAAAACCCATTTAAACTTGAAAAACCATACGCTTTACCATCACGCTTGTTTTCAAAACAAAAAGTTGGACAATACACATGGGAAGATTGGGAAGATCAAATGAAAAGAGAAAAGCCTTTTTTATTCTTTTTAAATGAAACAATTCCAAAAACTTTTCGTAAAATATATAATCGTTATATTAAACCTCCAATTTATTGGATAAATTACTTCATAATAAAACATCAAAGTTGGATTCATATAAATAAAAATATAAAACTTGTGCATGATATTTATAACTATTATTATATAATGTCTTCAAGGGAAAAAATGGAAAAATCTTTAATTGCTTCCTTTTTATCTGAAGTAAATAGAAGACTACCAAATTTAGCGTATTCTAGTTCTTCTGACAAAGAATACGATGAAATACTTAATGTATATAATTTCTTTACAAAAACTTTACCAGAAGAAATAAATAATCTTTACAATAATAAAAACTTATCTCCGAAAGAATATAATGATATTGAAGATAAGCTAATAGAAATTCAAGACCAATATATAGAAAGATTGTTTCAAATAAGAAAAATATTATGAAAATAGCAGTTATTTCAGATTTGCATATAGGTCACTGTGATGAAACTCATCAGTTAAAACACTCTGATCATGAGTTTTCTAATTTCCTATTTTATTTGGAATCAAATTATGATAAGGTAATACTTTTAGGAGATATTTTTGAAATTGAAATGGAATTATTCCATTCCGAAGAAAAAACATATGATTTATGTAAACAAAATCACAATTTAATTACAAAAAGATTTAACTCAAACAAATACTCTTATATATATGGAAATCATGATTTAATAGGAAAAAAATTTGGCGGAATTGAAAGTTTAATTATAAATTACAATAATTTAAATATAAAGTTCATTCATGGACATCAATTCGATAAACTTTATACAAAATTTAATAGATTTCTATTTCTTGGTGGAGTTTTATTAAAGTTAAATTTAAAAGATGCTTATAATAAAATAAGCGGCATAGATCTGCATAATAAAGACTTTATCAATGAAGCTATTGATTATGCTAAGAATAATAGTTATGACGTTATTGTTACAGGTCATACTCATAATCCATGTGTCTTATATCAAGATAATGTTGTTTTTTTAAATAGCGGATCATGCGTTGAAAACATAACATATTTACATATGGATTTAGATAAGAAAGAATATTTAATTAAAGGATTTGAAGATTAATATGAAAATACTATATGCTATAGCTGGTGAAGGAATGGGGCATGCTGTTAGATCAAGCGTAATAATTGATCATCTCATTTCTAAAAATCACGATGTTCACATAATTTCATCAGGAAAGCCTTTTGATTTTTTAAATTCAAAATATAATAATTGTTCAAAAATAACCGGATTAACAATATCTTATAAAGAAAATAAAATAGATAAATTCAAAACAATATTAAATAATTTAAAATCTTCAAAAGATATAATTAAAAATATAAAAACAATAAATAAAACATTCAAAAATGTAAAACCAAAGTTGGTTATAACTGATTTTGAATCATCCGCTTGTTATTACGCAAAAATATTTAAAATACCAGTTATATCTATTGATAATATTCAATCAATTAATAGATGTAAAGTTGATAAAAAATTAAAAAATAAAAATTATAAAATCGCAAAATCTTTAACAAAAGCTAGAACTCCAGGTTGTCAAAAATATTTAATTACTTCTTTTTTTGAAAATAAAATAATTAAAAAAGACACAAATGTTTATAATCCAATTATAAGAAAACAAATTATAAATAAAAAACCAGAATATTTAGATCATATACTTGTTTATAACACTTCAGATTTACCTTCTGATTTAATAAAAAAACTAAATAAAACAAATGAAAATTACATTATTTATCAAAGAAATTGCGAAAAAGAAAATAAAGTAAATAATTTATTATTTAAACCATTTAATGAAATTTCATTTATTAAAGATTTATCAGAATGTAAAGCCGTAATTTGTGGCGGTGGATTTACTGTTATTTCAGAATCTTTATATTTAAAGAAGCCAATACTTTCAATTCCTATAAAAGATCATTTTGAACAGGAAATGAATGCTTTCTATGTTGAAAAACTTGGGTATGGAATGTATTGTGAATTAAACGATGTAAACATAAATAAGTTCTTAAAAAGGTTATCTTTTTATAAGGACAATTTAAAAGATTACAAACATGATAATAATGAAAAAATATTAAAAAATATAAATTCTATTATAGAAAGCATTAAATGATACTTTGGTTTATAATCTTATTCATAGTTATTTTTATATTTTTTGGAACCATTCGTTCGGTTAAAAGATAAGCTTGACTAATCTTTCCGGTGGGTGTACTGTTCACGTTCCACCTACCGAGGAAAGGTATTTATGCGAAAGTTTTATAAAAAACCAACTTATACAAAGCAAGAAAGATTCACTCCCGCTAATGGATGGAATGAACAATTCTTAAATGTTTTTGATTTTGTAACCAATAATTCTGGCAATGGTGCAATTGAAGCTGTTGCTGGTGGTGGAAAAACCACTGCGCTTGTTGAATCTATTATTAGATGGAGCGAAGTTAATCCAAGAAAAACGGCAGTTTTTATTGCTTTCAATGTTTCTGTAAAAGAAGAAGCGGCAAAACGTCTTGCTGGTTATCCAGTTGATGTTATTACTTGTCATGGTCTTGGCTTTAAAGCCATTACAAATTATTACAAAGAAAAGTTTGATGTTCAAGGCCCAACTGGCGAATATATGCAAAAGCTTGCTCAAAACGAATTTGGTTATGAACAAGAATCTTTTGATGATCGTTGTGCTTTGCTTGAATTGGTTTCAAAAGCAAAGGCATCTCTTTCTTCTACAGATGAAGAACTTCATAAGATTGTAACAGATTTTGGAATAGAGTTTGTTCATGTATCTAAAGATAAGCTTGTATCAACTGCTAAAAAATTACTTCATTATACCCAGTATAATTTTGGATCTAATTTTGGAAAGAAAATTATTACATTTGATGACCAAATTTGGTTACCAATTGTAAATAAATTGGATGTTCCACAATATGATGCAGTTTTTGTTGATGAAGCTCAGGATTTATCAAAAGCAAGACAAACTTTAGTTAAGTTGGCCATGAAGAAAGATTCAAGAATTTTCTTGGTTGGAGATAAGTTTCAAGCAATTTATCAATTCAGCATGGCCGATTCTAATTCATTAGATAATATGATTGAACAACATAATTGCACAAGATTACCTTTAAGTGTAACTTGGCGTTGCGGAAATAAGATTGTTGAATCTGCTCAAAAATTTAATCCCGATATTATCGCTGCTCCTAATGCTATTGATGGGGAAATAAATTCAATTGAAGAAAACTCTTTAATTGATGAAATTAAGTATGGTGATGTCCTCCTAAGTAGGACAAACGCTCCTATTGTAAGATGGTTTTTTAAATTGGCCAAGATAAACAAGAAAGCAAAAATCCTTGGAAAAGATTATGGTTCAATGCTTGCCATGAGAATTAAGAAGTGGGAATCTGAACACACCAAAAATGGATATTCTTTTTCTGCCAATGATATTTTAGAATACAATGAAGATTGGTATTCGGCAATTTCCGAAAAGAGTAAGAAGCCAAGCACAAGGCAAAAGGACGAATATGAAACCATTAAAGTAATGGTTGAGTTGATTGGTTCTGATTTGGATAGTTATCAGTCCGTAAAAGATGTTTTGAACATCTGTTATAGTTTTTCTTCGGATGAATCTAAAGGCTTACCTGATAAGGATTGTGTTGTACTTAGTACAATTCATAAATTTAAAGGTTGTGAAAGGGATAGAGTTTTTGTAATTAAAAAAACTTTATCAGAAGAATCTGAAGAGGAAAGAAATCTTTGTTATGTAGCTATTACAAGAGCAAAGAAAAACCTAGTTTGGATTGAAAAAGGTGAATAATATTATATAACTTTGGAGATTTTGATGAAAACAGAAAAGCAAAAAACAGCAGAAAAAGTAAAAAACTTTGGTACATTTTTGGGAACATTATGGGTTGATAAGTTTGGCCCAGTTGATTTTTTTGAATATAAAGATGTTACATGGGGTTTATATAAGCAAGATGCGTTTTTTGCAAATCAACTTGGTGACTTTTATATTAAGAGCAATGGAATCTCAAAAGAAATTGAGTATATAGACAACTGAAATGTTTCTGAAACGTAACGGTTGACGGGCCGGCTTGGACGTGGTATAAGAGTTGTAGAAAGTGAGGCATTATGAATGGTAAGTATTTATTTTTAATTTTGTGTTGTTTAGGTTGTAGCGAAACTTTTGTTGTTGCTGGTGAAGGTGGAGATACATCAACTGATACTGGTGGTACAGATAATACTGGCGGTGATATTGGAACCGGGGGTTTTAATTCTTCTGGAGGTTCATTACAAACCGGAGGAGTATTAAATACAGGTGGCTTTATAAGCACTGGCGGTACAGATAATACTGGCGGTGATATTGGAACCGGAGGTTCCGGAAACCAATGTTCAATAGCAGAACAACAAGTTAATTGTGCTCTTAATCCTTTACCAAGTACAGCATTATGCCAAGATAAATATCTTGTTAGTTGTGGTGCAACTAACAACATTCTTAAGTTAAGTGTTATTTTTAATGATTCTAATGACCTTGATGTTACTTGTATCCTCGCAAGTGAAAACAGTTATTGTTGCCAAGGAAATAGCAACGAAAATCCTTTTGATTACATGAAAAATCATTTAGAATCAGGTATTTGCTCTTGGAAGGATAGATCTGGGATCAATCTTATTGAAACAAACTAATTTTCAGCCATATTTATATGGCACAAAAGCATGATTATTATCACAAATGTCGATGCAAAGATTGCATAAATTTTGAAATTATATTGACAAGCAGAATAAATTCAGAAAAAGAAGAATGCAAAATTTCAATAAAGAAAAATTATCAGAGTTAAAAGAAAAAATATTATCCGAAACAAACGGAAAAAATATAAAAATAGAAGATTTAATATCATTAATTGATGTTTCAGAAAAATTTATTTTATATTGTGTCAACAATAATTTATTATCAGAATTTTATTTTGATAAAGAAACAAAATCATTTTCAAGAAAGTTGAGATTGCTCAAATGACATTTATTACAGTAATTTTAATAATTAATTGTTCTAATTTAACTTGTGAAAATGATTTGTTTAAAACTACAAAAACAGAAGACTTTGCGTTGAAAATAAATTCAACGGAAGATAATTATAATTAAGAAAGGTAATTAAATATGAATAAGTTATTTTACGTAAGAAAAGCAAACAAAAACACACTATCTAAGACTGAAATTTCTACTTTAAAGAGAGTTTTAGCAAAGCTAAATCATCCAGTAGAAAAGACTTTGCAAGAATTATTGTCAGTACATAGAGGTGATCCTATTGCATTAGTTGCATGGGAAGGTGCATCATCTGGAATCAAATATTCAGTTGTTACAAAGTATGCAAAAGATAAGCAAAATCGAGATAGACAGAAAGTAATCGCTTATGAGCGTCTAAATAAGAAGGCAAGATATATTGCAACAGAAGCAACATCTAATGTTGATATACTTAAGCTAATTCTTACTGATATTGTAAATAGTGATTTTCCGCAGAGAACTAGGAAAGCAGCTAAGGAGATGTTGGAAAACAGATATTCATTCTAATCATCATTACACTTATTTACTTAATATAAGAAAGGCTTAAAAATGAAAAAAACTACATGTGTATTTGGTGATTTAACCGCTCTATATTCTGCTCGATCAAAAGACAGAAAACCAATTAATTATTCTAAATTGAATTCTATTATTTGTAAACATCTAAATATAGAATCACTTTCTGATGAATTAATTGATGATAATACTTTCTATACTCTTTTTTCCGAAACAAATGAAAAACAAGTTTCATTTGTTAAGGGACTTTCCGACTTTGGTTGGAATGTTGAGACAATGAATCCAAAAGATATACCAAGACATCTTAATTGGCAAAACTATAGATTTGATACAAAAATCTCTTACCAAATTGGTTTGGGTGTAGACAATCTATTTCTAATAACAGACTCTTTTGATCTTTATCCAATTATCAAAGCGGTCAAAGAAGAAAACTCTGACAATCAAGTTTGTTTGGCTTTCTTTGGTTCTTCATTGGACCCTAAGTGGTGGAAAGTTCTTAGAGAAGAAAATAATTTCATCAAATTTGTTGATCTTGATAAAGAACTTTATTCTCAAAGGGGTCTTGACAATGAGTCGGATTCGGAGGATAATCTTCCCAAAGCAAGTTAAATAGGATTGACCGGCTCTTCAAAAGGGCCGGTCAAATCATTAATATGAAAACACTTCGTCATTTTTCTTATGAAGAAATAATTTCTTATATTCCCGAAAAACCAAATAATTCAAAAATAATTATTGACAATTATACATTTAAAACTGGTTCAGACCGTTTGGTGTTGTTTAAAAAAAACAATAAATGTGTTTGTTGTGATCTAGTTGGAAATAAATTTCTTCTTCAAATAGAAGATAATCATTATTCTCCACACTTAAATCTTTATAATGATGATATTTTATTTACAAAAGATCATATCTTGCCAAAAAAACTTGGTGGAAAAGATCATATAAGTAATTATCAAACTTTATGTTTGGTTTGTAATCAATTAAAAGCTCATTATTTAGTAAATTTAAACACTCTTAAAGAAGCAAAAAAAATGCTTGATGAAAATGTTTCAAAATTATCAATAGAAAATTATTTAATAAATAACCAATTATGAGGGTACTATGAAACCAAGAAAAAAGAAACATAGAAATATTCTTTTGGCGGTGATTCTTAAAACCGACCCTAATATTGTAAAAACTAGGGTAAAAAAATCCGAAAAAGGAAAAGGCAGAAAGAACCGACCAAGAAAAAAGAAGGTTGATCTTGATAGTTGACTTAAGTGAAATTAAAAAAAATATAGCATTTAAAAAAATAAATAAAAATATTAAAAATCAAATTCTAAATATAAACGAAGATACTGATTATTTATCTTCTGGAGTGGAAGGTGATGTATATGATTTAGGTTTTAACAAGGTTATCAAGTTTTCAAATTTTAATAATGAAGTATTTTCTTCAGATATTAAGATAATACTTAAAACTTTAAAGTTTATAAAAGAAAACAAACAAAGAAATTTGCCAAAAGTTTATGATTTTGGTAAGATTGATAAAAATATATATTTTTATATTTGCGAAAAACTATTTCCAATCTCCAATAAAGAACAACGTATAATTGGAAAGTTATATGAAATATACGAAGATCAAAATAAAATAAACTTAAAAACAAAAAATGAAAAAATAATTAATGATTACATTAATATTTTCAAAAATAAAAACTTTCTGGTAAATGATCTTCATGAATCAAATATAATGAAAGATAAAAGAGGAAGTTATAAACTTTGCGATTTAGGTTGCGTAAGATTAAATCCATTACTTAAAAAAATAAAATGAAAGGTCGTACTATGAGTCAAAATTTCCCAATGCCATCCCCCAATAGAAACATTTACTTTTTTGAACAAGTAAATCAGCAATCAGTTTTGAACGCAACAAAATCAATTCTAGAAATAAATGCTGCCGATGAATATCTTAAAGATTACTATAAAGTCTATGGTTTAGTTTACGAACCAAAACCAATTAAAGTTTATATTGACTCTTATGGAGGGATGGTTTATCAAATTCTTGGTTTAGTTTCTGTGGTTGAAAATAGTAAGGCAGAAATCCATACAATTTGCACTGGAACCGCAATGTCAGCAGGAGCAATATTCTTAATGTCTGGACATAAGCGTTTTGCTTACAAAAACTCAACCGTTATGATTCATCAAGTTAGCTCAGGGACATTTGGTGCATTAAAAGAAATGGAAGATAATGTTCATGAAGCCAAAAGACTTAATGATAACCTTTGTAAAATAATTACTGAGAAAACTAAAATTAAACAACCAACACTAAATAAACTATATAAAGAAAAAACTGATTGGTACTTAAACAGCCAAGAAGCAAAGAAAAACGGAATAATTGATGACATTATTGAATAAGTTATATTCTAGAACTTCTATTGGTCAAGTTGCCGAATGGCAAATTGAAGTTAATGGAGATTCCTATAGAACTCATGAAGGTATAGTTGGAGGAAAAATAACTACATCTAACTATACCAAATGTGAACCAAAAAATATAGGAAAGAAAAATGAGACTTCCGCAGAGGAACAAGCTTTAAAAGAAGCTCAAGCAAAACATAAGAAAAAGATTGAATCTGGATATTTTGAAAATATAAACGAAATTGACAATCAGATTTATTTTGAACCTATGCTTGCTCATAAATGGTCTGATTTGAAAGATTCATTTTCGTTTCCAGTTTATACTCAACCAAAACTTGATGGTATGAGATGTGTAATTTCTAAAAATGGTATGTTTTCTAGAAATGGAAAACCAATTATTTCTGCCCCTCATATCTTTGAATCTGTCAAAAAACTATTTGAAGAAGAACCTAATCTTGTTTTGGATGGAGAATTATATAATCATCAATTAAAACATAACTTTAATAAGATTATATCTTTGGCAAAAAAATCAAAACCAAAACCTGAAGATTTATCTGAATCAAAAAATCTTATTCAATATTTCATTTACGACTGTTTCTTAAATGAAAAATTTGAAAAAAGATTCAAAAAAATATCAGAGATTTCAAATACTTATAGTGATTTCGTTAAACTTACAGAAACACATCTTGTTAATTCCAATTCTGAATTGGACATGTTATATGAAAGATGGATGGAAGAAGGTTACGAAGGACAAATGATAAGAATAAATTCTAAATATGAAAACAAAAGATCAAAGTTTTTAATAAAAAGAAAAGAATTTATTGATGAAGAATTTGAAATAATTGATATTCTTGATGGCAAAGGAAATAGAGAAGGTTTGGCTACAAAAGTTATCTTTAAAAATAAAGACGGTTCAACTTTTGATACTGGAGTTATAGGTAATGATGAATATACTTCATCTTTATTAAGTAATAAACTTAAATATATTGGTAAAAAAGCTACAGTTGTTTATCAAAACTTAACTCCTGACGGAGCACCTAGGTTTGGTAAAATGAAAATAATAAGGGACTATGAGTAAATTGGTTTCAAAAGCTGCTTGTGTTTTAATTCAAAACAATCATCTTTATCTTGGAGTTTCAAGAAAAAACAATAAAAATGATTGGGGTTTGCCTGGTGGTAAATCTGAAGGGGAAGAAACTTTAAAATCTACAGCCGTTAGAGAATTATTTGAAGAAACTGGATTGATAATATCTGAAGATAATTTAACCGAAATATTTTCCAGACAAGATGAAGAGTTTAATGTTGTTACATATTGTTTAAATATACCTTTTTCAAATTTAAATCAAGAACCAAAACAATGCGAAGATGGATTAGTTAATTGGGTAACACAAGAAGATTTAATAGATGGTACATTTGGAATTTATAACAAATTATTATTTGAAAAAATATATAAACAAAGACTTCATAATATGAAATCAAAATTTGGAGAAGATTATGTTAATAAGCAAATCTCAGAATATAGAATCGTCTACGAGGATTAAAATAATATATGAAGGTTTATCTTTCGTTTTTAATTCTGAAGATGAGTTAAGATTATGGGAAACAAAATTAAAATCAAATGATTTCTATATTGTTATAGAGGATGATGTTTGGGTTGACTTAGAAGATATTGTAATTGAAAACACAATACCTTATAATGACAAACCTATTTGTCCTTATTGTAAAGTTGGACCTTCTTTGGAAGATGAAATTTGCCCCGTTTGCGAATCAAAAATAAATATATGATAAGTTTACAAGAAAGACAAGAGCATTATGAAGAATCTTATGATTATAAAATCATACCAAATCTTCCTATCGTGATAAAATCTTCAATAAGAAATTTTGATGTTGTAACTAAAAATATCAAAAATCCTTATTCAAAAGAATTATATTCAATATTACAAAATTCACTTTTATATACTGTAAAAGAAATTGATGGTGCGGTTTTCGCTTATGCTTATAATGGAGAATTTTCCATTGTAATAACAAATGATATTAATTCTAATAAAATATTTTGTAAAAACAAAATACAAGAAATAAGCTCTACCGTAAGTAGTTTACTTACATCTGCATTTAATAAATATTATTTTGCTTCAGATAACCCACCGGATATAATTGGTGATGTTATTTTTAAAACAAAATCATTTGCTTTGCCTTCTATAAATGAAACTGTTAATTATTTAATTTTAAAGCAAGGACAATGTAATTATCATAATATTTCTTATGTTTCATATTTTGAATTAATAAAGCATTTTTCAAAAGACAGAGTTAAAGAAATATTGGAATCAAAATCAACGGATGACAAGATAGATATAATAAAAGATTATTTAGATTTAGATATTTATGATAAATATGATCAGTTTTTCTTAAATGGATGGTCATGCTATAAGGCTCCACAAATAATCTCTAGTGGAGATCAAGAAATAACCAAAAAACGTTGGTTGTGTGATCTTGATTTTAATTATTTTGTTGACAATCGAGACGGATTGAGGCATATTCTGATGACCGGACAAGACGTATTTGTTCCCGAAAGAGATATTATAAAAAAGTAAAACTATGAAAAAACACAACTTAGATGTATGTTGGATTCAATATTCAGAAAAAGAATTAGAAGAGAATGCTAAATTATTCAGCCAAGCAGAGTGGAATTGGATTTCGAGCCGTCAGATTATATCTCAAAGATTTATTGAAAAATATTCAGATAAAATAGATTGGGGTTGGATTTCTGAACGTCAGAATTTATCTGAAGAATTTATGGAAAAACACCAAAATAAAATTAGTTGGTGTTATATTTCTCGATATCAAAAATTATCAGAAAAGTTTATAATAAAACATATAGATAAAATTGAGATTGATTGTTTAATTAATAATAGTTATATTTCTAGAAAATTAAAAAAACAAATAAAAAAAGAATATGAACAATTAAAGTTATTGAAAGAAATTATATGAATGACACTGATATTATTAATAAATATGTAAACTGGACAAGATTATCATGCGATGATTCTTTATCGGAAGAATTTATCGAAAAATATCAAGATAAACTTAATTGGATGAACATATCTCAATATCAAAAATTATCAGAAAAATTTATTGAAAAACATTCAGATATAATTGATTGGGAACTTATTTCTGAATTTCAAGATTTATCCGAAGAATTTATAAAAAAACACTTAGATAAAATTGATATTTATTATTTAATGGACAATAGAAATATTCCAGAATATATTAAAAAAGAAATTGAAAATTTAAAAGAAATTATATGAAAAAACATAATTTATTTTTAATATACAAGAAATACCCTGAAGAAGAATTAGAGGGAAATATTAACTTGTTTAATGAACAGGATTGGAATTATATTTCTTATTATCAAGATTTATCTGAAGATTTTATAGAGAAGCATTTAGATGAAGTTGATTGGGATAATATTTCTTTTAACCAAAAGTTATCAGAATCATTTATAAAAAAACATATTAATAAAATTAACTTTACTTTATTAATGAGAAATAAAAAAATTCTTTAAATTTGAAAGATAAAATTAAAAAAGAAATTGAATTATTGAAAGAAATTATATGAATCATAATTTAGATTTAGTAAACAAAACATATTCTGAAAAAACATTAGAAAAATACATAGAATACTTTAATGATGAAGATTGGGAAGATATTTCTTATTGTCAAGATTTATCGGAATCATTTATTGAAAAATATTTTGATAAAGTTGATTGGTATTATATTTCTGGATATCAAATATTATCTGAAAAATTCATAGAAAAACATTTAGATAAACTTGATTGGGAATACATTTATAGCAACCAAAGGTTATCAGAATCTTTCATAGAAAGAAATTTGTATAAAGTTAATTGGATTGAAATATCTTGCTATCAAAAATTATCCGAAAAATTTGTTAAAAAACACTTAAATAAATTAGACGTTAAACAACTAATGTATAATGATAAAATTTCTAATAAAATAAAAAAAGAAATCTCAAAATTAATTGAAATCATATAGCTCAAACGATTATCTTTAAACCAAGAAAAAACTCAAAAAAAGATCATTTAGAAGTTGACTTCCTCGACCAACGTGCTAAAACCAGAGGGTCGAAACGGAGACGGAACAACACCAACCCCGTTCAAAAAAACTTACATCAAACTTAACAACTTAACACTTATTATAATTTATAAACAAAAACACACAACAATAATGGAGAATAATTAATGCTAACTGACGTACATACAATTAATCAATCTAAGTTTAAGGAACTTCTCAAGGTTCATATTCAATGTGAAGAAAATCTTCTCGTTATCGGTCCTTCTGGCGGTGGAAAAACCGTAATTGCAAAATCTGTTGCTGACCAACTTGGTTGCGACTTGGTTTATGTAAACCTTGCGGTCATGGAAAGAACTGACTTTCAGGGTTTCCCAGTATTAGCTGATGATAAGCAATCAGTTGATTATGCAACGCCAACCTTCCTTTGCTTTACGGATACCGCTGCTTCTCAAGAAATTTCAAAGCTTGAACGTAACCGTTCTGCCCTTGATGAAAGCAAGGATAAGAAAGCAATTGCAGCTCTTGATGCTAGAATCAAGACTCTTAAGAATCAGGAAGAGGAGCAAAAGCTTATTAACCTCTACAATTCTGGAATTAGAACTCCAGACTTGGAAGCAAAGGTTAAGGCTGCTCTTGAAGAAAGAAAGAAGTCTCGTCCAATTGTTTTCCTTTTCGACGAAGTTGATAAGGCTGCAACGGAAACAAACCAGACTCTTCTTGAACTTCTTCAGTTCAAGTCTATCAACGGTCGTCCACTCAATGTAAAGGCTTGTATTCTTACAGCTAACTTACCAGATGAGCATGCTCATTCTAACCAAATCAGCCATGCAATTTCAAAGCGTTGTTCAACTTATCGTTTAGATATTGAATTTGATATTTGGCGTGACTGGGCATTTAAGAACGATGTTCACACCCATATTATTCAGTTCTTATCTTCGCATGATAAGCTTCTGTATCAGCCAGCACCAGATGGTGACGCAACGGCTTATGCTCTTCCTTCTCCTCGTACATGGGTATCTGCAAGTGATAAACTTAAGACGCTCGATGCAATGAATGTTCCTGATAAGGATAGTCTTATGACTGCAATTATTGCTGGTAACGTTGGAGAAACAGCAGCGATTAAGTTTGCAAGTTGGTATGAACATTACCGTAAGTGGGACAGCGCAATTGAAGATCTTGTAGAAAAGGGTAAGGCCCCAGATTTATCAAAGGCTGGAGCACAAGAAGTTCTTATCGTTGCAATTGCAGCTTGTAGCAAGGTTTACACTGAGCTTAAGCCAAACAATGACGCTCGTATCAAGAAGGTTGTAAAGAATGTTTACAAGTGGCTTGGTACTCAATCAAAGGATGTTCAACACGGAGCTATCCGAATTTCATTCGGTGGAGATTTCCATACTGCATACCAATATGGTTTCTCTAAGATTGAGGAATCAATGAATATCTTCAATGATCTAAAGAAGGATTTCGAAAAGTACAAGTAATTTTCGAAAAAACACAGGGGGTAGGTTTTTCCTACCCCCATTCCCCCAATTCTATATATATTTTAAGAGGTAAAATGGCAAATCTTCTCAATGACCCAAAGAACATCGCTTCAGATGATTTCGAAGAACTTAATGAAAAACTAAAAATTGCGCAAATGTTAATTTCGCGCTCACCTGATAAGAAAGGTTTTCCTTTCGTATATTGTTTTACTGCTCAGAAAGAGCATGTTTTGGAAGAAATTAAAATTCCAATTTTTACAGACGAAAATGGTAATGAAGAATATTTTTATACCGCAGCTACTGACGGTAAGAAATATTATTGGTCACCTCAATTAATTCGTGAAATGACCCCGAGAGCATTAGCTATCATTATGGCTCATGAAACTTACCATGTTGTTTTGCAACATTGTATTCCTGCAAGAACCGGAGGAAAATTAAATTCAATCTGGAATATTGCAGTAGATTACGTTGTTAACGGAATGATTGAACATGACGTTCGTCAAAGTTGGCCAGGAATGAATACAAATGAAAATTTCCGAGGAAAGGAACATCCTCTTTGGAAAGAAAAGCTTGGAAAGCCTCTTTATTTTGATGAACTTCTTGACTCCATCAAAGAGCAAACTAAGAAAAAGAAAGCTGAAAGAGCTGCTTCTAAAAATGGAAAAGCTCAGAAGCCACCTAAAGCTCAAAAGAAAAAGACTCCACCATCAAAAGATGATTTAAGGTTTTATGCCGATTATTCTTTGTATGGTAAATCTGCCGAAGAGATTTATGACCAAATCATCAAGGCTATGGAAGATCTTACCAATGAAGAAATGCAAGAAGCTCTTGAAGGCATGGGTATATCTATGGACGAACATATGGAACATGGTTTGTCAAAGGGTCAATTGTTTAAAGAAATCCTCGATGCTGCAAGAAATGCAAAAAAGCTTGCTGGAACCGTACCTGGATCAATTGAAGATCAAATTCTAAAGCTTCAAGAACCAAAACTATCTGCTTTTGATATTATCAGAAATGTTATTAGCAAAAGAAGAGATGAAAAAGGTAGAATCAATGATTGGTCAAGATTTAAGAGAAGAGGATTATCTCTCGGTCTTTATCAACCAAAGAAAAAGGATGATTACATTCGTTGGTGCGCATTCCTAGATACGTCTGGGTCTATGAGTCAAGATGACCTTACATATGCCGTAAGTCAGCTAAAATGTTTGGATGGTCGTTCGGAAGGGATTGTTATTCCTAATGATGCCCAACCTTACTGGGATAAAGCAACTGACATTAAAAGAGTTGGTGACTTACAAAGAACAAAGATTGTTGGTCGTGGCGGAACGGTATTCAAGCAAATCTTTGATGAATTTCCTAAGAAAATGAAAAAGCCAATTGATGTATTAATTATTCTAACCGACGGTGGAATTTTTGATATGCCAGAATTAAAGAGACCAAATGTTAAGGTTGTTTGGATTTTAACAAACGATATGAAGGGATTTAACCCACCTTTCGGTGAAGTTGCTCCCCTCAGAACATACTAAAAAGGAAAAATAAATATGTATGCGATTGATGTGTATTTAAACAGTGGTAAAAAGGTAGAAGCTCTTCTTTGGAGTTGGAAACCAAAAGAAGGATATTTTGAAGCTTTAGTTGAATCAACTGGAGCAATAAAGAAATATCAATTAAGAGAAGTTAGAGGAGGTAAATTCTATTCGGATAGAATCCGTGAAGTATCTACCTCGGAAGATTTCCTTGAAAAAGCAAAAAGAGATGGTTTCGAAGGTTAAGCATTTCGAAGAGTTGTGGGAAGAAGCGGAATCTTTATCCTTTATGGATGAAGATTCCGTTTTCATTTCTATAATTGATGAAATCAATAATTTAAAAAAAAATCCTCAAAATATGGGTAAAGTTTTGCTATTATTGAGCTTTATATCAAAAAAATATAATATTGATGTTTATGATTTGTTGAAAAAAGAAATTGATCAAATTAAAATTGACAATTGGGAATGAATGCTTATGGGGCATAATTTGAAGTTAAAAACACAAAAATATTCTGAAAAAGAATTGGAAAATGATATTAATTTATTTGATGAACAGGATTGGGTTTATATTTTTAAATATCAAAATCTATCTGAATGGTTTATTGAAAAACACTATGATAAAATTGATTGGAGTGAGATTTCTTGGTCCAAAAAATTATCTGAAGAATTTATTGAAAAATATTCAGATAAAGTTGATTGGTATTATATTTCTGGATATCAAAAATTATCTGAAAAATTTATAAAAAAACATATAGATAAAATTGATATTGATTGGTTAATGGAAAATAACAAAATTTCTGAAAAATTAAAAAATAAAATTAAAAAAGAAATTAATTTATTGAAAGAAATTATATGAAAAGACATAATTTAGATTTAGGTAGAATAAAATATTCTGAAAAAGAATTAGAAAAAAATATTAAATTATTTGATTCAATTGATTGGTATAATATTTCTAAAAATCAAAAATTATCTGAAGAATTTATAGATAAATATTCAAAGATAGTTAGCTGGAGAGATATTTCTTGTTGTCAATATTTATCAGAAGAATTTATGGAAAAACACCAAAATAAAATTAGTTGGTGTTATATTTCTTGCTGCCAAAAATTATCTGAAAAATTTATAACAAAACATATAGATAAAATTGATTTTGAAGGGTTAATGGAAAATAAATATATTTCTCATAAAATTAAAGAAGAAATTAAAATATTGAAAGAAATTATATGAAACATAATTTAGATTTAAGTAATACAAAATATTCAGAAGAAACGTTAGAAAAATATATTAATTCATTTTCTGGATGGGATTGGTATTATATTTCTTACTGTCAAGTTTTATCTGAAAAGTTTATAGAAAAACATTCGGATAAATTAAATTGGTATGAAATTTCTTTTTATCAAAAATTATCCGAAGAATTTATGAAAAAACATATTGATAAAATTGATATTGGTTGTTTAACGGAGAACAAAAATATTTCTGAAAAAATCAAACAAGAAATTCAAACTTTGAAAGAAATAATTTAAGACATAGCTTGTTTTATTAGATACACAGAGGTTTCAAAATCATTAATTTGGCTCATTAACATATCGTCCAAACCTAATGACATTTCTCCAACAGCTTTAATTCGGTTGTAAACATCCTCCGCCATAATTATTAAATCTTGTTCAACATCCAAAGAGTTTTTGAAAAAATTCTCAAAATGATACTTGCATAAGTTATTCATTTCAGGCAATTGATCTTCAATTACCAAAGAATCATTACCATATAAACCTATTATTTTTTCCGCAACGGAATCAATTTTATCACCAGCTTTTTCATAAATCTTTTGGAACATTTTATGATTCCCATAAAAATTTGGACCTTTACATTTCCAATGAGAATGTTGATGAACAATATAAGAAACTCTAAGTAAAGCTAAATATTTATTTAATAAGTCTGGTCCAATAGAATCTTTTTTTTCTATTTTAGAAGAATCTGATGAATCATTTGCTAATTTAATTCTTCCAGATTTAATATCATCGTATATTTCTATTGGGTTTTTAACCATAAATCCTCAAATATAATGCAACTTTATGCATTTCACTGAAAGGCAATAATATGAATATAATAAATGTTCCAAAAGGAACTCAAATACTCTTTGTTGGAGATATACACGAACACGATGATCAATTCTTTTCTTTAATGGAAAATTGGAAACCTTCTCTTGAAAGATGGGTCGTATCCCTGGGAGACGTGTGCGACAAGGGCAAGGGAGATGGAGCTTTCGAAAAGGTGTCTCATTTTTTGCAGGACGGCCACAGGCAGGGATGGGCAAGAGCAATCAAGGGAAACCACGAGCTGAAGCGTCTAAAAAATAGAAGACACAATCTGAAAGATTATGACTTGTGGTGGAAAGAAAGACAAATTTCACTTTCATTTCAATTTTACAATTCAAATATTATAACTTGTGTTCATGCAGGAATTCCACCCAAACTATCAAGCGATGATTTGAAAAAAAATCTTGATGTTTGTTATGTCAGAGACGTTGACGACCAAGGAATCATTCCATTAATTTGGAAACATGATGAAATAAATCCAAAGTTGGTCAAGGCTCGCGAAGGTGGGATTTCTTGGCATGAAATTTATGATGGACGTTTTGGTTATGTTATTTCCGGACATAATGCTCAAACAGATGGCATTCCAAAGTTTTTTAATTATTCCTGCAATATAGATACAGGAGTATATGAAACTGGAATTTTAACTGGTCAAATTATTGATGAAAATGGAAAACTAGGAGAAACCTTACAAATTAAAGGTGAAGTTTTTAGAAGTAAATAAGTTTTAAAAACTAAGTAAATATTATTTACTAAGTAAATATTACCTATAATCTTGATTATAGGTAAATTTATTTACTAAGTAATATTTACTTAGTAAATAATATATATTATTTACTAACAAAATATTACGAAGTAATATTTTACTTCGTTTTTTGATTTTGCAATTATTACAATATATGTTATAATATAATAAATGGAAGATAAGTTAAATTTACCAGAATTAAATCCAAATTTATTCTCTTATTTAGAAGAAATAAAATTTAACAATCCAGTTAAATTAACAAATCAAGAAGAATTGCTTTTTAAATTAAAAGCTCACATTGATTTGCCTATGAATTTAATAGTCTTCATTATAGAAGAATTTTTAAATGAAGCAAAATCGGCACTTATAATAGGAGATTCGATTGACATGAGGCCGATAGGTATGCTATACACGGACAAAGACTCTGAGATTTCAAGGTTGGTCAAGTTAAAAAGACATAAAAATTTAAAACGTAGAATTATATATGGAAAAAAACATAAATATGAACATTTCAGAAGTTCCAAGTGAAAGTTTAATTAATTATATTTCAAATTATCAAGTTACAAAAATAAATAAAGAATTATCTAAAAATTGTATGATTGAACTCTTAAGAAGAAGATCTGAAGGAGAAGATTTGGATTTTGAAAAATTAATTTCTGATAAAGTAAATTTATTAAAGTCTGTTGGTAAAGGTTATGTGGTAAAAATTGATCCTAGATTTGATTTAAATAAATCTGTTGAAAAGATATATAATATATCTCCATGTATGATTTTTAATAGAACAGAAAATTTAATCCATGTTGGAATTCCAATTGATGAAAAAATTAAACAAATATGTTCTTTAGAAGAATCAATTATGTTTGAAAGCGATAAAAACTACTTACATTTAAGTTTAGAGTAAATTATGAATCATTTAGAATATATAATATCAAATTACGATGAAGAAATAACTAGAATGGGTAATGGTGAAGGTTTTTCTAGTGATTATAATTTGGTATTTCAAGGTTTATCTATTGAAGATTTAATATACCTGAAAGAAAAATTAAATCCTGATCCGTCTATTTGGTCTTGGTTTATACCATATGATAAATTGGAAAAAATATTTCCCAATTGTAAAAAATGTATTATACATTATAAAAAATTGGGTTATAGACAAAAACAAACTTGGTCAATAGAAATTTATGATTATAAAAATTTAGTTACTTTCTATGATGATCGTGAAAATTCAGATGTGATTGATTTACAATATGCGGATATTATAAAAATATTTAATGATAATGACATAGAAAAAGATATTAAAGAATATTTCCTTTTAAAGGACATTATATGAAATATATTGTTGTTTCAATTTTTATACCCGAATCTGGAGATAAATCTATTTATATTGCAACAAAAATTAATAGTAAAGAATTAATTGAAGAACCAATATTTGATTGGGAAAACCTTGAATTTATAAAACAAATCTTTAATATAAAATTGATAATTAAAAATAATAAAGTAGATATAAATGAATTTATTAAAATTCATAATTTCATCTTTTTAGAAGAAGATTTGTGCAGAATCTGTAACAAAACAAGAATATTTATTCCTTTAAAAGATTCATTTTCTTCAATTGAAGATTTTGAATCATATGTTAAAAATGAAATTGATAAATTTGAATTATTTAAGGAAATTATATGAATAAAGATAAACTATTTTTAAAAACTAAAAGGTATCCACAAAAAGAATTAGAAAAATATATTAATCTTTTTAATTCAAAAGATTGGAATAACATTTCTAAATATCAATATTTGTCAGAAAAATTTATTGAAAAACATTCAGATAAAATTAATTGGAAATTAATTTCTGCTCATCAAACTTTATCCGAAAAATTTATAGAAAAACATTACAATAAAGTTGATTGGGTTTATATTTCTCGTTGTCAAAAATTAACAGAATTTCTTATAGAAAAACATTCAAATAAAATATCTTGGGGTTTTATTTCTTATTATCAAACTTTATCAGAATCATTTATTGAAAAATATCAGGATAAACTTCATTGGTATTGGATTTCTTGGGCCCAAAGTTTATCTGAAGATTTTATTGAAAAACATTCAGATAAAATCTATTGGGATTGTATATCTCGATATCAAAACTTATCTAAAGAATTTATAAAAAAACACGTTAATAAAATTAATTTTTATTATTTAAAATATAATAAAAACATTTCGAAAGAATTAAGATTAAAAATTAAAAAAGAAATTGAATTATTGAAAGAAATTATATGAAGTCAAAATTAGTATTTTTTATAATTGCACCAGAAATTTCAATAGAATCTGCAGCTTTAGCTTTTAAAGAGAAATATTCTGAGTTCTTTAAAACTCATAATTTTTTAAAATCATTAGAGCATAACTATTTTAGTTATAACGGTGATTCTTGCGAAGAAATGATTGAAGAATATAAGAAATATTTGTTGTTACAGGAAATAATATGACTAACATTTTAAAAATATCAAAGTTTTTAATAAAAGAAAATATAAAATTTTTCACAATAGGATATAAAGAAAATTATTTTGTTGTTTTCTATATATTCGGAAATAGAGATGAAAACTCAATTTTTGAGTTTGAAGATATTAAGTATAAATTTAGAAAGGTTAATTACCCACATTATGAAAATTGATATATCAAAATACAACCTTGAAGATTTCAGAATATTAGAGACTAATATTGCTGGAGAAAAGTGTTATTTAATTAATCCAAATCATATAAACACAAAATGGACAAAAGAAAATTTAATTTTCCGTTCATCTATGTGGAATTCGAATTGGGAATCAATATCTCTTTCGTTCAAAAAGTTTTTTAATTGGGAAGAACAAACAGAGATGATACCAAAGCCTAATTCATTAAAAGAAGCGAAGTGCATTGAAAAAATTGATGGTTCTACTCTAATTATTTCAAAATACAAGGGTGAATTAATTATTCGCACAAGAGGAACTACTTCCGCTTATAATTTAGAAAATGGTAATGAAATTGATTTTCTAAAACAAAAATATCCAAATTGTTTTAATTTTACAAATGAAAATCAAACTTATATTTATGAATGGGTTTCTCCTGTAAATAAAATTGTAATAAATTATGGTAATGATCCTGATATTTATTTAACTGCCGTTATCAATCATTCGGATTATAGCATGGTTAAACAATCTGAATTAGATAAAATTGCTTTAACTTTGGGTGTTAAAAGACCAAAGGTATTTTCTTTTAAATCAATTGATGACATGGTATACTTGATTGATAACTTAAAAGGTCAAGAGGGTATCTGTGTTTATTTTAAAAACGAACAAGAAATAAAAAAAGTAAAATCTGCTTGGTATCTAACTTTGCATAGGATGAAAACTGAACTTGGTTCCTTTGAAAGGGTTGTAGATTTATATTTTGTAATAAATAAGCCGGATTATAATACATACTACCAATATGTAGTTGATAATTTTGATTATGAGCTTGCAGAATCTTGTAAATCTCATATTTCAAGAATATGTGATGGAATGAAGGAAGTTAACAAAATAGTGAAAGCGATGAAAGAAAAAGCTGATGAAGTAAGAGGCTTGACAAGAAAGGAAGCTGCCGCTATAATTCTTTCTGATTACGGAGTTACAAACCGTTCTGGAATGGTATTTTCTTTATTAGATAATAAACCTTTACAGGATAAAGATTATAAAAGATTATTATTTCAAGTAACCAAAATGTAATATGGAACAATTTTTTGGATATGTTGGTGCTCTATTTTTGGCAGTCAGTGGTATTCCGCAGGCTATAAAATCAATTATAGATGGTCATTCTAGAGGAGTTTCTCATGGAACCGTTTGGTTATGGTTTTGGGGAGAAGTTTTTATGACCATATATGTTCTATCAACATATTCAAATGATTATAAGTTGTTGGTTAATTATATATTAAATTGTATAATTATTTCTATTGTTTTGAAATATAAATACTTTGAAAGAAAAAAGAATGACAAATAAAAGCTCGTATTCATTAACAAAACAGCAAGAAGATGCAATACTGGAAATGTATCGTGTAGGTTTACATGATATGTTAAGAGTACGCTTAGATGATAATTTATATGAACTATCTTTCTTGGAAAGGCTTGTTTCATGTGCTTCTACAGTTTTGAATTCTTATATGTGGGGATGTATTTCAAACAATGAAAATTTAAGTTTAGACTTTATAAAATCTAATATTGATAATATAGAATTATATGATTTAACATGCTTTGCAAATTTTTCTGAAAAGGAAATAGAAGAAATTTTAGAAATTTGTTATAAAAAACGACGTGATTATTTTGTGGCTTCTAATATTTGTAATCAAGCAAAAATGTCAAAAGAATTTATAATAAAAAATTATGAAAAGCTTAATGTAAGAGAAAATTTTCATTGGATACGTTGCAATGAAAATATACCCGAAGATGTTAGAGAAGAATTGGAATGTTTGGAGGATATAATTAAATGATACTAGTTTTAGTGGTTTTTTTATATTTTATAATTACATTAATTAGGTTTAATTTTAATACAAAAGATAGATGCGAAATAGTTATGTGTGATGATGGTAGTTATGCCATAAAATGGTATAATTTTCCACATATTAAATATCAATATAGGCATTTTTGGAAAAAAGTTTATAATACAGAAATGGAGGCTGTAGAAGGAATGTTGTTTGAGTCTCATCTTAAAATGATGGAAAAAGAAAGAGAATTAATAAAAATGGAAAAACAAAAACAATTTAAAAATAAGACTTTTTCAAAAGAAGAAATTGAAAATTTATTAACTACAAAAGATATAATATGATTCATAAAAATTTAAAAAAAGAATTAATAAAGACAATATTTGGAACAATGGGGATAAGTTTCCCGCCAAATTTTGGTTTATCTGGAATTTCTACAAATGATTATATAAACGATTATATTTCAATTACATATGAAGATTCCGATTTGTATAAATATCCAATTTATTGTGGAGAGACTTATGAATCAAAGTTAAGATTAAGGTTTATGTTTATTGATTTATTTGATGAAAAAAATAAATTTCATGAATTTTATGGAATATATGTTTTGGATGATGGTTTAAAAAATTATAAGTTAATAAAATTAACATCTGACGAAGATTTCAATTATTTATCATTTGACTCAAATAAATGGAGAGAATTTTCTTTGTTTGAAATGTTAAATTCATGTTCTACATTTGTAAGGATGATGGATATTGGTTATACATGGAAGCCATGTAAAGAATTTGATGATCTAAAAGATAAACTTTTAGAATTCTTGGATAATTAAAGAAAGGGTTGATATGGAAGAAAAAATTGATTTTTGCGAAAAATTTGTTTCAGATTGTATTAAATCAGGAATAACAAAACCTAATGATATTTGTGATTTAGCTCTCAAAAAGATAGAAGAGATAGATTTAGAAATAGAAAAAGCTAAAATTCTAAGATTGGAGAGAGATAAGTATCAATCTGTTTTGAGAAACTTTAATCATAAATCTATAAAAACAAGAGGTAGAAAACAAAATCCAACAATTGTCAATTTTGATGCTGATTCTGATATGGAAGAGTATGAAACTCTCATTGTTGATATTATTACACAATTTACTGATGTTAATAATATGACCGTGGTTGACTTGGCCGGCCGAGTGGGGTATGGTGCTGGGACTGACCCCACCCCTTTATATACGGCGTTGAAGTGGCTTCAAGCTAAAAATATACTCTTTAGAGAGGTGGATAGGTCACTTTCTCGTGGCAGTAATTGGGATAATAGATTTAATTTTATAAAGAAAGAAGGCTGATTATGCGTTTTAAACAAGAAGATTTTTTTAACAATTTGGATTCTTTTCTTGAAGAAGTAAAGGTTAAAGAGAGTAAGAAAAAGAAAAAAACCTACAAAGGTACAATTAATGGTTTTGTAGGTAATTACGATTTTCTTTCAAATTTATTTTGTAGACCACAAACATCAATAATTTATTTTAATACCGTAAATGAAAAAGGTCAAGAAATGTTGACTTCAGTTATGGAAACTGCACCAACTCTAGAGCATCTATTTCAGATGTCTAAAACAATCAATCGTGAACAACAATTAAAGATTAAAGAAGCTCATACACCACTTCAAGCAAGAAGGTTAGGTTCAAAAGTGGATTTAATTAGTAATTGGGATGAGAAAAGGGTTCCAGTAATGAAGTCATTATTGGAGGATAAATTTTCTCAACACTTTGATTTGAGATTAAAGCTTCTTGTAACTAATGGTTTTAAACTTGTAAATGAATCTCCATTAAACGAACCATTTTGGGCAACAAAAAATGGAAATGGAGAAAATATGTTGGGAAAACTTTTAGAAGAAGTTAGGAGTAGAATAATTAGAGATAGTGGTTCTCCAAAAGAAATTTTGCAAGCTTATTTGTCAAGGGATGGTCTTGGTTTTATTTGCGATTGGTTTGAGGAAAATAAAATGAAAATTGTATGAAACATAATTTACATTTACAATCTAAAAAATATTCTGAAAAAGAATTGGAAGATAATATTGGTTTATTTGATGAATATGATTGGCATGCAATTTGTTATGCACAGATTTTATCTGAAAAATTTATAGAAAAACACTCAGATAAAATTAACTGGAATATTATAAGTTATTGCCAATTTTTATCCGAAAGGTTTATAGAAAAACATTGGAATAAAGTTGATTGGAAAACCATTGCAATTAAACAAGAATTATCCGAAAAATTTATTGAAAAACACATGCTTCATATGGATAAAATTACTTGGAATTTTATTTCTAGATACCAAAAGCTATCAGAAGAATTCATTAAAAAACATATAAATAAACTTGAATTAAATAATTTATTTAATAATAAAAAAGTTTCAGAAGAAACCAAAAATGAAATAAAATTATTAAAAGAAGTTATATGAAAAGATACAATTTAAATATAATTAAATATAGTGAAAATTATTTACAACATAATTTTCATTCATTTGATTCAGTTGATTGGAGTTTAATATCTTCTTATCAGGTTTTATCGGAAGAATTTATTGAAAAAAAATTCACATAAAGTTAGTTGGAATGATATTTCTGCTAGTCAAAAATTGTCAGAAAAATTTATCAAAAAACATTTTAAATTACTTGATATAGATAGTTTGCTTTTAAATAAAAATATAAGTAAGAAAACAAAAGGGAAAATTCTATTATTAAAAGAAATAATATAATGTACTCTATACTATGTGAACTACTTTCACCTAAAAGTGAAGTCTTCCTATCTTTATTGAATAAAAAATATGATTTTTTGATTCAATAATCAAGGCTTTATATTCGGGCAGTTCCTGCCCTATTAACTTTATATTTTTTGTTGCATTGATATCCTTGTCATTAAGATATAGAATATATTGTTGACAAAACCTCACAAAAAGTAATATAACAATAGGTACGAAAAATGTAAAAGAAAATTGTAAAAATTGTCAATTCATCCCTTGCCTAAAGGCAAGGGTCTTCTTGACTTTTTATATAAAAACGTTGATGGGAAAAGAAAATATGTATCTTATCTTAAAGATTTTGATTTGTGGCCTTCATATGTAGGTGTCATGTTTACTGAAGATATAAATGATTCATATATTTTTGAAGCAGAAATGTTAAATTTTACATATATGGTAATTGATAATTATGATGATATAATTGAAGTCAAATTTAACACAAAAAAAGAACTGGATGATTTTATAACTTTAGAAAATATTATTTAAAAATTATGAAATATATCATATTAAATGCCAATATTAAATCTGATACAGTATATTTAGAGAAATGTAACTTTTTTCCAAAAAAAGTTTTTATTTCATCATTATTCTTATCAAATAATTGCTTACTATCCAAGTTAGATGTAGAAAGTTTATATAATGCATTATATAGGGTTGCAGGCGTACGTTCGCACATGTATTCAAAAAATGGAATTACATATGTTAATTCAATGACTAAAAAAGTAACATATTCTTTTATTGTTTTTAAAGGAAAAAATATAAAAACAATAAAAAATAATATAAAAAATTATCTTTTATTAAAGGATATTTTATGAAAAAATTTGATTTTTATAACAAAAAATATAAACAGAAATATATTGAAAAAAGATTATTATATCTTTCAAAAGAGGATTTCTACCCTCTTTTCTATTATCAAGGACTTAAACCAAGTTTTTTTATAGAAAATAAAGATTACTTATTATCTGTGGTAGATAAGAATTTTTTTTATAGTGGTTTGCTTAGATCTGGTGAATCCGAATTAATACCAGAAACTTTTCTAAATGAAAATTGGAAAGATATATTAGAATATACACCTATAGCAAGTAGGTCTCTTATTATTCTTGATGAAGATTTTTTTATGAATCATATTCATGATTTTGATATGTACAATATATTAAAGTATAATTTTTCTATTTCAGAAAAAACAAAGAATGATATAAAAGATATTATTGAAATAATATGTTAAATAGAAATAAATCTAGATTTAGAAATAATATATCTAAAAACATAGTTAAAAAATCTGGTAGAGTTTTAACTAAACATAAGGTAGAAGAAGTTATTGCTTTGTTTTTAGAATTTATGTTATTAGATTTAATTGATTATAAAATTGTATCTATAGAAAATTTTGGGTCTTTTTCTAGAGGTTTTAAGAAAATTAAGGACAAATATAGTATTGACTTTAAATTTCATCCATCGTATAACTTGATGAAGAACTCTATAAAAAGAAGAGCTATAATGAGAAAACCAAAAAAGAAAGGTAAAATATATGGAAGAAGTAATTAAACGTAAGCGTGGAAGAAAAAAGATAAGTGAGGGTGGAAAATCTTCTCAAAGAGAAATATATTGTTCTTGCGCTGCAATTGTTAATGGAAAATTAGTTTTTGAACAAATGAAGTCTGACTTGTCAAATATTTCTTCAAATGATGAAATTGTAAAAGAGTTAACTAAAAAATTTGAATTAAAATATAATGTTACACCGCAGATATCAAACCCTTGGCTTATAAGAGTTGGTGCATTTAATAAATCTTCCTTAAGAGATAAAACTGAGGAGCCTACAGTAGATATCAATTTTGATGAAATTGAGTTTTCTACAGAGGAGCCAATTCAAGCAACTTATAAAGATTGGAAAGTTTCCGCTCAAAAAATCTTAAATGAAGAAGATTGTTACTTTATAAGCTATAAACATCACTTAACTGATCAAAATAAAACAAAACCACAAAGTAAAATTGTTAAATTAAATAGTTTACAGTTTTCTTAATATTTTAACATATGAAAATGAACAAAAAACATTTAGAAAAATTCAAGATACATTTTAATGAATGTATATCGAAAATTGATTCTGATATCAAAAAAGAGATTGAAATCGATATTTCTGGCGATGAAGTTGATGAAGCTTCAGGGGATTCTATTGCAAAGGTAATGAAACAGCTTTCTGAAAGAAATCTTAGAAAAAAGAAATCTATCGAGAGCGCTCTTCTAAAAATAGAAGATGGTACATTTGGGGAATGCGAAGAATGTGGATGCCAAATTGGAGAAAAACGTTTATTAGCAATACCAGATGCAAAACATTGCATTAATTGTGCAGAAGATTTAGAACATATCGCAAAGCAATTTGCTTAAGAAAGGAATAAAATATGTCTCCATATATATATGAAAAAACAAAAGACGGAGAAATGATGTATGATGTTTTTTCAAGGTTGGTGAAGGATAGAATAGTTTTCTTGTCCGGGGAAGTTAATACAGATATAGCTACAACAATATCCGCAACTCTTCTTTGGCTAGATAATCAAGACCATGATAAAGAAATATCTCTTTATTTAAATTCTCCTGGAGGTCTAGTACATTCTGGTTTATTTACTATAATTGATACTATGAATTATATTAAAGCTCCAGTTAAAACTGTATGTATAGGTGAAGCTTATAGTGCAGCCGCTTTAATTCTTTCAAATGGAACAAAGGGTAGAAGGTTAGCTTTTGAAAATTCTAATATAATGATCCATGATATACAAGCCGGAACAATAGGTTCTTTTACAAACATGGAAAAAGATATTAAAAGATTTAAGCATACAAATGATCGCTTGATGAATATTTTATCAAAAAATACAGGAAAAACAATATCCGAAATAAAAGAACAATCGAAAGAAGATTCTTATTTTACAGCAAAAGAAGCTTTGAAATTTGGTTTAATAGATAAAATTGTAAAATCAAATTCTTCTTTTAATCCAAAAGAAATAGATGATGAATTTAATATTTAATAGATTAAAGGGGGTTATGCCCCTTTTTCTATTTTAGGGAGGAAAATTGAGTTATTTAGATTCAAAATTAATTTTAAGAGAAAATTCAAAAAAATGCTCTTTGTGCAAAGTTGGTAATTTAAAATGTATAAAGAAAAACTTTGCATTCAGTTCAGTTAAATCAAAATTAATTATCGGTGGAAAAGTTTGGTCACGTCCATTAATTAAAAAATATAAATACATTGATGATTATTCAACCAGAAGCGCTCATGGTGTGAGAAGACCACATACGAATGTTCCTGTGTATTCTATGTATTTTTACTGCTCTTCTTGTGGAAATGTTCAAAGTTATGAAACTTTAGCTTCAGATCTAAGAGTAATCGACTCATAGTTTTGCATATATTCATGGATAAAAAAGCTGATTCTAAAGATCCTTTGCAACAAAACCTTAGAAATTCTAAGAAAGAATGGAATAAAGAGATGAGTGTATTGATCGCTCAGCTTATAGCTATGAAACAAGCCATAAACGGAAGGGGTAATGCAAAAGCTGGATTACCACCTTCTGATATAAAAAATCCATTTCCAAATGAGGTAGAATCTTATTTAGATAATATCATTAGTAATTTTAATTCAGTTTATTCTGATGCAAAATCCATAATTGATCAACAAGCTCATTATTCAGAGAATAGAAGAAAACCAATACAAGCTTTTTATAATTATAAAATAAAAAAGACCGCAAGTAATCCTTTTACCAGAATGATTTCATATCTTTGGAAATCTCCATTTTCTGATGACGTCTTTAAACAAAAAACAAGATTATTAAGTTTAACAGCCGATTTTGAAAAGACAGTTAATGAAATTGAAGTTATTTTGACTTCCGGTAGATCTGATGCAATAGCTCAATCTTTCTATAATTATATGGGTTTTGTTAAAGGAATGAAAACAATTTTTCATCCAAGGTTAAATGACTTAATTTCAAAACAACTTAAATTATCCGTTTTAACTAAAAATATAAAAGAAAAAGATGATGAAGATGAACCAATTACTAATTTTGAGCAAGAAGCTATAAATGATGAAAATATAAAATATTATATTTCGGATATAAATGATTATATTGATGAAATACATTATATTATATTTGTGGCTAAAAAGTATTTAGAAGAAGGTAAAATAAATACAACAAAAGAATATTTAAATGATCTAAAATATAAAGCTACAAATTTATTAAATGAAACAAACGAATATGATTTGAATGAAAAACTTATAGAAATTGTAGAAGAATTATCCAAAGTTTTTAATTTAGAAGCTGATAAATTATCAGAATTATACTACTCTGTATCAAAATTAAATAAACAAGCTTCTTTAAAATTTGCCAGAAAGAATATCCATAGAGCTTTAAATAGGTTAAAATTAAATATTTTACCAAATGAAGAAGAAAGATCTAGATTAGATACAGCCAATTCTTTAAATAAACTATATGGGTTATTACAAGAACTTATGGATTTATTACAATCCAAAGAATCTTCTTTACAAGATATTTTAATAAAAGTTTCAGAAATATATCTAAACATATCAAAAACATCCACTCTTTTTAGTTATTTAGGTGATTTATTTAATTTTTCAATTAAAAAAGAAAAACTTCAACATAACAAAGTAAAACATCCAATAATTTCAGAGACTTATATTAATTTCTTAAAAAATACAGCAACAAAAGAATTTGATGGTTTAGCAGCAAATATGGTTGAAAAAATTCAGGAGTTATCGTGAATTATGTAATCTTAAAAGATAAAATAATAAATACGGTACCAGCAATTACTGAAGATGAGCATATGACTGGATTGATGTTTAAAGATTCTGTTCCTGATTCAATGTCATTTTTATTTACAAAAGCTTCAATAAATAAATTTTGGATGCACAATACAAAAATACCATTAGATATATTATTTTGCAATAATAACAAAATAATCGATATATGTAGTGGAGTTCCTTACTCCAAAGAATATATTGGTCCAAATTTATATTCAAATTTGGTGGTGGAATTGCCTAAAGGATATTGTGAAAAAAACCAAATTAGAATTGGAGATAATGTTCGGGTCAAGTTGTCAATAAGCAAGCTTGCCGATTTTTTTGAAATTAAGTTGAAGAGGGCTTGACGCACCCGAAACATTATGTTACAGTGAAGGCATTACACCGGACGGTCGGCCAGTCTGGAGAAAGCTTATTTAATGGAAGACATTTTAAAATATAAAATGAATAAAGTTTTAACAAGTTTAAAACTGAATGCAAAATGTGTTCACGCAGAACAAAATAGACACTTAGCTTTTTTTGATCTTCAATTGGATAACTCAACAAGAGTTAGAAAGATTGAAATGTTCAATAGAGAGATTAGTCTTGGTTTAAAATCAAAAACTCAACCTATTATTCAAACCCTTTCAGATAAGGGAGTGGTGAGGGTTAAAGTTGCCATGGGTGACTCCAAGGTTCTCCCCCTAGACCACCTACTCTCCAAAAATGTGATGCCTTCTGGCATTCTACCAACCCTCCTCGGAGAGACGGACACAGGAACACCATTATGGATGGATATGTCAAAAAATCCACATTTATTAATTGCTGGAACTACTGGGTCTGGTAAATCAACCTTACTTCATGTAATTATAGAAAATCTTATAAATAGAGATGATACATTTCTTTATTTAATTGATCCAAAACAAGGAGTTGAGTTTGGTTTATATGAAAAATATAAAAATACAAAAGTTATATGCGAGTACAATGATGTTCTTAAAAACTTGCAAGATTTAAAGAATTTGATGGAAAAAAGATTTTTAAAACTAAAACAATTAGGATTAAAATCAATTGAAGAAAACCCTTTTGTATTCAATAAGTACATTGTAATAATTGATGAGGTTTCGGATATTATGTTAAATGATTCTTCTAGAAAGAATCCTAACAAAAATATGTTTGAAACATTACTTGTTGCTTTGGCTCAAAAAGCAAGAGCTGCTGGTATTTACTTAGTCTGTGCAACGCAAAGACCATCAGTTGATGTATTAACTGGTTTAATCAAGGCAAACTTCCCAGCAAGAATATCATGTAAGGTTAATTCTGCTGTAGATTCAAAGGTTATTTTAGATTCTGTTGGAGCAGAATCTCTATTAGGTAGAGGTGATGCAATCTTAAGTAATGTTACAAATGGTAACATTAGATTTCAATCAGCTTTTGTTAAAAGATAAGAGGTTAAATGGATATAGATAAAATAATTAAAGATAATATAGATAAAATAGATGAGGACTTTATAAAGTCCAATTTAATAGATTTTTTTATAGAATCAGAAATTAAATATATAAGAAAAGAAGCCAGAAATTGCTATGGTGATAATGATGTTGGATTACAATCATTTATAGAATCATTAAAAAATGAAATATTTACATCCTGTAAAAGTTTTATATTGACAAACGAATTTTGGAAAACAAGAAGCATAATACCTTTTATAAAGAAAGTTATTTCAAGACATTCACAGAATATTTCTAAAAGAGGAGTGGCGCATAAGGTGTATCTTATTTGCCCAGCTTGTAGATTTTATGGGAAAAAAGGAGATGATTCATTTTTAAAATCTAAAAATGGAACTTGTTATTGTGAAAAATGCAAAGAGGAAATTTCAAAAATAGAAGATGAAATTAAATTAAATAATAACTTTAAATTAAATATAAATAAAAAATTAAGATCTGTATTTGTTGAGCATTCAAGAAAAGGATATCAATGTCCAGATTGCAAAAGTTTTATTCCAGCTTCTTCAAAACATGAAGATAATTTAGTTTGTCCTTACCCAAATTGTTTCTTTGTTGGCAAAGAAAATGATTTAAAAATAATGAATCATCCTTTGATTAGCTTGAAAGTCTCTAATATTTCTCTTGACCAAGATGTTAGCAAAGATGGTTTTAGAAAAATAACATTAGAAAATTTTATTTCTTCTCAAGAAACGGAAGGTTTTATTCTTGATGAAATAATAGATGATAAAATTAATTTATTAAATGAAATAATAGACGCACAAATATCTTTTATCAAAAGAACAGAGGATAAATCAACAACATTAATTAAAATTATGATGTTTGATGCCTTTAAGAAAATATTGGAAAAAGATCCGCAAGATATGATTTCTTATTTATTTTTTGGAAAAAAACAAATAGGAAACCCAATTCAAGCAAGAATATTCCAAGAATTTTCAAGAAACATTGAATCCATGTTACCTTTTGAAATAACAAAAGCTGGTAAAAAGATTCAAATAAATGATTTGTTAGATGAAAACATTTCTTTATTTGATGGTTTAAGCGAGTTTTCGGCAGAAGTTAAAGAGAATGGTATTATACCAAATAAAACAAAAGAAATATATATTGGAGGTAATAATTTTAAAAATTACGGGCCTTGTTTTATTGGTTATTTAAAAGATGTAATAGATGAAGAAACTGGAAATTCTCTAATGAATTTAGTGACGGATTATAGTTTTTCTAAAATAAAATCAAAAATAGCATCTGGGAAAAAAGTAAAGGTAATTCATTATAGAATACCTTCCCATTATGAAATGGGAACTCTTGTAACATTACAAAAAACAAGAAAAAAGATTACAGAAAACATAAACAAAAAAGAGAAAAATATATGAGATTATTTTTAATTAGACACGCAGAAAGTACAGCCAACACATTAAATGATGGCCAAAAAAGAGATTTGCCAGATCATTTAGTTCCTCTAACTGATAGAGGTATAGAACAAGCAAGGGAATGTGGTAAATTTCTAAACTCCTATTTAGAGAAAAACAAACCTAATATTAATTTAAGTTTTACTGGAAATCCACAAGTAAGCAAAGCCGTTGAAGGTGTACTTGGTCAGATTGGTGGAATTTTAAATGATAAAAATTTAGGAAAAGGTTTTAATGAAAATTTACAATCATTAAATAAAATGAAAATTTGGACTTCCCCATATGTTAGAGCAAGAGATACTGCTTCAATTATAAGAACAAATTGTTTTGATAAAATAAAAGAAGTGGAGGAAAATCTTTTGCTTACCGAGCAACAATTTGGTTTATTTGATAACTTATCAAATAAGCAAAGAAAAGAAATGTACCCAAATGAATGGGAACAATATAATAATATTAAGAAGTTTAATGGGGAATTTTGGGCAAGATATCCTTATGGGGAATCCATGTATGATGTGTCGATAAGGGTTGAGAAGTTTTTTTCAATCTTAAAAAGTGAGAGCTTGACATCTTACAGTGGAGATGTTATAGTGGTTTGTCATGGAAACGTTATAAAAGCGTTTGCCAATCTTTGGGCAAAAAAGAAATTCGAATATATTGATGAAGAAAAGACAACGGGAAATTGTTCTATTCGTTTATTTGAAGATAATATTGACAAAGGTTTGATTTTTGGTGGTTTTAAGTATGGAGAAAAAGTTATATAGCTAACAAAACAATACCAATAATACCTAATATGAGCGAATATGATATCTTAAAAAGACTTAATCTTAATTTGCTTGCAATTAAAGCAAGGCCAAAAATGTATGGAATAAACACATGTTCATAAGTTCAATTGTTTATTTCTGCATTTTTAGCAGGAGCCCAATATTATTCGCCAAATGAATTTGGCCATTACTTAGCAAAAGTAACTAAAAATGGAAATACTGCAGTTGATGATTTATCATTGGATAAAACAATTGATTATGCTTTGTTTTGTATTAATAATATTACTGTAGGAGACTTAAAGTGAAAGAACCGCAAAAACCAATTGAACCAAGAAAACCACAAGAGTTTTTTGAAAAAACAGAAACAGTACATACATTATATTCTAGTGATTCTTTATCAAAAGAAGATATTTTAAATATTAATTTCACATATCTTTATTCAGAATATAATGGTTATGAAGGCTCTTACGATGTAAAATTTATAAAAGTTATCAAAGTCAAAAATAAAAATTATAAAAAAGAATATGAAAAATATATAAAAGAAAAAAATAAATTTGATTTATTAATGATTAAATATGAAAAAGAAATGATCGAATACAACAAATATCTTGAGCAAGAAAAAGATAAATTAAACGAAGAAAAAGAAAGAAAACTTTTTCTTAAACTAAAAAAGAAATTTGAAGGAAAATAAAAAGTAAAAACAATGAAAAAGACTCAATTAAATTTTATTAAAATGGCTATAACAAAATTTGCCAACGAAGTTTACGGTAACACTTTATCTGATGGCGATACAGATTTAGATATCGCTGATGAAATAGTTTCAAGATTATCCAAATATTTTGATAAATCAAAAGTACCAGAATTATCAGATTCTGATTATCAAATATATTTACAGACGAGAACTTGTGATATGGAGGATTCCTATTTCTTAGGAATAGAAGAAAACAATAATTATTCTGAAAAAGAAAGAAAATTAAAAGAGAAAGAATTAAAAAGCTTAAATACATTTATAAATAAATTTTTCCCTAAAAAGCCTGAAAGGAAAATACTTTCCGCACCAAAAGCAAAGAAAGTTTTGAAAAAATGAAATTTTCAGATTTTGTTGAAGATGGCAAAGAACATTTTATTTTATATAAATTTGATGGAATTGGATATGATTTTTTACACTCCTATTATAAATTAAGTAATATAATCATTAAGACCGGTTCTTACATGAATATTGAAGAGGCTTATATAGATTTGCCATATAATGATGGGGAATTGAAAGATTATAAAAAAATATTCTTTAAATCAAAGAAAGAACTAATTGACGAGTTTAATAATTTAAAAATATTAAAAGAAATTATATGAAAAAGCAAAAAGTTAAAAAAATTTTATCAAAAGAGCAAGAAGAGAATATATTAAATATTCTCTCAAATAATTTTTCAAATGGAGATCATTTTGATTTCTCTTTTAATTTTAAAAATTACAATTATTCAGAAGAGTTTATAGAAAAAGCTATTCCTTATTTAGACTCGAAAACACTAGGAAGTATTATTACTAATGATAATTGCAAGTATATATTTTTGTTATCTGAAAATTCTATTAAAAAAATTTTAAAATACAAATATGTTTGTTTACAGTTTTCATACTATGCAAATAGAATATTTAAAAAAAGACTCTTCTCTGAAGATTTTTTGCAAAGTTATATAAACAAATTTACTCGTAAGAATAGTTATTATTTTTCAAATAATATTTCTTTAATTTCTATATATCAAAATATGTCTGAAGATTTTATTATTAAAAATATAAAAATTTTAAATGTTGAATTCTTGATAAGAAACAAAAATATAACAAAAGATGTAAAAAATAAAATTATTTCATTAAGAGAAATTATATGAAAAAACATAATTTGGATTTAAAATATAATAGATATTCAGAGCAAGAATTAAAAGATAAAATTCACTTATTTGATTTAAATGATTGGGATAATGTTTCTGAGCATCAAAATCTATCTAAAATTTTTATCAGAAAACATTCAGACAAACTTTGTTGGGGTTGCATTTCTTACTTTCAAGAATTATCAGAAAAACTTATAGAAAAATATTCGGAAAAAGTTAATTGGCATTCGATTTCTTCTGAACAAAAATTATCAGAAGAATTTATTGAAAAATACTCAGATAAAGTTGATTGGATTAATATTTCTTATTGTCAAAAATTATCTGAAAAATTTATAGATAAATACTCAAATAAACTTGATTGGTATTCTATTTCTGCTAGTCAAAAATTATCAGAAGAGTTTATAAAAAAATATATAAATAAAATTAATATTGGTTTTTTAATGGAAAACCCAAACATTTCTGAAAAATTAAAAAAGAAAATAAAAAAAGAAATTAAATTATTAAAAGAAATCATATGAAAAAACATAATTTAGATTTATTAAGTAAAATATATTCCGAAGAAGAATTGGAAGAAAACATTATGTTATTTAAAAAACTTGATTGGCATACAATTTGTTATGCGCAGGTTTTGTCTGAAAATTTTATTGAAAAATACTCTGATAAAATTTATTGGGAATTGATTTCTGAATGTCAAAATTTATCCGAAGAATTTATTGAAAAACATTCAGATAAAGTTGACTGGGATTATATTGCTATAGAGCAAGTTTTATCAGAAAAATTTATAAGAAAACATATAGATAAAATTGATATTAATTATTTAATGGAAAACTATCATATAGATGAGAATGTAAAATCTAAAATTAAATTAGAAGTCGATTTATTAAAAGAAATTATATAAATAAAAACAATTATAAAAAGATTAAAATTAATAACGGTAAAGAATATTATATTCTTTTTTCTAAAAGAAAAAAAGATCCAATTTTAAGCGTGCGGCCAATAATAAAATATTTCCCAGAAATAGAGTTTGAATATGAATGTGATATAAAAACTCTTATGAGTGAAATTTTCGATTTTGATTATTCTTATTATTTGGAAGATATTTCAAATGAAGAATATGAATTAATATTGTTAAAAAAATTATAAATTAAGAAAGACAAAAAATGGCATCAGTAATAGATAGGGTTTTTAGATTTAATTTAGCTTCTCCTCCACCTTGGTTGAGAACAAATGTTCATTACGAAGTTGTTATGGGATCTACCGCTTATGGTGTATCTTCTGATAATTCTGATATGGACATTTATGGATTTTGTATTCCTCCTAAAGAATATATATTCCCTCATTTATCCGGTTACATCAATGGTTTTGGTAAAAAACCTCCAAATTTTGAAGTTTGGACAGAACATCATATAAAAGACAAAGATAAAAACAAAGAATACGATTTTTCTATTTATGGAATTGTTAAATTTTTTCAATTGTGTATGGACAATAACCCAAACATGATTGATTCTCTTTTTGTTCCACAAAACTGCGTTCTTCATCAAACCAGAGTCGCTACAATGATTAGAGATAATAGAAAAATATTTCTTCATAAGGGATGCTATCATAAATTTAAAGGTTACTCATTTAGTCAATTACATAAAGCTGAAATTAAAAATCCACAAGAAGGTTCAAAAAGATATGAAGATATAAAAAATCATGGTTATGATTCAAAATTCTTGTACCACGTTGTTAGACTTTTAGATGAATGTGAGCAAATTCTTACATTAGGTGACCTTGATTTACAGAGGTCGAAAGAGTATCTTAAGGCCATCCGTAGAGGAGAAGTTTCCGAAGAAGATGTAAAATCTTATTTTAACGAAAAAGAAAAATATTTAAACAAATGTTACGAAGAATCAAAGCTTCCTTATTCTCCAGATGAGGATAAAATAAAAACTCTTCTTTTGAATTGCTTGGAGGACCATTATGGTTCTTTGGAAAAAGCTTATTTTGATCCTGGCAAAGCTGAAAAGGCTTTGATGGAAATAAAGCAAATAATTGAAAGAAATGTAAAATGAATTTAATGAACAAAAAATATTCTGAAAAAGAATTGGAAGTGAATATTGATTCATTTAATGATATTGATTGGATGAACGTTTGTGAATTTCAGAATTTATCTGAAGAATTTATGGAAAAATATTATAATAAGTTGAATTGGCTTTATGTTTCTAAATGTCAAAAATTATCTGAAAATTTTATAGAAAAATATTCAGATGAATTATATTGGGATTTGATTTCTCAATATCAAAAATTATCAGAGTTTTTTATTAAAAAACATATAAATAAAATTAGTTTTTATGATCTTATGTTAAATAAAAACATTTCAAAACATTTGAAAGAAGAAATAAAAGAAGAATTAGAGTTGTTGAAAGAAGTTATATGAAACATAATTTAGATTTAGTGTATAAAAAATATACCGAAGAAGAATTAGAAAATAACATTCATTTATTTGAATTCAATGATTTTCGTAGAATTTATACATATCAAAAATTATCAGAAAAGTTTATAGAAAAACATTCAACTAATGTTGATTGGGGATATATTTCTCATTATCAATATTTATCTGAAGAATTTATAAAAAAACATATAAATAAAATTAGTATTTATTATTTAATGATGAACAAAAAAATCTCTAAGAACATCAAACAAGAAATAAAAACATTAAAGTATATAATATGAAAAAACATAATTTAGATTTATTTAAGAAATGTTCTGAAAAAGAATTAGAAAAAAACATTGATTTATTTAATCAAATTGAGTGGAATATTATTTCTTATTCTCAAAAATTATCAGAGTCATTTATAGAAAAATATTCACATAAACTTGATTGGGGATGGATTTCAATTTATCAAGAATTATCTGAAAAATTTATAATGAAACATCTTGATAAGATTAGTGTTTTTTGGTTAATGGAAAATAAAAAAATCTCTAATAATATTAAAAAAGAAATAAAAACATTAAAAGATATAATATAATGACAAAGCAAGAAAAGATATATAAACTATGTTTAAAGTTCATAAAAGAAAATAAAATTGGTTGCTCGGAAACTATTTTTCAAACCGACATGGTTTCTGAATAGGCATTACCTTTTATTGAAGAAATTTGTCAAATTGTTGGTTACGATAGGAGCGAAAGTTAAATGGAAAGTTTTTTTCAATGGTATAATTTAATTTACTATGCAAGTTTGTTTGTTGGCATAATTCTTTCTTCATTGTCAGCTTTGGATGTTGACTTGGATATGGATGATGTTCCAAGCTCATTTTTCCAAGCGTTTGGAATTGGGAAAATACCAATAATGATAACAATTGTCATCATTTGTTTGGTTTTTGGCTTTTTCGGAAATGTTTTTAATTATGTTTTTAGTATAAACTCTTTATCAACTTCATTTGATTATATTAAAGTTTTTTTATTATCTTTTATAACTTCAATAATTTTTCATTCTTTTACTGCTTATTTGTTTAATAATATTTTCAAAGACAAGCCAAATAAAGAAAATAAAATAATTGGTTCAAATGGAGTATTGAGAACGAAAGTTTCAAAAGAAAATAAAAAAGGATTGGCTAATTTTTACGTCAATGGAGATGTTTTTCAACATCATGTATATTTTGAAGATCTTGATGTGGATTTAATTCCATTGACAGATATAACCGCGGTTGGTTACAATGAAGAAACCAAAGAATATTTGGTAGAAAGAAAGGTATAATGTTATTTTTAAATTATTTAGTTTTGGGTGTATTTTCATCCATATTGTTTGTGTATTTTGTTAATAAGTTTTTAAAGAAAGGTAAAATGTAATATGAATATTTTTTTAGTAGTTTTAAGTTTAATTATGTTATTTTCACAAGTTCTTCTTGGTCTTGTTGGGATAACTTTAAGTCCAGTATCTAATATGATAATTTCTGGATTAGCCATTTTAGTTTTAATGGCAGTAACTTCAATTTTGGTAGTTACTAAACTATACGTAAGAGCAAAGCCGAATGCTGCCTTTGTAAGAACCGGTATGGGTGGCCTTAAGGTTGTAAAAGATGGTGGTGCATTAGTAATTCCAATTCTTCATCAAATTGTTTGGGTTAACCTAGAAACAATTAGACTAGAAGTCAACCGCTCAGGTAAAGATGCACTTATAGTAAAGGACATGCGCGCAGACATACAGGCAGAATTCTTCGTAAGAGTTCAACCAGACGAATCCTCTATTCAATCCGCAGCAAGATCTCTTGGAGATAAGAAAGATGCCACAAATTCAATTGCAGCTCTTTTGATTGATAAGCTTGTCTCTGCCTTACGTACGGCAGCAGCAGTTAAAACATTGGCTCAACTAAACTCAGAAAGAGAAGAATTCGTAAAAGAAGTTACAAATCAAATTAAAGAAGATTTGGCTCATAACGGGTTTACGTTAGAAACGGTTACAATTTCGGCACTTGACCAAACTGATGTTATTCATTTTAAAGCAACAAATACTTTTGATGCTCAAGGCTTGGCAAATATTGCCCAAATTACAGAATCAAATTTAACCAAAAAGAATGAAGCGGAGAATCTAAATAAGAAAGCTCGTAAGGAACAGGATGTAAAAACTGCTCTTTCTGTTTTTGATTTAGAGAAAACTCAAGCTGAAGCTGCGGCAAAACAAAAAACTGAAATTGCAATTGTTACAGCTGAACAAGAAAAGCAAGCAAAAGAAAAAGTAATTGAAGCTGAAAGATCTGTAGATTTAGCTAACGTTGAAAGAATGAAAACAATTGAAATTGCAAAACGTGAACAAGAAAAGGCTGCAGAAATCGCAGCTAAAGAAAAAGAACGTTCGATTGTTGATGCTGAAAAGTTGGTTGAAGTCGCTAAACGTTTGCAACAAGAAGCAATTGCTCAAGCTGAAGCTAAGAAAGCATTAGAAGAAGCAAAACAAGCTCAAGCGGAAGCTTCTAGAGCTGAAGAAAGACAAAAAATTCTAACAGTAGAAGAAGTTGCAAAGGCAAATCGTGATAAGACCGTAAATGTTACAAAAGCAGAAGCGGAAGCTCAACAAAACCTTGTTACAGCACAAAAACAAGCAGACGCAGATGCTTATAAAATTACAGCTCAAGCTGAGGCAAGAAAAGCATCAGCCGATGCTGACGCAGAAGCAATTAAAAAGAAGGCAGAAGCAGAAGCCGAAGCCGTAAAAAGAAAAGCTGAAGCAGACGCTTTCGCAAAGACAAATATGGCACAAGCAGAACGTTCTCAGTTGTTAGCTCTTGCAGAAGGTACAAAAGCTCAACAAATGGTTCCAGTGGAAGTTGCAGAAAAGCAAGTTGCCGTTGATAAATCAAGAGTTGAAGATGTTCTTAAACCAGAACTTGAGGCTCGTGAAAAGAGCGGTAAGGTTGCTCAAGAATTTGAGATTGAACAAATGAAAATAAAATATAATGCAGAAATAAGCGTTGCTTATGCTCAAGCATTAGGTTCAATGGCTGGTAAGTTTGAAGCAACACTATATGGAACTCCCGAGCAAGCTGCTGATATGTTTAGCAAGTTTGGTAAAGGGTTTGGTTTAGCTCAAACTTTAGAGGGTATGATTGATGGTTCTGGAGAAGGAACCAGAAATCTAATTCAAAAAGCTGGTGAGGCTGTTGAATCATTGCTACCTAAAAAAGAAGAAAAATAAGATTGACTAAACGGTCATCCTCATGGTAAAAGGAGGAGAGGTTAATTCCTCTCCTCCTTTTTATTTGATATGAAACATAATTTAGATTTAATAAATAATAATTCTTCCGAAGAAGAATTAGAAAAATATATACACTTATTTGAATCGCTTGATTGGATATATATTTCTGCGTATCAAAAATTATCTGAAGAATTTATAGAAAATCATTCAGATGATGTTCGTTGGGATAAAATTTCTAAATACCAAATTTTATCAGAAAATTTTATTGAAAAATATTCAGATAAGCTTAGGTGGGATTATATTTCTTATTATCAAAAATTATCCGAAGAATTTATAAAAAAACATATCAATAAAATTGATGTTGAAGAGTTAATAGAAAACAATAAAATTTCTAAAAAGTTAAAAGAAAAAATTGAAAAAGAAATTAATTTATTGAAAGAAATTATATGAAACATAATTTAAGTCTAAGTGATAAAAAATATTCGGAAAAAATTTTAGAAAAAAATATTAAATTATTTACGGAATGGGATTGGTTTTTCATTTCAAGATATCAAAATTTATCAGAACAATTTACAGAAAAAAATGTAGATAAACTTCATTGGGGTTGCATTTCTTGCTTTAAAAAATTATCTGAATGTTTTTTATAAAATATTCAGATAAATTAAATTGGAACTTGATTTCTAGATATCAAAAGTTATCAGAAAATTTTATAAAAAAACATTCAGATAAAGTTAATTGGTATGAAATTTCTTATTATCAAAAATTATCCGGTAAATTTATAAAAAGAAATGTTAATAAAATTAATTTTACTTTGCTTATGATGAATAAAAACATTTCAGATGGAATAAAAAATGAAATACTGACTTTGAAAGAAATTATATGAAAAAACATAATTTAAATTTGGCCAGGAATAAATATTCAGAAAAAGAATTAGAAGATAATATTAACTTTTTTGATCTAATAGATTGGGGAGATATTGCTTATCATCAAGAATTATCCGAAGAATTTATAAAAAAACATATTAATAAAATTAGTATTTTTTTATTAATGAGAAACAAGAAAATTTCTAAAAAATTAAAAGAAAAAATTGAAAAAGAAATTAATTTATTGAAAGAAATTATATAATGCTAAATGAATATATTTTAATTTACATACCAAATAAAAACAATGAATTTTTTGATTTTTTTATTTCTTATGATAAAAATTATCAAAATAATGATGATCTTGGAAAATATTTCAAAAAATTTGAACCAAATACAATAGATATTGAATTGTTTTTAACAGAAATTGATAATGATTATTTATTTAAATTAAATAATAAAGTTAAAGAAGATGGTTTTTATTGTTATTTGAAATATAAGAAAAAAACAATAAAACAAGATATAAAAAATTTGTTAACGATTAAGGATATTATATAAAGGAAAATCGAATGATAAAAAACACAATAGGAATACCAAAAGAAATAAAAAAATTTGAATTTAGAGTTGGAGCAACTCCAACTTGTGTAAAAGCTTACAAGAAAATTTGCGAATATGTTTTCGTTGAAGCTGGAGCTGGTATAGGTTCCGGCTTTTCTGACGATGAATATGCTGAAGCTGGAGCAACAATTGTATCCACAGCAAAAGAAGCTTGGAATGCTGAAATGGTTATAAAAGTAAAAGAACCTCAACCTTCTGAATTTCAATATTTTGAAAAAGGTAAATTTCTTTATACTTACCTTCATTTAGCAGCTTTCCCAGATTTAACAGAAGCTTTGGTTCGCTCTGAGATGAATTGCGTTGGATATGAAACAATCTCAGAAAACAATTCTTTAGTTTGTCTAGAACCAATGTCCATCATTGCTGGCAAGCTGGCTGCTCAGAAGGGGTCCGAGTACCTCCTAGCGCCACACGGTAGGGGCATTTTAATGGGGGGTCTTCCTGGAATTCCTCCAGCCAATGTAACCATTGTTGGTGGTGGTTCAGTCGGAACGGCCGCTGCAAGAGTATCTATTGGCATGGGAGCAAACGTTACCATACTTGATATTTCTCAAAAAAGATTATATGAATTAGAAAATATATTTGGAAATTCAGTTAATTTATTATTATCAAATGATAAAAATATAAAATCAACATTAGTAAATACTGATCTTTTAATTGGTGCAGTTCTTATTCCTGGTAAAAAAGCTCCAAAATTATTTAATTCAATTTTACTTAATTTAATGAAAAGAAATTCTGTATTTGTTGATGTTGCCATAGATCAAGGTGGTTGTTCAGATACATCTGTGCCTACTACACATGATAATCCTATATATTATAAAGATAATATTTTGCATTATTGTGTAGCAAATATGCCTTCTGTATCAGCTAGAACATCAACTTTAGCCTTAACTAATTCAACTTTAAAATATGGTTTAGATTTATTTTTAAATAAAGATAGAAAATGCGAAATAGATAAAGGTTGGCAAATTAATAAAAACGGAATGATAATATCAATGTGAAATTTTCACATCACTTGATATATATAAAAGTATGTCTAAATGGCGACCAGCATCAGAATGTACATATGTAATTGGTGATATTCATGGTTATAATGAACCTTTGAATTTAATATTAAAAAGAATATTGCCTTTAAGAAAAAATGATAAAATAATATTCTTAGGAGATTATGTTGATAGGGGGCCAGATTCCGCTGGAGTAATTGATACAATAATTTCTTTAAAAGAAGAATATGGAGATCAAATTATAGCTTTAATGGGTAATCATGAGTGGTTGTTTATGGCTTCCATGGGTAAGTTAAATAATAAAGTATACTATGATGACCCTTTACAAATTTGGTTTTCAAATGGAGCATATAATACTTTGTGGTCTTATGTAAGATCAAAGGGTGTATCAGAAAATGATATGCGACAAATGCCATTAGATAGATTTAATAATATAATTCCACAAAAACATTTTGATTTTTTAACTAATTTACCATATTTTTATGAAACAAATGATTATATATTTGTTCATGCAGGTTGTGATCCATATGAAAATATAAGTCTTCAAAATGAAAATGATTTAATTTGGGACAGATCCTTATTTAATAAGGTGCTTTCATTAATAGCAAATGACAAAGAGGTTGATTTTCCAAAAACAATTGTAACTGGACATAATAGTCGAGGACCAGTTATTACAAGTAAGTTCATGATGATAGATTGTAGCTCTTCAAAGAGAATAATGTGTCTAGAATTGAATTCTATGGAAGCATTTTTTGCTGAACCAGGAAATAAAAGACTAGTAAAATGTGATGTGCAGGAATCAAATAAAAAAGATTTAGGCATAAATAATATAAAACAAGCTGTATTTAAAAGATGTTAAAAAAAGAAAAAACTCTTATCATTGTAGAATCTCCAGGTAAAGTTAAAAAAATCCAAGAGTATCTTGGAAATAACTATCTTGTTACAGCATCTTATGGACATATAAGAGATTTGGATCATAGCGGACCCATGAATATGGGTGTAAATTTGCAAACATTTACTCCAACATATAAAATCATAGAAAATAAACGTGATAAAGTTTCTGCGATAATACATTTAGCTTCTTCTGTAAAAGAAATTTATTTAGCAACCGACCCTGATAGAGAAGGTGAAGCTATTGCTTGGCATTTGTATTTTTGTTTAGAGTCGGTTGGTTGCCCAATAAAAAGAGTAAAGTTTAACGAAATTACAAAAAAAGCTATACAGAAAGCTGTAAAGAATGCTCACGACTTAGATTATAAATTATTCGAATCACAACAATCAAGAAGAGTAATTGATAGAGTTGTTGGCTTTATGTCATCAGATTACTTAAGAAAGTATTATAATAAGAATTATTCTGCTGGAAGAGTGCAATCTGTTGCTGCTAAATTAATTGTCGATCGAGAATCAGAAATTTCAAATTTTATTCCGGAAGAATATTGGAATGTTTCTGTTATTTTGCAAAAAAATAAAAAACAATTTGAGGCAAAATTAAATCAAAAACCAAAGAATAAAAAAGATGCAGTTGCAATCCAAACAAAATTAAATGGGGCAACTTTATCTGTTAAAAATATAAAATCCGAAAAGAATTTTAGACAACCAAATCCACCATTTATTACTTCTTCATTACAACAATATTGCTCTCAAAAACTTAATGTAAAAGTTGGAGAAATAATGAAGCAAGCTCAATCTTTATATGAAGCAGGTTTAATTACTTATATGAGAACTGATTCTACAAGATGTTCTGATGAATCAATAATATCGGCTAGAGAAGAAATAAAAAATTTAGGATTTAATGTACCAGTTAAATCAAATAATTTTTCAAAAGGAAAAGCTTCCCAAGACGCTCACGAAGCAATTCGTCCAACAAACCCTAATGTTAAACCAAATGATGCATTTATAAGTGATGATATAAAAGACTTATATAATTTAATTTGGGAAAGATTCATTGCTTCTCAAATGGAACCGGCAGAGATAGATTCTACAATTATAAATTTTAACTATAATGGAATAGAATTGAAGTCCATAGGTAAAACCATAAAAAACAAAGGTTGGTTAGGGTTTATAAAAGAAAATGAAGAATTAGAAGAACTTCCAAATATATCTGAAAAAGATTCTTTTGTTGTTTTAGATGTTAAATTGGAACAGAAATTTACACAACCACCAAGTAGATATACAGAAGCTTCTCTTGTAAAAGAACTAGAAAAACGTGGCATTGGAAGACCTTCCACATATGCATCAATTACAGAAACAGTTAAAGATAGAGGTTATGTTGGATTGGATGGAAAAAGCTATAAGCCAACCAGTGTAGGAATTGATATTATAAATAATTTATATAATAAATTTTCTTTTATGAAATATGATTATACTTCTAAGATAGAAGAAAAACTTGATGATATTTCCGAAGGAAAATATAATTATAATGATATGATGGAAGAATTCTTTAAAGAATTTAGAGTAGAATATCGAGAAGCTACAAAAGATCCAGACACTCATACTGAATATGAGTGTTACTTATGCGAATCACCTATGGTTTTGAAAAAAGGTAAATTTGGAGATTTCTTAGCTTGTAGCGATATGCCTTTTTGCAAAGCAACAATTGGTGTAAATATAGTTCATGGAATACCTATTCCAAATAATATAGTTGATAAAAACCCTTATATGGATTATAAATGTAAAAAATGCAATGATTTTATGTATTTAGTTTATTTTGGAAAAATTAAAAGAGTCCATTGTATGGATGAAAGTTGTGGCGGATCATATATAATAGAAAGGTAAAATATAAATAATGACAACATTAACAGAACTAGACATTGAGAAACAAGAAGATTTATCTAAAAAAAGACTTAAGTCATTTACCCCGAAATATTCAAACTTAAATGATAGACCTGAATCAAATTTAATAGATTTAATGAATTGGGTTCAAAATACATTTAAAACTGAATTGAAAGATTCAAAACATTTAAGTAATGTCATTCACAATAAAATTGTAATTGATGGACCATTCGTTCAATTTTGCGAAGAAAATGAAATAAAAATAGAATGTTTATATAAAGATTCTTTTGCTTCTTGGAAGTCCGAAAATAACTTTGAAAGTTTCACATTTCAAGGTGTTTTTAAAATTTCAAAAGGAAATCTTGAATTTATACAATCTTCCTTATTTCATAAGGGCAATCAAAACGAAGATGAAGTTTCATATTTTATAGTTGTAAGCGATGATAAATTTCATCAATATACAAAATTAAGAAATGATTATGATAGTTGGTTAATTGCAAGAGACCGTGAAAATCTTGAAATCCAAGTCATTGGAGGAGAGCCAATTCCATATGAAAGGAACCTTTCTTGGGATGATCTTTTCATGGAAGAATCTTTGAAAAAAGAAATAAAAGGTACGGTTGAAGGTTTTCTTAATGCAGAATCTCTTTATAAAGAACGTGGTATTCCATGGAAAAGAGGTGTTTTGTTTTTCGGGGAGCCAGGAAATGGAAAAACATCTGCAATAAGAACGATTATATCAGAATATAATTTTAAGCCAGTTACAGTTCAAAATAGCGCATCCACTAATGATGATACCATTACTGAAGCTTTTGTTTATGCAGAACAACAGGGGCCTTCATTATTATATTTTGAAGATCTAGATAGTTTGTTGCAACAAAATATTAGCTTAAGTCATTTTTTGAATTTAATGGACGGCGTTGCATCTAAACAAGGAATTTTCATAATTGCTACAGCTAATGAACCAGGAATATTAAAGCAATCTATAACAGACAGACCTTCTAGATTTGATCGTAAATGGGAATTTAAATTACCAGATGAAAAGAGTTCTTTAGATTATTTAAAGAAGTGGTTTGGAACACAAATTAAAGAAGAATCTTTGAAAAAAGTTGCCGAAAAAACTGTAAAATATAAATTTTCTTTTTCATATTTGAAAGAATTATATATAACTGCGGCATATTCTGCAATTTCAAATAATAGAAAAACACCAAATAATAAAGATTTATCAATTGCCTTGAAGCAATTGGTAGGAGATAAAACAAGAGCGCAAGATGGGTTTTATACAAATACAAGTGAGGAAATAGGAATAAGATGAGTAAAGCAACCAAAATACCAGCAACATTAGATCAAATGAGAAAGTTTTCGGCAATTGAAGCAAAACCAGCTTCTGATTCAAGAGAAGATTTTGAATATGCTTTGAGAATTTTTAAATCAATAGTTCAAAAGGAAAGAATTTTATCTCTTTATAAAGAAAAACAAAGATATGAAAAACCTTCCGTTAAAAAAAGAAGAAAGAAAATCGAAGCTTTGCAAAGAGCTAAAGAAGAAAAGGTAAAAGATGGAGAGTGATAAAAAGGATTTGGTGGATCAAAAAAGGTCAAACCAAATCCCTTTTTCTGGATATAATACGGAAGTTTTATTTTCAGAAAGAGAGATTGACCCTAATGAAGAATCTTTTGAGGTAGATCAAATAACTGAACCACCTCCTCCAATACCAGATTTTGTTGAGGAATTAACGGAAGAATCTAGCGAAGAAGATGATTTTTTATCTTTAAAATCTTTAAGTGATGGAATGTACTGTTTATTTTACGAAGATCAACTGGTATTAAATGGAACAAAAGATAAGATAAAAAATTACTTATCAGAAGTAATATTAAATGATGTTCCCGTTGAATCATTTTCCGTTTTGAAAAAGGTAACTTTGAAAGTTGGTATTTCATTGGATGAATAATGTCAAAAAAAATATCTGAAATAATAATTGAGTTGAATGATAAAACTGATAAAATTTTACAAAATCTTGTAAATCAAGATTTATTGTTAAAAACAATCGTTAAAAGGTTGAATTCAATTTCATTATTATTAAACAATGACAAAATATCAAATAATATTTCAAACGAAATATCTCAATTAACAGAAGAAATAAAATCAATACCATCAATTTTAACTACATCCACACACACGTACGTGGATGAAAAATCAAATGAAATTGAAGTAAAAGAAACAATACAAACCGACCCTAACCTTATTAGGGTTCCAGGAATGAAAGAAGGTATATTTCTTCATAAAGATACTGGAATTGTTCATAAAAAAACAATTAGGGGTCAGCAATATGCTGTTCCCGTTCAACAAAAACTTTTGTATTCAGATGGAACTCCAATAACGATGGCAAATGTAGAATTATTGTCAGAAGAAACTGGATCTTTAGTTTCTGTAAAAAAATTAAAAACAAATGCGACTGGAAAATGGACAACAAATATTCAACCAGGATCTTATGTTGTCAAAGTTTTTAAAAACAAAAATCATAATAGAGAAGAAGTTAGGCATTTAGCGGATATAGTTGTTCCCGAAGATAAGTCAGGAACCCAATTACAGGATTTAATAATATGAAAATATATTTAGCTTCATATAAGGAAACTAATAATCATGGCTTTGGTAGGAAAATTTCTGTTGCTGAATCTAAACCTCCAGAATTAGATATAAAATTTATATATAAAGATTTTGTACCATCAAATGAAATAATAAATAATTATTATTTAAACAAAAATAAAAACCAAGATTTGGCAGCAAAAGCTTTTGAATTAGAGTTTTCTAAACAATTAGATGAATTTAAAGGAAAATTATTAAAATTTTGCGAAAATAATAACAAAGAACCGAAAGAAGTTCTTCCTTTTAAAGATGGAGATACTTTATTGTCTTGGGAAAGGTTTGGTTATTCTAATTATAGAAAACCTATATCTAACCTTTTAGAATCTTTGGGTTATGAGGTGATTTTAAAATGAGAAAAAACCCATGGATAAAAAGAAAAGCAAAAATATTATATGGTGATTTGAATAAAAAAATAGAATCTGATGAAGAATATAGTAAACACTCTGATATTTTAAATAAAAAATCATTGGAGGCTGATGAGCTTGTTAATGATATTAATTTAATTAATGAAAAATTTATAAAAATTTCAGAAAAATTAAAAACAAAATCACCAGATCTTTTAATAGAAGCTTTGCCAATAGAAAATACAAAAGATTTTTATGATATAGAATATCATGGTAAATTAACAAAACCAACATATTCTGATTTTTCAGAATTAATAAAAACAGCCAAGGTTTTAGATAAAATATCGGTTCAAGTTGAAAAAACAGAGGAAGAAGAAAGAATCCTTAAAATTGAGCAATTAATATTAAAAATAAACAAAATATTAGAAATTAATAATTAATTAGCATAAGTATGTGATTAAAGAAGCTGAAAAACACTTTATAGATGCTTTGTTTATATTAGCTTCTGCTGGACCAAATGTTATAATTGAGCCAGTAGAACCTATGGTACAAAAAGCTGTAGACATTTTAAAAAGAATGAATTCAAATTATTTTGATGGCATTAGTAAAATTAAAGCTAATTATGGATCAAATGCATTTGGTTTTGTTGAATCTGGTAAAGATAAAGATCCAACAATACTGAATATTAATTTAAATAAATTAAAAGGTTTAACTGACCCTATTGAGATTTTATATCAAACAATAGTTACAATTGCTCATGAAGCAGCTCACGCCAAATCTTTTGATGAAAAATCTGGATTTGTTGGCGGAGAGTCGGTCGCAGAAGCTGAAGAAAGAAAAGTTGAACAATGGTTAAAAGCAAATATAAAACTTTTGCAGGATAATGTTTAAATGTTTGAAAATATAGAACAATTATCAAAAATCTTTTATAAAGAAGCTCAAATTAAATCCATATTAATGGATAAAGATTTATTTGTTTTATTAAATGATATGATTTTTGGAACAAAACATAAATCAGAAATGATATCAATTTTAATAAAAAATGATATTTTTCCAAAAAAAGTAAATGATAATATATATTTACTGTTTAAAACAAATGGTGTTATTTATAGAAATGTAATTTTAGACTCTTATGGTGGATATTTTATTAGATATAAAGATCCAATAGAAGTAAAAAAGCTTTATGATTCTTTGGAATTCAAAAATTTTGTTAACAACCAGGAAGCTTATGCATTATGGTCAGATAGAGTGGAATAACAGGGAAGATGACCCTCAGTTTAAAGAATGGTCTTTGGAAGTTAAAAAAAGAGATAATTTTACTTGTCAAATTTGTGGGATTAGAGGTGTTTACCTTGAGAGTCATCATTTAAATTCGTGGGATTGGTGCATAAAAGAAAGGTATGACATTGACAATGGCGTTAGTCTGTGCAAAGCTTGTCATCATGACAGATTTCATAAACAATATGGCTATGGCAAAAATACAAAATTTCAATATTTTGAATTCAAAAAATTAGTTGCCCTGTTCAAAACAGTAATAAAAAAAGAGATAGAGAGTTACGGCTTGAAAGTGAACAATAATAGTGATGACTGATATACAAGAAATATTTAACACAATCAAAGAGCAAGAAAATTCAAAAAAGAAAATTATTGCATCAACTTCAAATAAAGTTGAAAATTTTACTTCAATTGAAGAAAAAGAAGAGAATATAAAAGTTTTCATGAAAAACATGAAAAATGATTTATTTAAAATCTTTGATGGATCAAATGGTGAAATTCAAATAGATCCATTTGATAATATTTCTTTTGTTATGGAAATTCAAGAAGATTCAGTTCTTTCAAAAGAACACATGGAAATCACAAGATTAAGAGGTCATAAATATACAAACCTTGATGCAATTGATGGGGAAGCTGCTTTTGTATATTTAATGAACCCAATTCTTGAACACCTAAAGTTTAGTACCAGATTTTTATTGGATGGAAGATCATATAAAAATATGGGTGATAATGGAGATTTTAAATTTGGATCTAAAAGATTAGACATAAAAACAAGACAAGTTAGATCTTCTAATTTTAGATCTAAAACAAATTTACTTATAAACGAAAGTACAATAAGTAAAAAGTTTAATTATTATGGTCTAGTTCATAGAGAAGGAGATTCCTCTTTAGAAGGAAAACAAAGACGTTGTACATTTGTCGGAACTGCCACGCATGAAAAAGTTGTAGAAAATCCACCATTTATTATAGGTAATGGTGATGGAAGGAAAGATTTGGGTAAGAAATATGAAGTAAAAATAGATGAGTTAGATTCTCTATCTATTTTAATAGCTGATGTTTGTTTAGAATTATTCTACCGTGGGGGTAATAATCCATGAATGAATATGATTTCGTAAATTTTTTAAATAATTTATTATTAATTGATGAAAAAGCTATTAGTAATTTGTTCTTACATAAAACAATAACTAATAATCAATTTGCTGATTTCGAAAATGTTTTTGTATTAGAAGATGAAAATAAAGATTGTCATTGTTCAATTTTAGGAATTATAAATGGTTATTTAAAAAAGAATGGTTCAAAATCTATGATTACAGCTGTTTCTGCGGATGATTTGGTTATATATTTTGAATTATCAAGTATAGATGAATTATAAGATATATTAATATGGATTGGAAAGCAAAAATTTTAATTATATTAGGTGTAGTTTTAGTTATAGCATCTTTAGGATTTATAATAAAATACCAAAGAGATATTATAAATAAGCAATCAATTATTGAAAGTTCTTTAGTTGAGCAAAAGGAACTTGCAAATGGAATTTTGAGATCTCAAGGGTCTTATATTCTAAAAAAAGATTTAGATAATTATGCCAAATCACAAAATGTAGATTTAAAACCAATTAAAGAAGATTTAGAAAAAATAAAATCAGAAATAAAAGGCATAAATACAATTAGGGTTATAACAAATGGTGTTAAATCAGATAATTTACCATCTGATTCTGTGATAAAAATACCGAATAATGTAAACATTACAGAAGATAAATTTAATTATTTAAAGACAACTCAAATAAAAGATATAAATGAAATATCTTCTGAACAAAAAATACCATTTGGTAAAGTTGGATTCTCTGCTTGGAAAGAAAAGCCTTGGTCAGAAGAATTGTATAAAAGAGAGTATTTTGTAACAAACACAATTTCTATAGATGAAGATGGAAGAAGTAATGTTTATAATAAGTTTTCTGTGAAGGTTGATGATAAATTTTATGATTTAAAAATAAATAAAGCTGATTATGTTGACGTTTTCCCGGAAGCAAAATTTCGCTTTTCTCCAAGGTTATATGCTGGTTTCAATGGCGGTGCTTATTTAAATCAAATTGCAGGTGAAGCTTCACCAAATTTAAAACTTTACCTATTTTCTTCAGGAAAAACAAAAGTAGATCCTAATTGGATATTTTTAGGTTTAGGTGGTGGGTATGGTGTTGTTGGGCAAAGTTTCTTGTTTAACATATCTCCTGTTGGTTATAATGTAGGGCACCATTTACCTTTTGTAAACAACATTTTTGTTGAACCATCATTTGCTATTGATATAAATGGTAATTATGCCGTATTGGCTGGATTAGCATTTGGTTTATAAATTATATAATTTTTTAATTGAAAATGATATATAAGATAGAGATAATTAATTAAATAGGAGAATAATAAGATTGCAAAACTTTAAGAATAAAAGACCAAATAAAATATATATACCTTATAATGATAGAATTAAAGCAACTCACGTTAGATGCATAGATTCTTCAAATGAAAATATAGGTGTCTTACCTATAATGGAAGCTATAGATAAAGCTTTCTCTGAAGATTTAGATTTAGTTCAAATTTCTGAAGGAAAGGATGGTATACCAGTTTGTAAAATAACTGATTTTGGAAAGTTTAAATTTGAATTTCAAAAGAAACAAAAAGAGACTGCTAAGAAACAAAGAGAAGCAATTATCAAAGTAAAAGAAATAAAATTAAGACCTTCTACAGAAGATAATGATTTAAAAATAAAAGCAGAAAAAGCTAATGAATTTATAAATGATGGTGATAAAGTAAAAATATTTATAGTATTTAGAGGAAGAGAAATGGCTCATAAAGAGTTGGGTTACGAAACTTTAAATAAATTTTTAAGTTTTATACCGGAGAAAAATGTTTATAATCAATCTTTTCAAGGGAAAATTCTATCAACAATGATAGAGAAGAAAGCAAAATGATAATTACAGATATAGATAAGCTTTCGGTTTTATCAGAAGATGTAAGTCCGGAAGAAGCTCTTACTATAATTGACTTATTAGAAAAAGAATTAGAAAATTCTGCAAAGCAAGGTAGTCCAGGCATTGGATTAGCTGCGCCACAAATAGGTATAAATAAAAAGGTAGCTATAGTTAGAGTTGGTGACAATAAAATAAATCTTGTTAATTCTAAAATAGTAGAAAAAATAATACCTTTCGAATTTGATGGTGAAGGATGTCTTTCATTCCCTGGAATGATTAAAAAAACTAAAAGGTACAAAGAAATAGTTGTAGAGAACGAAATTTATCCACACAAGTTTATTGCAACTGATTTGTTGGCAGTTGTAATTCAACACGAAATTGGTCATTGGAATAACGAACTTTTGCCTTATATAGAAGATCTTAATCCAAAAGTAAAACAGAAATTACGACCGAATGATCTATGTAATTGTGGTAGTGGTAAAAAATATAAAAAATGTTGTGGAGCATAAATATGAATGAAGAAGATGACAAAAAACTTAATAAAGACCAGATGTTAATGGTTGCTTTGATTAAAATTTCAGTGCTTGAAAAACTATTAATAGAATCTAATATAATTAGTGAAGAGGCTTATTCTAAGGCAATTAATGAATTTAGTGAAAAATTCAAATTGATTTTAGAAAGTTCGATTCGAGAAAAGGTTTCTTCAAAACAATGAGGATATATGGAAAATTACAAAACAGATATTAATTTGAGTGAGGGAAAATTGGTTTTAAAATTTAATGCCGTATGGTGCGGTGTTTGTAAATCTATGGAACCATTTATGGATAAAATGAATCAGGAATTTCCTGATATAAAAATTTACAATGTAGATATAGATGATTATCCAGAATTAACTCAAAAATTTTCTGTAAAAATGTTACCAACTCTTGTTTATTTGGAAAATGGTAATGAAACAAATAGAACAAATGGTAAAATTTTAATTAGTGCTTTGAGAAAAGCATTTAGAGATTTGCAAGAAAAATAAAAGGATAAAGTATGAGTCAGAAAGAAACAGACAAGCCAGTTCAAGAAAAAAGAAAATCAAAAGCAGAAATGATATGGGATAAAGTAAGCACAGTTTCGTTGGAATTGTTTTCTTTACCAAACCAATTAGTTAGTAAACATTTTGAAGTGGTATCTACTTCTGGAGATACAGTTTACTTAAAAAGTAAGACTTCAGCAGCATTTCCAGCTTTAGATGAAGCTTTAAATAGAACTTTTCCAAATAAATTTGAAGTTACTTTAAATGGAGAAGGTTATATTTCTGTAAAAGAAAAAGAAACTGATTTTACATTGTAAGTGGAAAATAAAGAAAGCCCAGAATTATTATTAGTTTTAGGATGCTTTGGTTTAATAGAAGAGGGTTTTACACATTGTTCTTCATGTGAAAACAAAATTCTAAAAATAAACCAAAGTATCCAAAATTATTCTAATTTAATAGAATACTTAGATTCTTGTAGATTGTTTGATAAACCATTATATGATATGAATGGAGTTAAAAACGTCATTCAAAATATACATGTTAAATTTAATTTAAATAACTTCAAAAAACTTTGGCATCAAAAAGAAATAGATAATTATGAAAAATTCATTTCTTCTCATAAAAGATGCGGTCTTTATTTAAAATTAATTCTAGAAGAAACTCAAATAAAACAAGAAACAACTGAAGTTCTTGAAAATATTCAAAATAATGAAGAAAATGTAATATTTATACCAAATAATAAAAGGAAAAAATGGTAACGGTTAAAAGATTATCTGACGGAGAAATCGTTAATAAAAACAACGATTTAGACATTAAAAATTTTTTAGATGAAGATTCATTTAAGATTTTGTCAAAAGATTTGAATAAAAACATAAATTCTTTCTTAGTAAAGAATTTTCCTGGTTTCGATAATATGTATTATAAAACGGTTTCAAGCGAAATTTTGTCAATTTTTCAACTAGAATTTGATGATAAAATACAAAATTTATTAAATTTAATAAATGAAAATAAAAAATTACAAGATAACATGAAAACATTTAAGGAAGAGGCAGCGGTTTTAAACCCTGAAGACTCTTGTTTTGAAATACAAACGGTGTCTATTAATTCAGTTGATTATCTTGGAAATCCCGTTGATATCAACGATAGGTTTAAGCTTGGCAAAATTTAGCGCATAATTTTGTATTTTTACATGGATCTTTCCAAAAGAAAAAGAATTTTAAGATATATTTTGTTAAATAAATTATTAAATAAAAAAACAAATATATCAAATAATTCTGCGAGGCCAGAATATATGAGTCCAGCAGATAGAAGTTCTTATAATTATGGTTATATGACATCTGCAGAAATTGGTGCTGGAGAACCTAACATTTGGTGAAAATATGAGAACAATTAGCAAAAATCAATATGAGAGAATGATAGTTCAAGCTGAAGAAGCTGATTCTTTAGGTTTAACTAAAATTTCAGAAAATTTAACTAAACAAATAGAAAAAAACTCTATAAGAGAAGATGTAGAATCGTATACTTATGCATCTGAAGATTACATGAAAGACGTTGAAGAAAATTTATGGAATATAATTGTTAGAACAGCTGATTTTCATGGTGTTTCAATAAATGCAGAAAATTCACAAAAGCTTGTTGAATATTTTTCTGAAAAAATATCAGAATCAATAAGAAAAGAATTAAAAGTAAAAACATCAATTGGTTCTTATGAACCAAAATTACCTGGCGAAGATGGTAATTTTACTTTGTTAGAAATAGAGGGTTAATATGGAAACCGAGAAAGTTAATTATAATGCATTTTTGGAAGAAACTGCAGAAGTTTCGAAAGTCAATCCCAATTTAAAAATTGGAAATCAAAAAAGTATGTTTAATAAAGAAAAAGAACCAACTCAGAATGATTTTGAGTCGGCAGTTTCTGATTATAAACATAATCATTTAAATATAATGAATAAAGTTAGTGAGCTTGGTGTTAAGTTTAAAAACTTCATTAATGATAAAACTTTAAAACAAAACAAAAGTCAAGCAAAAATTAACGAAGAAAAGTTAGTAATAAAAGAATTATCTGATATTGCTGTATTATTAAATTCAGATCAAAATCAACCAGAAGGTATAGGTTCTGTTGGAATTTCTGTTTTGTTAATGCAATTAATTTTATTACAAAGAGATAAAATTAATGAGCTTGAACATATTATAGAAAATAATTTGAAAGGAAGTTGATGCTCAAAAATAGGACTCATTTTTCAGAAGAAGATATTTTAAAGCTCTTAACTGACGAGAAAGAGGATTATAATGAGTACATTAGGCTATGTACCAAGTACAAGATACAACCAGATCCAGTAGCGACAGCGAATTTTCTTTCGAAACAAGAAGTTCTGATGAAGATTTTGGATGGGAAATTGAACCAGATACAGTAAAAATTACTAACAAAGAAGTTAGTGCTTTAAATCAATCTATTTCAATTTTAGATTTTTTAAATTCATTTGGTGTAAAATGTGAAGAATTTTATTCTCCAAGCGGTTGGAGTCATAAAGCTTTATGTCCATTCCCAGATCACAAAGAAAGAACACCTTCTTTTCATATAAATCCAGAAGAGAATAGATTTTGGTGTTTTGGTTGCCATAGAGGTGGTGGACCAGTTAATTTCCTTGCGTTTTACAAAAACATAAACATTTATGAAGCAGCAGATGAGCTTTTGAAAAATTCAAATTTTGATTTTTCTGACATTATAGTAAATAAATCAATCTCAGAAGAGGTATTATATAACGAAATACTTCCTTTTTCTGAAAAGATAAATTATATGTTCAAAATATTTAAAGATGAAAAATCTTTTAAATTTATAAATAATATTTGTTATAGTTTGGATATCTTTCTTGAAAAGAATATATCTAAAAAATCTCTTAATTTAGATGATATAAAAGCTAGAGTTAGCATCTTAATAGAAAAGTTAAATAAATATGAGCAAGACATTAATAATAGGTGATTTACACTTAGGAAAAGGTATATCTATTGGAAAATCTGGTTCTGGATTAAACTCTAGAATTATAGATCAATTAAATATACTAAATTGGATTTTAGAAACAGCTATAGAAAAAAATGTTTCCAGATTTATATTTACTGGAGATTTTTTTGAAGAATTAAAACCAGATCATAATTTAGTTGTTCAATTTATAAATTGGCTCAGATCATGCTCTGATTATAATATAGAAATGCATTTAATTGCCGGAAATCATGATCTAAAAAGAGTTGGCACAAGATATAGCTCATCTCTTGATATGATAGAATCATCAAATATTCACAATTGTTTTGTTCATAATAATATTTATACAATAAATTGTAATAAAGCTTCTTTCACATTAATTCCATTTAGAGATAAAAGAAGCTTATTATGTTCTTCTATTGAAGAAGCAATAGATAAGCTAAAGGGTTTGATTTCATATGAAAATTTATTTTCTGAAAAGAAAATAATTGTTGGACATTTAGCTATAGAAAAATCCTTTTATACAGATGAAGTAGATGATGTTTCTAATGAATTAATGTTACCCGTTAGCTTTTTTGATGGATGGGATTATGTTTGGATGGGTCATGTTCATAGTCCACAAATAATGAATAAATCAAATCCACTAGTAGAACATGTCGGAAGTATGGATTTATCTGATTTTGGAGAGACTAAACATAAAAAAATATTAATATTATACGATTCAGAAGTTGATTCGATTGAAAGAATTAATATACCAACAAGACCATTGGTTAGATTAAAATTTGAAATAGATAAGGATTTTGATCCAACAGAATTTCTTCTAAATGAAATTGATGCTGCTCAATATGATGGAGGTTTAAAAAACTCTATAGTGAAACTGGAAGTTAAAATACTTAATCCTGATGCAAAATCAATAAATAGAGATTTAATTTTAAATAAATTAAAAGAATTTGGAGTATTTCATGTTTCTTCTTTTTCTGAATCAAAAGCAATAACTGTTGTTCCTACAAACAAACTTCTAGTAACTGATAATGCGATTAACTCTAGAGATGCTGTAAAGCTCATTTCAGAGGTTTTAGAGCATGAGTCAGAGGAGGACAAGTTAGATTTTATAAACGCTTGTAATTCAATAATTGAAGAGGAAAAAATATGAAGTTTGAACCGCTATATTTAGAAATAGAAAATTTTATGAATCATTCTTTTAGCAAGATAGATTTTAATGATTTTAATTCTTGTTTAATTGTTGGAAAAGATAATGACAATTCCAGAAAATCAAACGGTGTAGGAAAATCTACTATATATCACGCAATAGTGTTTGTTTTATTTAATGAAGTTCCAACAAAAACAATTGATAAAATAGTTAGAGAAGGGCAGAGTAAATGCCGTGTTTCTTTTGAGTTTTTGGTTGATGACCAGAAATACAAAATAACAAGAAAAAGAAGTAATGCTTCTAATAAAATGGAAGTTTTACTTGATAAATGGAATGGCTCATGGGTACAAGAAGATAATAGAACCAAATCTGATACAGAAAAAGATATTAAATCATTATTAAAAATAAATTATGAATCTTTTAAAAATTCAGTTTTATTTTCTCAAGGTGGATTTTCAGATTTATCTGAAGGAACAAATGCTCAAAAAATAAAAGTTTTAAAAGAACCATTAGATCTTTCAATTTATTCTAAATATGAAAAAAATGCAAAGAAAAAACTCTCATCAATAGAGATGGAGTATAATACAAATAATGAATTAATTAAATCTTTAGGTGATCCTTTAAAAGATATTGAATATTGCAATGTTTCTTTAAAAGAACTTTCGGATAAATTAAAGATATATAATGAAAATTTTATTCTTTTGAAAGAAAAAATAAATCTAAAAAGAGAAAAAATAAACGAATTAAATAAATTATTAAATTCCGATGATGCCAAAAATTCCGAACAAATAATTCAAATATCAAATAATATTAATTCTTTATTAAAAGATTCAAATGATTTAAATGATAAAATATCAAAGTTTAATATTAAAATTAAAGATTTAAAAGAAAAAGAAAATACATTTAATTTAAATTTAAAAAACGAAAAAGATAATCTTAAAAAATTAGAATCAGAAAAATTCCCAACAGAAAATGAATTGAATGAAAAAATAAAAGAATTATCAGAATCAGAAGTTCGTGGACACAAATATATTGCATCTTTGGAATCTAAAATAGAACATTATAGCAAACCTTTGCCAAAAGGATCTAGTTGTGAACATTGTTTTAATGAGTTGGATGATAATTATAGAGAAAAGATATCAAAGACTCATCAAGAAAAACTAGCAGATGTAAAAATAGAACTTCAAAAATCAAAAATTAAGTTAGAAAACTTAATTGAAAAAAAGGAATTTTATTTAAATAAAATAAAAGAATTGGCAAAAAATCAATTTGCAATTAAAACGAGCAAATCTTCAATTGCAAATATTGAATTGAATATAAAAAATAATAACGATCTAATTATAGATATAGAAAAATCTATAAAAGAATCAAATGATAATAATTTAATAATTTTAAAGAAAGTTGATGATCTTAAGGAAAAAGAATCTTTCTTAAAAGAAAAAATATCGTCATTTGATTCAAAATCAATTAATGATGATATTATTCTCTTAAATAAAGAAATCGAAAAATCGACACAAGAAGAATCTTCTTTATTTAAAGAAATAAATTTAACAAATTCTCTTATAGGTCAAAACCAATCTAAATTAGATATGAGGTCTAAAGACTTAGAGAAACTTAATGAAATTTTAAATAAAAATGAATCTGTAAGAAGAAATCTTAATATTTACAATAAGGTTGTAAAAGCATTCTCTTCTTCAGGAATACCTACATTGATAATTCATACCATTTTAGATGATCTTCAATTTGAGGCAAATAATATTCTTCAAGAAATTAGACCAGAGTTAGAAATACAATTTCTAATTCAAAAAGATGACAAAGAAATTCTTGATATTGTTTATAAGCTTAACGGGAAAGAAAGAGACTATAAACAATTATCTGGAGGACAAAGGACTTATATATCTTTCGCTTTAAAATTGGGATTATCCGTTATAATACAAAAGAGAATGGGAATAAATTATAAATTTCTTGCCTTAGATGAAGTTGATCAAGCTTTGGATGAAGATGGAAAAGATTCTTACGTTGAAATAATTAAGAAATTTCAAGATAAATATAAAATATTGGTAATTACACATGACGCAAGATTGCAAAGTAAGTTTCCATATATATTAAGTGTAGATAACGATAAGGATAATGGAGCAACAATAAACGTAATAAAGGATTAAAATGACAAAAGAACAAAATACAAATAATCAAATTTACAATAGTCCTACTGGTGATAGTTGGGATAAGGCAGCAGAAGATTATTGGAATCTTATAAGCACTACCTCTACTGTTATAAATACTACCTCTACTTTATCAAACACAAATTCTACTGCGCCAATATGGGTCTATCCACCACAAACTCCAACCTATGTACCTATGAGTATAGGTACATCAGCAACTTCTGCTTATGTTCACCAAGCTCAATCTAAAATAAATTTAAATAATTGCTTCTTATTAAGAAAAGTTGGTGCTGGAAAATGGAAATGTTTTCAAGCTATACATTATACTGGTTATGATGTTCATTTTTTAGATGATGGAAAGATTAGCGTTTCTGGTCTTAATAAAAAAAATATAGTAGTCAATAAAGAAACAATTAATAAAGCAAAAGAAAAAGGAATAGAAATAATAGATTCTTGGCCTGAAGAATTATTGACTGAGGATGAAGAAAATATTAAGGATATTATAGAATAATAATAATTTCGTATATTTGCATGGTATCTAAGGACATAATTGATAGTTATGTAAAAAATTTTAAAAAAAAAGGAGAGTTTCTTTTTTTTGAATATATTTTTAAATTAGGTATATCAAATATACAGAAAATACCAAATATTGATACAGAATTCTTAGATATTGCAGAATATTTTTTTTCTCTTTACAGAACTACTGGAAATAATAACTATTTTTTAATAGGTAGATGCTTTAGAAGGGCAGCTCATAGATTAAATAGATTTCTAATAAAAAACCATAAAAAAGAAAAAAATCTGCGCTTTTTAAGGCTTATTAAGTGACATGCCTGTTTTAACAATTACTATTTCGGAAGATCCAATTCAAATCATATCAGGAATACCAAGAAGTATATCTGTTGAAACAAATTTACCTTCAACCGTTTTCTACACTTTAGATGGTTCAGATCCAACTGTTGATTCAGATATATTAATTGGATCATTAACTTTACCAACAAATTATCCATCAATTTTATTAAAATTGTTTGCTACAAATGGCGTTGATGATTCTGGAATAATTGAAATAGAATATAAAACCTCTTGGATAGGTGATAAAAGGCCAAGAGATAAAGTTATATCTGATGATAGCGGTTGTTCCAGTGGTTGCGTTGAACCATTCACTTCCTCCTACACAGGTCCAACAGCACAATATGGAAACATGGCCGGTGTTGTTGTGGACTCGGCCGGAACCGAAGGTATACCTAACGGTTACAGGGATGGATATGTAGTATCGGAAACTGATAAGCCATATCATAGATGGAATTATGATATAGTTTATGATACAACAAACTCTATAGGTTTAAGCGGTCCTTTTATTGGTAACTTGCCAGCGAAAGTTACTTATTATAAACCTCCAACTTATAATAAATCAAATAAAGTTAATAGTTTATTATTTAATCCAAAAGCAATGGTTATCGTGCAAGATGGTAGACAAGAAAATGAAGATCCAAATGTAACTTTTTTAAATAGAAATTATTTCTCACTAAAGCCTTCGAGAGATGATTTTAGTGACTATACAACACCAGCGAACGACGGAAATCCATTAAAGGGTTCTTTTATTAAATCTTTTTATAATCAAAAAGAAAACACTTATACATTTTATTATAGAGATTTTGCAACGGATAGATGGATAATATCAATTGAACCTGCCTCAAAAATAAAAACAAATCCAAAACCTGTTTTGAAAGATTTTATTGCCCCAGTTTCTTTTGCTAATAAAAAAGTTTTCCAATGGGTTCCATTTCATAGAAGATACATTTAATTCTCTATTTAGAATAGAGTTGTTATAGAGAAAGATATAATGTCAGTTTTAAAAGGAAAGTTTTTGAAAGTTTTGCCAGAGAATTATTCTCAACATTTTAAACTTTCTGTATCTAAAATTAAAACATTTGAGTCATGTAAGGCTAAGTTTTATTTTTCATATATAAAATATATTCAAAAGAAAGAATGGGAATTCCAAATATTTGGATCATTTTTACATGAAGTTTTAGAAAGATTTGAGGAGTTCATAAAAAACGGTGATTCTTCTGAAGAAAATGTAATTATGAAAAAAGCTTTCAATAATGCTTGGAAAGCTGTACCGTTTAAAAACGGTGAAAAGTTTACAAAATGGTCAGAAAAAGTTTCCGTAGAACAGAAGAAAGAATGTTTAACTATATTAAACAGCTACCTATCTTTAAGAAAATCTTTGAAAGAAAATGGTAATGTATCTAAAACACTGGATACAGAAAAGAAGTTTAATATTTTATTGCAAGAAAATTTATTAATAAATGGTTTTATAGATTTGTTACAAGAAGATAGTGATGGTATTTTACATGTAATTGATTATAAATCAAGTTCACATACAAAATATTTAAAGAAAGATAAGTTTCAATTACAAACATATGCTTATGCTCTTTTTCTTGAAAACCCAGAATTACAAAAAATAAGAGGTTCTTATGTTATGTTAAAACATAATTTTGAAAAAATAACATTTGAATTTACAAGAGATCAAATTATGAAATGTGAGAAAGAATTCATAAAATATTATGAACAAATGCAAGAAGAAAAGCTTTATAGACCTGAACCTGGACCCCTTTGCAAATATTGTGACGCTTTAGATTTATGTGAAGAAGGGCAAAAAAGAGTTGAGGAAGACAAGCAACGAGAAGAGAAAAAAAAGGATTACTCAATACAAAACATTGTAGTTGGTGAAAGGGAATGGTAAAATGATTTCAGTACAAGATATAGAATATTGCAAAGTTAAAGTTAATTACAAGGCTGATTTAGAAAAGATCAATTCAGTAAAAAATGATATTATTAAAAATTTTAGAAACATGAAAGTGCCAGGATTTAGAACTGGCAAAGCATCTGATCAAGCGGTTTTTTATCATTACAAATCGGAAATAAATAACGCTGTCAAAAATGAATTGATAAGTCAATCAAATGACGATATTTTATTTGAAACTAAAATAAGACCAATAGGGCAACCACAAATCAAAAGTGTATTTTTTGATGGTAAAATATTCGAGTGTGAAATTGTCTATTCAAAAAAACCAGATTTTGAATTAAAACAATATAAAGAACTTGAGGTTGTAGATCCACATATGGATTCTTCTGTAGAAGAAATTACAGAAAGCACAATTCAAGAATTAAGAAACCAATTTTCAGAAGTTAGAGCTTATGCCGATGAAGACTTTATACAAGATGGAGATAAAGTGACCTTATCATATAAGTTTGAGGATGGTACAGAAGAAGAAGGTACTTTATATACTGTTGGATCAAACGGGTTTCCTGGTTTCGACCAAAATATATATGGCATGTCTCCCGGAGACGAAAGAGATTTTCAAATTGAATTAAATGGTAAAGTCCAAAAATGCCATGTTCAATTTCATATGGGTATGAAAAAATCTCCAGCTGAGCTAAATGATTCTTTGGCAATAAAAGTTGGTCTACAAAATATAGATGAACTTTATGTTAATGTAAAGGCAATGTCTGAGCAACAATTTAAAGCACAAAAAGATGCAAAGATTGCAGATCAAATTATTAAAATCTTATGTGATTCACATGAAATTGTATCTCCAGAATGGATTGTTGAGCTAGAAGCGCAACAATTAACATTAAAAGAAGGTCAAAAGTTTAGCGAACTTGATGATAATGTAAAAAAACATTATTTAGAAAAAGCTGAAAAAAATGTTAAATTGGCATTTATTTTAGATTCTATTCAAATGGAAGAACCAGAATCTAAAATTTCAGAAAACGAAGCTCTTCAATTAATTCACCAAAACCTAACCCAAAGAGGTATTAAAGCGCAAGAATGGATGGAGAACGCTGCAAAAAATGGAATGTTGCAAGGTGTTCTAACAAAATTCAGAAATGATTTTACCATTCAATGGTTGGTGGATAATTGTAAAAAGATTTCCTAATGGAAAAGAAAGGTAATTAGAAATGAGAAAGCAAAAAAATGATAGTGGTGACTCTAAATTAGATGGCATCCCTAAGAAAATACAAAAAATTCTAGCAGATGATTTAGAATGGCTAGAAAAAGCACAACAGTTTAGCAAACAAGATATTGATAAAGAAATTGTAATTTGTAACGAAGTTATAGTTGATTTAGCAAAGGATATGGATGCTGATCAACATTTAAATGAAATAAAAGAACAAAAGAAAGAAGCCGAAGCTGTTTATAAGTCTGGTTTAAAGATTAATAACGCTAGAGTTGCTTACTTAGTTGCTCTAAAAAGATCAATGTAAATTAATGGCGGGAGGAAACTCCCGCCATTTTTAAATAAACGCATGAAAAACATACCATGTAGAATAAAAACACATTCATCAAATAAGAGTGAAAACTTCTTTGATTTTTATTCTTTTGTTTATGATATTTCTTTTGTCAGAGAAAACATTGATAAAATGAAACCTTATGATTGGTATATGATAAGTCACACTCACGAGTTAGATATGGATTTCATTCAAACTTATGAAGACAAACTAGTTCTTGATGCTTTGTGTAGATTTCAAAATTTAAGCGAAGAATTTATAAGAAAAAATATATCATTAATAAATATTAATGATCTTAAAGTAAATAAGAATATTGATGAAAAAATAATTGAAGAAATTAAATTATTAAAAGATATTATATAGCATTAATTATAAGATATTAAAATATGGTACAAAGAAAAACTGTAAAATCTTGCTGTGGTAAAGCTTCCGTCACTTTAGTTCTAACTAAACCTGCTAGAATAAGTCATGTTGAGTTATTTAAACAAAATGGATTTCAAATTCCAGATGTTTATGTTAAAGCGGGAATTCTTTATGCAAAAAAAAATGGCTTGATTGCAACAGCCACTTTTGGTATATGTACCGTCAACGTCCGCTGCTCAGGACCCAACTGTGATTCTTTAATTAATGAATTAGAAAAAGTATTTTCAATTATAGAAAACGAATAATTTTAGAAAGAAAAATATGTCAGAAAGTTACCAAAAAATAGGTTATGTTTCACTACATAACCATACAACATTTTCTATATCCGATAGTTTAATATCTCCAAAAGATTTAATTAAAAGAACTGCTGAATTAGGCCAAAAGGCAGTTGCTGTCACGGATCACGGATCTTTGGCTGGTCTTTGGGATGCTTTTCAAGAAGCAAAGAAAACCAAAGTAAAACTAATTCCAGGAATAGAAATGTATTTCATGGATGATCTCAACTCTGATACGGAGAGAATGAGGCATTTAATTTTGCTTTCTAAAAATGAAGTTGGTTACCGTAATTTGCTTTTATTAACTGCAGAATCTTTTGATAATAAAAAAATCGTTCATAAAAAAGTCGTACCAAGAGCTACATGGGAAACTTTAGAAAAATATAAAGAAGGTTTGATTTGTTCAACAGCTTGCGCAAATGGCATTCTTGGTTCATTAATTAATGAAAAGAAATATGACGAAGCTTTCAAAACAGCTGAAAGATTAAAAAGTATATTTGGTGATGATTTTGCGATTGAATTGCAAGCTCATGCTTTAAAAAGAAAAGCTACATCTTACTCTGGAGAAATTGATCAAGTTTCCACAAATAAAAGATTAAGAGAAATTGCCGAAAAACTTGATGTAAAATGTATTGTTACAACAAACGCACATTATGTTCACCCCGAACAACATGAAGCTCATGATGTTTTGTTAGCTATAGCTTCTGGTCAACCAATTAATTCAGGCCAAAGGCTTAAATATGAAAATGTACCTCTACACATAAGAGATGAAGAAGATATTTTCACAAAACTTTCAAGAATAACTTATGACAAAGAGTTTTCAAAAAAATGCATTGAAAACTCAAAATACTTTGCTGATAAATGTGAATTTCCAGAATGGATTGATCCTAAATATTCAAATCCATCCGGAAAAGAACTTCCACACTTTCCAGTTAAAGACCAGGAAGATTATTCTGAATTTTTAGAATGGAATAAAGAAAATCAAATAGAAGGAAAACAAGAAGATCACATGTATCTTAGATATAGATGTGAAATTGGTCTTAAAAAGAAAGTTCCTGAAGAAAAACACCAAATATACAAAGAAAGATTAGAATCTGAACTTTACGTATTAGAACATCACGATTTCTCATCATACATGTTAATCGTTATGGATTTTCTTGAATATGCAAGAAAAAATAATATGTCTGTTGGCGTTGGTCGTGGATCTGCTGGCGGAGTTTTAACTTGTTATTTGGTAGACATTCATATTTCAGACCCAATCAAATATGGTTTAATATTTGAAAGATTTCATAACATAGAAAAAGCTTCATTTCCCGATTTAGATTGTGACGTAGCTTCAGAATCTAAAGAGGCTGTTGAAAACTATTTAATTAAAAAATATGGCAAAGATAACGTAGCAAATGTTTCCAATATTTCATCTTTAACTCCAAAAGTTTACATGAGATCAATTGCTAGAACATTTGTTTATGGAGGAGATAGAAAAACTGCAGTTTCAATAGGTACAAATCTTGCTGATGCTGTTCCGGCAGATCTTAAAGAAGCTCCAATAGATGATATTATCTCTTTGCCATTAATTTCGGAATATGTAAAGCCAAAAGAAGAAGGTGGGGCTGGGTATACTGAAGTAAGTAAATACGCTAAAGATTTAAGCAAGCAATATGCAGCTTGGTCAACTCATGCTGCTGGTTTGGTTATAGGTAAAAGGCCATTAAAAGGACTTGTTCCTTTAAGGAAGGATAAAGATAATAATATAGCTTTAGAATTTGAAAAAGAAAGAGCTGAAGCAAATGGTCTTGTAAAAATGGATATTCTTGGGTTATCAACTCTTGATGTTATTGACGAAACAAGAAGATTAATTAAATCTTTAGGAAAAGAAGTTCCAAAACCAATTTCTGAATTTGACTATGATGTTTATGATAAAAAAACATACGATTTGATTTCTGAAGGAAGAACTCTTTGCGTTTTTCAATTGGGAACCTCAGCTGGAACAATAGAGTTATGTAAAAGAATTAAACCAAAATCTATAGAAGATATTGCTGTAATAAATAGTTTGGCTAGACCTTCAGCTAGAGATTTTAGAGATACATTTATAAAAACAAGAGATGGTGAGTTGGAGATAAAGTTGCTACATCCTCTATTGGCAAATGCTTTGAATCCAACTTATGGTTTTCCTATTTATGAAGAAAGCTTGATGTTTATTACAAAAGACGTTGCAAATTTCAGTCTTCTTGATTCTGATAGATGTAGAAAAATAACAAAAGCAAAGGGTAAGGATAAGTCAAAATTAGAGGCTTTGAAAAAAGATTTTATTGACGGTGCGGCTAAAAATGGTGTTTCCGAAGAAAAAGCAAAAGAAATATTTGCTTTCATTGAGGGTTATAGCGCATATGGATTTAATAAATCTCACGCAATTTTCTATTCTTACCTTGGGTTTTATACAGCTTATTTAAAAGCAAATTATCCTTTAGAATATTTAGTTTCGTGTTTAAAACACGAAGTCAATTCTAATGCAAAAATTGCAGAAGATAATATTGCAAAAATAAAAGAAGAAATTAGAGCAATGAAGGTTAAAATTGTTCCACCTGATATTAATACATCAGATACTTCTTATAAAATAATTGACAGCAATACATTGATGACAGGTTTAGATGCAATAAAATTTATGGGCAAAGATGCAATGCCAGAGATTTTATCAAAAAGACCATTTTCTTCATTTGAAGATTTCTTAACTAGAATTGATGGGTCAAAGGTTCGTGCTCCAGCCATTCAAGCCCTTGCTGCTGCTGGATGTTTAGATTCCTTAGGAGTTTCGAGGAAAATGATTTTCTTGTATGCCTCTGATTATAAGAAAAAACTGGGAGCATTCCTTAAAAAGAAAGAAAAGTCTCCAAATAAATATACAGAATTTAATTATCCATGGCCTGAAGAGCCAGATTGGACAATTCCAGAAAAATGCGCTTTGGAAACTTTTTATATCGGAGAATATTTAGCTGGTGATAGAATTGCTGCGTATAATGGTTTCTTTATGAGGGGTTCTATGGCATTTTCTCATTTAGAGAAATTATTACCAAGACCACCAGAGAGTTTCTCGGAATCCGATTTAAAAAAGTATAATAAAAAAGTAAATCTATTACAAGGTGAAGTTAAGTCAATTTTTGAATTTAAAGTAAAGAAAGAAGATTCAAAAATGAGAGGTCAATTAATGGCCAAGATAGCCATAGAAGATATTTATGGTTCTCAAATTGTTTTGACTTGTTTTCCGGATGGATGGGAAAATTTAAAAAAGAAATGTCTTAAAATGTCCGGTGGAAAGCAAAAATTTGATGTAGGTTGCGGTATTTACTTTAATGGCAATCTTAGTTGGTATAATGGGGAATTGGGTATAACTTATGAGGATGTGGTAAAACTTTGTTCTCCACCTCAATTGCCTGCGGATTTAAAGGCAAAGAAAATAAATATGAGAGATAAATCTTTAAAAGAAGAAACGGTTGTTTTTGATGAAGATGATCGAAATATTCTTCTGGAAGATATTGAACAAGAATTAATTGAAATGGGAAACTCTGGGTTTGAAGATGAAGATCTTTAAAAAACTTATAAAATATATACGTAAATCTAAATTAGATTTAATTGATAAAAAATACTCCGAAGAAGAGTTAGAAAAACATGCTGATTCATTTAATGAATTGGATTGGTATTATATTTCTAAATATCAAAGTTTATCAGAATCATTTATAAAAAAATATTCACATAAATTTTGGTGGGGTGATATTTCTGCTTATCAAAGTTTATCCGAAAAATTTATTGAAAAATACTCAGATAAAGTTAATTGGACTTACATATCTAGATATCAAGAGTTATCTGAAACATTTGTAGAAAAATATTTAGATAAAGTTAATTGGATTCACATTTCTTATTCTCAAAAATTATCCGAGCCATTTATAAAAAAATATTTTAATAAAATTGATGTTGATTGTTTAATGAATAATAAATATATCTCAAAAGAATTCAAAAATGAAATAAAAACATTAAAAGAAATAATATGAAAAAACATAATTTGCATTTGATGTATAAAAAGTATTCAGAAAAAGATTTGGAATATAATTGTCATTTATTTAATAATGATGATTGGTATCGTATTTCTTATTATCAAAATTTATCTGAAAAATTCATAGAAAAATATTTAGATAAATTAGATTGGAAATGGATATCTAGATTTCAAAAACTATCAGAAGAATTTATCAAAAAACACGTAAATAAAATTGATATTGATTTTTTAATGAAAAACAATGATATTTCAGAAAAAACAAAAAAAGAAATAGAAACATTAAAAGAGATTATATGAATGAACAGAATGTAGACTTACATAATAAAAGATATTCTGAAGAAGAATTAGAAAATAATATTAATTTATTTGATCTTGATCATTGGTATATTTTATGTTATAGACAAAAACTATCCGAAAACTTTATAGAAAAATATTCAGATAAAATTCATTGGGAGGAAATTTCTTGGGCCCAAGATTTGTCAGAGTCATTTATTGAAAAATATTCAAATAAAGTTAAATGGTTTGAAATTAGCATATATCAGGAATTATCAGAACAATTTATAGAAAAACATTCAGATAAAGTTAATTGGAATGAAATTTCAAGATGCCAAAAGCTATCTGAAGGATTTATTAAAAAACATATAAATAAAATAAAAATATCTTCTTTAATAGATAATGAAAATATTTCAGAAAAAACTAAAGAAGAAATAAAAACATTGAAAGAAATTATATGAAATATTTTGTAATCATATTATTTAATGAGACTTGGGATTATGATATATCACTGGCAACAAAAAATCATAGCGACATAAATTGCGATTTTGTGTCAGAAGAAAACGTAGATGCTTTAACGTTTGAATATTTCGAAGCAAAAAATTTATATCATTATTGGAAGGATTGTGATGTAGAAAAAATCGTTCTTGATGTTTATTTGGTTGAAGCAAATAAAGATAATAAAGTAAAACAAATATTAAAAATAAAAGAAGAAATTGAAGAAATAAAAACGTTGAAAGAAATTATATGAAAAAACATAATTTAGATTTAATACGAAAAAAATATTCGGAAAAAGAATTGGAAGAATATATTAAATTCTTTAGTGATTATGATTTGGAGGTAATTTCTTATACTCAAAATTTATCCGAAGAATTCATTGAGAAATATTCAGATAAAGTTGATTGGTATTATATTTCTTCTCGACAAAATTTATCTGAAGAATTTATAAGAAAACATATAAATAAAATTCATATTAGTTGGTTGATGAATAATAATTTTATTTCTAGAAAATTAAAAAATAAAATTAAAAAAGAAATAAAAACATTGAAAGAAATTATATGAAACATAACTTAGATTTAAAATTTGAAATATATTCTGAAAAAGAATTAGAAAATAATATGCATTTATTTGATTTATATGATTGGGACTGCATTTGTAGGTATCAGATGTTATCTGAAAGATTTATAGAAAAATATTCAGATGAAGTTAGTTGGGGTTTAATTTGTTTTTATCAAAATTTATCTGAAAAATTTATAGAAAAATATTCAGATAAAGTTGATTGGTATTATATTTCTTATTCTCAAAAGTTATCTGAAAATTTTATAGAGAAACACATAAATGAAATTAATATTAATAAGTTAATGCAAAACAAAAATATTTCAAAACAAATAATAGAAGAACTAAAAACTTTAAAAGATATAATATAGAAATGATTTATACTAATGAAAATATTTTATATTCAAATTACCAATATATAGCCCATCAATGCAACTGCGTTTCGAAAAACTCTGCAGGTTTGGCCAAATCGATATTTGAAAAATATACTTACTCAAATATTTACCAAAATAGAGAAAAGAACGATTCTCCCGGAAATATAATAATTTCAGGAAATGGCGATGATCAAAGATATATAATTAATATGCTTTCTCAATTTTATCCAGGAACGCCAAAGTATGAAACATATGAACAAAGATTAGGTTGGTTTAAATCCTGTATACTTAAAATATCCGAAAGTAAAAATATTAACCAAATAGCTTTTCCGTTTAATATTGGTTGCGGTTTGGCCGGAGGAAAATGGGAAGATTATGAAAATTTAATATCTTTTCTTGATAATTATTGCGAAGTTTTCATATGCAAAATTCAATGATATATATCCGTTTATGAAGTGTAGCAACTGCGGAGTTATAATTCCACCAGAATGGAAAAAAGTTATAGAAAAAAACACATGCCCAAATTGTGACAGTCCAATAATGAATGAAGCTCAACAAGAGCTTCTTCAAGAACTTAAACAAGCTCTTATAGCAATGCCGGCTGATCCAGAAGGTTTAGCTGGTTGGTTGCTTGATAATTATCAAATGACAAAAGTTGGATCTGGAAAGCCAGTCAATGAATTTTATGATCCAAATAAAAAATTAAAAGAAGAAATAAAAATTCATGATAATCCATTCTTTAAAAAGACCGGATTGGATGTTGAAAAACTTAATTCTTTGGGTCAAGAAAAAAGAAAACAATTAGTTAGCCAAATTCAAGCGGCCGAAGATGATGAAGAAGAATTTTCTTCAGAAGAAGATGATCCAAATGACCCTTATGTAAAACTTGCGCTGTCTAATATGGAAGGTGCAAGAAATCTTACAAAAAAAGATATAAAAAAATTAAGAGCTAATTATGAAGAGGAAGATGATGGTTCTGATGATTTGCCACCACTTTTGCAACAAGATAGATTACTTAGATTGCAAAAACAACAAGATATTGCTTCGGGAATAAGATCTGATAAAAATGGTTTCTCTAGAGGTTAATCATGCTTAGAATTATAGATAATAAAAGAATAGAAATGACCGATGATGAATATCAGTCTTATAATGATATTTGTAACGCTTATGTTCAAGGCAAAGATTTATTTAAAGATCTATTCGAAACTGATGAAAATGGAATTATTATATTTATAAAAACTCCAAGTAAAATGTTCAGTTTAGAAGCTCTTCTTTTTATACAAAATTTAATGGTTCATCAACACTTAAGAATAATATATGGTGAATTCAGAAAATCTATGGAAGAATTAAATCAAATGAAACAAGATGTTCTTTCGATGCTCAAAAAAGAGTAATTAGAAAAAGTTCGACATACCCTTTAATAGCAATAGTCATACTATGACTTGGGAAACAGTAGAACAAAATAAAGATACAGTAGAAATTATAGAAAAAAAAGAACCAACATCATCAGATGTTGTGGAAGATTTAATATCCAAAATATCTTTCGAATTAAAGGTTGCTCATGAAACAAAGTACGATTCAGCGGAAGCAGAAAAAACCGCTGCCTTATGTTTAAGAGCTTTAACTGAACTTTCAGAATTTTTAGCCGAGGCTGACTTAATCTCCAAAGAGAAAAAGTCCGATCTTGAATCTACTTCTGGAGAACGTTATATGTTTTATAAGTTCAATTATAAATTGGACGGGAATTCTGTTAAACTCTCCGATGAAGGTGTTGGACATTTAGTTGCTCAAGATCCAAAAGTTAAGAAAGCAAAATCGGAATTATATCAAGCTGAATCCGATTCAAATAAATGGAAAAATCTTTTTGGAATGCTCAAAGATGCTCATATATTTTTTAGAGGATTATCAAAAGGTCGTCTTGATATATGATTAAACCCGGAGACCAATTTGGTCGATGGACCGTTATATCTAATAAGTTTTATTTAAGAAAAAACCTAAACATACCTGCTTATAAAGATAATACACGACAAGCTTTTTACACATGCATATGTGCGTGTGGATCAAAAAAATATGTTTTTGAAACTGGATTATTAAGAGGTTCTTCCAAATCATGCGGATGCCTAAGGAAAGAGTTAAAAATTTCCAAAGATCCATGGAAAACAGAATTTAATATTTACAAAAATCATATATTTAAACTCAAGCCAAACCTTGAATTTTCTATTAATGAATATAATTTTAAATCTTTATCTTTAAATAATTGTTTTTATTGCGGAGTTGAACCAAATATAAAAACTAAAACTGGAAACCAATACAAAAATGGAATTGATAGATTAAATAATGATATTGGTTATAATTTGGAAAATTGCGTTTCTTGTTGCATAGAATGCAATTTTATGAAGTCATCTTTAAATGTTGATAGTTTTCTTAATTTGGTAAATAATATTTATAGTTATTATTTCAATAATGTCAACCTGACAATAGATCCCGAGCCATTAATAATTAAAAAACCAACCTTAGTTTCTGATAAAATTTGGGAAACAGAACATAAAAGAATGAAAAGGGATATTGAGTCAAGAAATAGAGAGTTTAATGTTGACATAAACTCATTTACCAAGTTAGTTACGGCAAGGTGTTATTATTGCGGAGCTGCCCCGTTTAAAAAAACACATGTTGGAAAGAAATTTAGAAACGGAATAGATAGAATAAATAATAATCTTGGTTATATAGATAATAATATGATTCCTTCATGTTGGAATTGTAATAAAATGAAAGGTAAATTAAATCAAGATATTTTTCTAAATAAAATACAAAAAATAATACAAAAAGGTATAAAATGACAAAAACAAAAGAAAAAATAAAAGTTGATATTAACAAATTAGTTTCATCAGTAAAAAGCTCATATGGCAAAGATAAGGGAAGAGCTTCTCAAATATCTACGGGAGCAAGCATATCAAAACCAACAGAAGATAAGGATTTCGTACACTGGAAAGATTCTCCATGGGAAATGTTAACGGGTATAAAGGGATTACCTTTCGGTAAGGTCGTTCAAATTGCAGGTAGACCAGATTCAGGTAAGAGTAGTCATGCTTCTTTATTTATGAAGCAAGCTCAAGATCAAAATGTTCTTGTTATTCTTTGGGATACGGAAGGCAAGTTTTCCGCAACACGTTTTAACAAATATTTCAATGGAAACGCGGATGAATTAATTGTTGTAACTTCAAGAATGATTTTAGAGGGCGGTGATGAGGTTGAAAGAATAGTTCACGCTGCTAAAGAACAAGACCCAGATTGTAAAATATTAATCGTTTGGGATTCTGTTGGCGGAACTCTTGCAAAAAATGAAGACGAAAACTCCCTTGACCAATCAAAACAAATGGCTTCTGCTTCCAAAGAAAATGGATCAGTTATGCGAGCATTTGTTAGATTGATGGAAAAATATAAAAACAAAGAAACAAACGATGAAAGCATTGCTGTTCTTTTGATAAATCAATCATATGCAAATATTGGCGCTCCAGGCCAAAAAGAATCTGGCGGCCAAAAAGTTGAATATTTTTCAAGTATAATTGTTCAATTAACCAGAAAATCTGATTTAACAAAAGTTGTTAAAGGTATGAAGATGAAAATAGGTATTGTAACAAGAGCAAAGGTTAAGAAAAATCATCTATTTGATGGAGAGAGTTCGGTTGCAGAGCTTGATCTTATTGTAACGGCTGGTGGAATTAACTTATTATCAACTCAAAAAGTTAAGAAAGAAGAGACTTTTGGAGATGATGGTGATACAGAGATAGAAGGCGAAGAATAATGTGGGTATTATCCAAGGTCTGTTCAAATAAATCTTGCAAATATGCTGGAAAAGAACAGACCTTGGATAATTTTATTTTTAGAAAAGATCGGTTAATTTTCGAAAAAAGATGCGTAACTTGTATTAAAGAATATAAAAAAGAATATTATATTAAAAATAAACATAATATAAAACAAAAATCAAAATCATATTATGAATCAAATAATTCTATTATAAAAGAAAAACAATTTAATTATAATTTTAAAAACAAAAATAAAAAATCAAATTATGATAAGAAATATAGATTACTAAATTTAAATAAAAGAAAAGAATCTTATAAAAAATATAAAGAAAACAATCCTGAAAAGGTAAAGGTTTATAATAACAACTATAAAATACAAAACAAAGATAAATTAAATGAATATATGAAAAATTATATGTCATTTAAACGTAAAGATTTAAAATTTAAATTGAAATCTAGAATTTCAAATTATATTTATTTATCTATAAAAAACAAAAAAGAAAGTATTTTTAGTTATTTACCATATTCTTTAGATGAATTAATTAAAAATATAGAAAGTAAATTTGAGTATTGGATGAGTTGGAGTAATTGGGGAAAATATAATTCAAGCAATTGGAATGATGAAGATTCATCCACTTGGGTTTGGAATATAGATCACATAATACCGCACTCTACTTTTAATTATAAATCATTTGAGGATGAAGATTTTAAAAAATGTTGGTCTTTAGATAACTTAAGGCCTTATTCTGCAAAACAAAATATTTTAGATGGATCAAGTAAGGTTCGTCACAAAAAAGAAAAAGAAGATAGTTCCGAGAAGCAATACAAGCAAAATATAGCGTAGTATAAGAGACAAACCAATTGCCACTTATCTCTTAATTCTAGAGATACTTATAACTTGCCTGGGGAGGTGATATTGGTTTTCTGTAGAGAAATATTTAATTCTACTATTGGTTTGTCTCTTATCTTTTAGAGGTTTGAAATGAATAATTTAATACAAAAAGGTGATATTCAGGAAGCGAATGTTTCTGGATTAATTGATCAAAAACTGAAGGAAAATAGCAATATTCCTGTATATATTGTAGCGGTTGATGATCCAAGAAATGAAAATAATTATAAACAATTTGTTTGTACAAGAGTAACAGAGTGTTCGAATTATTTAGAAATAATTGGTTTTTCAGCTGACACAAAAACAATAAATGCTATAAAAAGTATAAACGAAGTCAATAATATAGTCCAAAAGAAAAATATTAAATATGAAAATCATAAATTTTCGTGGACAAAAGTAATAGACATAAACAACATAACATATAAAAAAAGCATAGGAGATAAAAAATGAGTCAATTTGGATTAACAGAATGGGAAGATGTAGAAGTTGGATCACAAAACAGAGAAAAGAAAAATTTTGCAGATACTTTTCTTAAGTTACAACAAGGTTCTAACGTATTAAGAATAATTACAAAACCACACGAGTTTTTAGTTCATCAATACAAACCACATGAAAAAGACCCAGGTTTTGGGGTGAGAATACTTTCATCTCAAGCTCACGGAAAAGACCCTCTAGTTGAAATGGGTCTAAGACCAAAACGAAGATGGTATGTAGGAGTAATTGATAGAAAAACAGCATCTTATAAGGTGCTAGAGATATCATCTGTTGTATTGAAATCAATTCAATCATTAGTAAGAGATGAAGATTGGGGAGATCCATCACAATATGACATTGATATAAAGGTTGATAAAAATGGTGGTGCTCAAGGCTATTACAGCGTTGTTGCAAAACCAAAGAAACCATTAACACAAGAGGATATTGACATTAAAGCAAGTGTAGATCTTGAGCAACTCAAGCGTTTATGCTCCCCTCCAACATATGAGCAAGTGTTGGAAAAGGTAAAGATGGCACAATCAAAATCACCAAACTTCAACAATGACTCGGTTAGCAGGCCAGCTCCAGTTGTTGATGACGAAGATGATGATACAGATTTTCCAGCAGCTTAAATAATTAGCTTAAAATAAAAAAAGGATTGGATAAAACCGATCCTTTTTTTTTGTTGATATATATCCTTTTATGATTCTACTTGGATTTGATATATCTTCATCTGTTATTGGTTATTCTGTAATAGAATATAAAAATAACAAAATAAAACTTTTACATTACGATTATTATGAACCATTAAATACACAAAAACATTCTTTATATGAAAGTTTGGTTGAAGTAAAGAAATTTGTAAGACAAAAAGTAGAAGAGTTTAAGCCTGACAAAATAATTATAGAAGATATAGCTCAACATTTTTCTGGCAAAGGATCTACGGCAAATACAATTATTAAGCTTGCGGTTTATAATAGAACTATTTGCTTGACAGTGTTTGAGGAGTATGGTATTGTGCCAGAACTAATAAATGTCAATACTGTTAGGTCTGTATTGAGACCAGAAGATCACGAAGGAAGATTGATGAAGGAAGATGTTCCTTTTGCTATTGAAAAGATTTTAAAAATAAAATTTAATTTTATTTACAAGAAAAAAGGAAAAATTGACACAAAAACATATGATATGGCTGATGCTGTAGCTGTATCTTTAGCTTTTATTATGAAAAACATACAGAACGTCACGAAAGGTAAGAAAAAGTGAATTTAAAAGAAGCATATGCTGAATTAGGTTTATCCGAAGGAGCTTCGGAAGAAGATGTAAAGCGTGCATTTAAAAAGATGGCCGCTAAGTATCATCCAGATGTAAATAAAACTGAAGGATCAGAAGATAAATTTAAAAGAATAAATGAAGCTAAAAGGGTTATAGATAATCCTCCAAAAGAAAACTTTAATCCATTTTCTGGGTTTGGCGGAGGTTTTGGGGTTGATTTTAACAATTTTATGGTTCGAAAAACAATGGTTCCAAAAAGAAGACCTTCGGCCAATTATAATTTATATATTACATTTGCGGAATCAGTTCTTGGTTGCAAGAAGACAATATCTTATGATAGATATATAAAATGCAACTCATGCGTTGGAAATGGTCTTATTAAAGATGACAAAAATAAATGTACCAATTGTGATGGAAGAGGTGAAACAATACGTCAATCTGGAAATACAGTGATAAGAATGACGTGCAATTCTTGTAAGGGCAAAGGTTTTATTGGCTCTGATTGTTCTACTTGTGATGGGTTTGGAACCGTAAAATCCAATGTAAAAGATGTAATGATAAACATTCCACCAGGAATTACAACAGGAACAACCGGAATGGAAAGTGCTGGGAACTTCATTGGAACTGTTCAAATGAATGGTAATATTCATGATAACTATGATAATTTATATATAAATGTTTTTGTAGAACCTGATTCTGAAATGAGTTTAGATGAGGAAGGAAATGTTGTTTCGGAGATAAATATAAGCTTATTGGATGCTCTTAAAGGTACGGTAAAGGAAGTAAATACTGTTAAAGGTAAATTAAAATTAAAAATACCAAATAAAGTTAAAAATAATCAAAAAATTGAAGCAAAAAATTATGGTATAGGGGGAGAAGGTTCTCATTTATTTAATATAAATGTTAATTATCCGGAAGAAGTTGATAATTTAATTTCTTATTTGGAAGGTTTGTAATAATGGAACAAGAACGCAAAATAGATCTTGCTGATATTATTCCAGAATCTGAATTAGAATCTTATACTAATTATTTGGATAAAGATCATTTGGATTATATTTCTTATCACTATCATTTATCACAAGAGTTTATAGAGAAACATTCAGATAAAGTTAATTGGTGTAATATTTCAGCTTATCAAAAATTATCTGAAGAATTTATCAAAAAACATATAAATAAAATTCATATTGATCAATTAATGAATTATAACAATAATGTTTCATACAAAATCAAAAAAGAAATAAAAACACTAAAAGAAATAATATAAAGGAAAACGATGCCATTTTACATACAATGTTCAAATAAAGGTTGTTGTAAAAATTCTGCCGCTCTCTTAAATGAAGAGACAAATGAAGTTTTTTGCGCAGAATGCGATAGCCCAATACCAGAAGTTACTCATTTTACCAAGGTCCAATTGAAATCAATGGGCCAAACCATGAAAAAAAGAAAATCACAAACTTCTTTTTCGATTCAATGCCAATCTTGCAACAAAACAGACAGACCAACAATAAAAGATAATAAAGCTTACTGTAAACATTGTAAACAAGAAATGTTAAATGTCTCGGGTGCATTCATTCAGATGTTAAAAACAATAGATGGAAATAGTTGATATATCAAATAAAATACAAAAAAATTCGCAACAATACTCGGAAGTGTTGTCTGCTACTTTTTCTTTGTTAAAATATGATACTGAAGCAAAACCATTCTTGAACTATTTAAATTTAAGAGTTCCTCAAAAAATAAAAGGATTCACATCTTTTGGTTGGTTTCCACCAAATTACAGTATAAATAAAATATTTCAATATATAAAACCAGAAATATTACAAGAATTAGATTTAATATATAAATCTTCCTCTTTTGATTCTGGCCATGAAGAAGAAGTTTGGGTATCAAAATTTAACAATCATAATTTAATTATGCCATATCATAACTCTTATGGTGACATTGTTGGTTTAGTTGGCAGAACTCTCCTTTCTTCTCAAGATCAAAAAAAATTACAAATATCAAAATATAAAAATACTTCAATTTTAAAATCAGCAAATTTGTTTGGATTATATCAAGCAAAAAAATCAATTATAGAAAAAGATTTAGTTTATGTTGTTGAAGGACAATTTGATTGCATTACATGTCATAGGTTTGGTTACACCAATGTAGTTGCTTTAGGTGGATCTTCATTTTCAATATATCATCTTCTCCTATTAAAAAGATTTACAAATAACATATGCTTAGTTTTAGATAATGATATTGCTGGAGAAAAATCAAAATCAAAAATAATAAATAAATTTGGGTCTATGGCAAATTTTTCAATTTTTGAATTAAAAGAAGAAAATGATATAGATGAATATTTAAATAAAGGAAAGAAGTTATGATACTATTAAATGAATTATCAATATATGATAATGAATTATCAATAGATGATATTAATGAATTTAATTTTGTAGATAATAAAGTTTCGCTAGAAACTATAGATAAAATTTTACCAGTAATATTTGAAAGTTTAGATGACAAGAATTATCAAAATTTAACTTTAAAACAATCTGATGAACAATTCCAAGCTTCTATGTCGGTAATTGATGATATTATACGTTACCAAGATATATATAATGAAACAATTATTAAATATATTTATTATTTTGATTCTATACAATTAAAAATTATATTACAATACCAATATCTCGAAGAAGAAACTGTTAAGTTTATAATTTCTTTATTTGAAAAAGATGAGATTTCTAAAAATTTACAGTTTTTATTTTCAAATGAAAAAATATCAGAAAGTATAAAAAATGAATTAAAATCTCTTATTGAAATTATATAAGTTCACCAAAATTAATAATTTAACATAGAAATGGGAAAGCAAATTTTTGCTTTCCTTTTTTGTTTTGATATATAATCAGTTGGAGAACTTATGGATTACCAAAAAAAAGAGAGAACAACAAGATCAAACTCATATCAATTTGTACTTTTGGAACAAGCATTTGCACCAGAGATGCTAGCCGAGGTGGCCGATTCGGAGGGAATATTTGCTCAATTAAATCCTTTTGGGTACAATGAAACAATCCTTGAGCTAAAAGATCAATTAAAAATTGAGTTCTGGAGATTAGTTGAAGAAAAGCTTACACCTAGACAAAGAGAGGTTATAAAACTTTATTGTGAAGGTTTAACCCAAATGGAGATAGCAAAAAAACTAAATGTAAACCAAAGCTCAATTACAAAATCATTAAATGGTAATTGTGATTATAGGAACGGAAGAAGATTATATGGTGGATCTAGAAAGAAATTGCAAAAATTGGCCGAACAAGATCCTAAAATCCAAGCAATAATTGAAAAAATACAAGAACTCAGTGATGGGTTTTGATATATGTCAAATCGTAATTAGTAGCAACCTACTATTTTTTTGATATTTATTTTAGTTAGAAATATATAATTTTGGAGATTTTAATGGACAAACATTTTATAGATTATTCTAGTTTAGAAAAAGACTTAAACAGACCAAAGCATTATAAATATGCTGATGTTAAAGATAAACTAGTAAAAGTAGCATTTGATATTGTTAAGTTTAATGATCCAAATGAAGATATTGATGGTTTATGGCAAATCAAAGCCACCGATGACGGAGAGGTCATTGTTGCTTTATATGAACCAGCAGAAAATGTAAAGCAATCAAATGCAGATAGTTCTGGTTTATTAAAAAATGCTTCTTTTGGTTGGCAAGTAATTGCTGGAAAAGATTCTCTTAATCTATTTTATAAAGAAGAACCTATTGCTAGATACAGTTTTGACCAGTTTGGTATCGAAAAAGATGATAGAGCAGAATTTTGCAAGCATGTTAATGAAAAGCTAAATACAGATACTAATTATGTGAAAGCTCTTTTTAATGAATTACCTATTGCTAAGAAAGCGGAAATTGCTAAAAGATTTCCAGAACTTACAAAATAAGATCCATTTAAAATAAACAGGAAAAATATGGACCCCAAGAATATTAATGATTTTAAACAATTTGTGGATGAACTTAGCAAAAAATTTGCTGGTCAAGAAAAGTTTTTCACTTTAAAATTAGCCACAAGACTTAACAAAGCCGCAGAGCTTCACCCACATGATCAAACCATAATTCAAGTGGCATCCGTATTAAACAAAAAAGCAAATTCTGGTTCTCATTTAATTAGTAAAGAAGAATTAAATGATATTTATAGAAACTTTTATATAACAAATACAAAATGTGCTTCCTTTTTATCAGAAGAACTTGATTTAAAAGAATCTCTCCCAGAAGCAAAGAAAATGTCACGAAGAGAAGATGAAGGTCAATATGAGGATCTTTATGCCAAATATGCAGATTCAAAATTAGTAAATGAACTTGAGTCTGCTTTTGATAAAAGTGCAAATTATAAACCATTTAGTAAAAAAGCAGCTCAATCCGCTGAAAAGATTGTAAAATCTTTAATTGGTGGTGATGTTAAAGTTCTTGATGGTAGTGATTTTGCTGTTATTTGTCAAGCTTCATTTGATACACCAAAAGGTAAGGGTCATGTAGTTGTTCCCGTAGAAGTTGTGGATGATAAGGCTTTAATACCAAATATGTTTTTAACACAAGCTGGATTTAAAGAGTTTTCTACAGAAAATTTAGAAGATCATTTAATTTCTACAGCTGGCAAAAATTTCCAATTAAACACACAAGAACTTTTAAACGCAATCAAGGTTGCTAAATTTGGCGAAAAAGAAGAGTTAGATGAAGTAGATTTAGCAGTAATGTCTTTAAAGGCACGAGCTGGAATTTCTTCTGATTTTGACCCAAATGGTATAATTTATCAATCCATAGATTCTTTTGAACCAGAAATTTCAATGGAAACAGAAGAAGTTAAAACTTTCTCTGAACAATTAAACTCAACTGCTGGAACTGCAGAATTTATATTTGGAAAAGAAAATGTAAATATAGGTAAGAATATAATTGCTAAAGAACTTTCAAGTGCAGGAATTAAAGATTATCAAATAAAAGTTTCATCTGTACAAGATGACAGTATAACTTATGCTGTATCAGCATCTGGATGTGGGTTTAAAGTTCCTATGAAAGTTGAATCTAAAAAAATACAATATCCAAATATTATACTAGCAAAAGGAAGCGTTTCTGAGTTTTCAACTTCTGGAATAAAAGAAGCTTTAAGTTCAAATGATAATAGTATTCACTTTGAAATGAATGGATACGGATTAATGTCAAACGCTCAATTATTAACTTTAGTTGATGAATCATGTAATAAAGGTGATATTAATAAAGTTGCAGAACTTGTTACTTTTATAAAAGAAACTGGCGATGAATCAGCTTTCAAGTATGCGTTTGCTTCATACATGAGTTTAATGCAAGGTTCTTTTGTTAAAAAGGCAAGTCAAGAAAATAAAATTAAAACAATAAAACTTGGTGGAAGAGAAGTTTGCGCAGAAACCTTCTTACCAGTTGATAAGGTTTATGTTAATGAATTTGGAGAGATAGTTCCAAAATACAGACAAAACATGGAAAAAACTGATGAAGTAACTGCGGCTGGAATGATGAATGCAAAAATCATAATGGGGCTATAATGAAACATAAATTAATTGAAAAACTAAATGATTTAATTCAACTTTGCAGCAATCCAGATTCTGAAGTTTGCGTTGAAGCTGAAAAAATCTGTGATGGAAAAGATTTTGTTAAATTTACAGAATTTCTCATGGAATGTTCAGAAACATTAGGAAAAGCAAAAGCTTTAATTGAAGAAAAGGCAAGCGATTTATCTGAGGATGATATTGATGAACTTGGTGAAATTGCATCAATTTTTGATGAATCTGATGATGAAGATTTAAAGAAGAAAGCTTCGGTTCTTGATGAAATATTAATAACCATTGGGGCAAATAAAGATTTTAAAGAAAACTTTAAAAAAGCAGAATCTGATGAAATAGAATCTCTTCGAGCAAAATTAAGAAGAGAAACAGGCGAAAAATTATATTCAAATTCTGAAAAAGAATATCAAGCAGAAGCTAAAAAAAAAATAGAAGAGAAAGTTAAAACTTATAGACCTTTGCAAGGATCTTTATCTACCAGATATTCTCCAGATATGCCAGGGGTTAGTTTGATGAGGGTTGGCGAAAATGTTTATCAATGCCCTGTAACAAAGAAAATATATAATTTTGCAGAAGGATTTACAACAGCAAATGGTACAAAAATACCAGGAACCTCAGTTCAAGGCCAAACAGATTTTAGTGAACAAGTAAGCGCTGAACATCAAATGTTTTCTACAACAAGAGATGATATTCTAAATGGCTCTCGGTAAGGAGGGTGAATGTCGGCTGATTACTCAAAATTATTAGAACATCCAGATAAAGAAGAAATCATTAGTAAAATAATGACAGGATCTTCTCATAAATCTATTGCTGATTGGCTTAAAATAAAATATTCATTAAAAGAACAATCTCATTTAAGATTAACTTCAAATTTTTTAAAAGAATTTTCCGATAATAATATTGATTTATTTAATCAATTAAGAAATGATTTATCAAATGTAAAATCTAGCAATGATAAAATAAATAAAAAAATATCCGAATCTTTATTAAATAATAAAACTTATAAAGAAAGATTAAATGAACTTGCCGATTCCGAGATTGATATAAAAAGAGTCATTACAGATACTATATTTTTGATACGTGGACGTGTTGAACAAATGTATGATATTGTTCAAAATAATCCAGAAAATACAAAACCTGATTATGCTTTAATAAAATGGTTTGAAACTTTATTAAATGCAACCGAAAAATATCAAAAGATATATGCTCAACCAGAGGGTTCAGTTATAAATAACAATATAACCGTCAATATGATTGAACAACATTCTTCGGTTTTACAAGAAGCCATAAGAGATACTTTGTCGGAAATAGATCCCGAAATTGCTTTCATCTTTATGGATAAGCTTGCTAAAAAATTAGCAAAACTAGAAGAACCAACAGATAAATTTGAATCTACCGAAAGAAGATTTGGTGAAGTTAAAGCTTTACAAGATTCTGTAAAGGAGTTTGAAGATGTTTCTTAATAAGAAATATAAAGAACAAAAAGATTTAATTTTCAAATCTGCATCGGCTCAAAATGTAGATTTTTTAGTAGATAGACTTGATAATTTATTTGATTTAATGAAAGAAGCTAATATAAATAATGAAAAAGATTATATAAAATTTAAAAATAATTTAAAAAAAGAATCTATAAAAAAACATTTTATAAAGAAATCATACCCTCAAGCATTTGACGCTTTTCATATTCAAGCTCCTCATAATTTAAATAAATGGTTGGATACGGTAAAAAATATATATAATTTACATTTTAAAGGTTATGATTTGGGAGAATCAACCGAGTTATTAATAAAAGATTGGGATACTATGGAAAAGAATGATTTTAAAAACTGGCTTAAATTTTACCAAACAAACCAAAATAAATCGTATAAAATTGCACAATTTACGGTTGGGGATGGTATTCCTATAGATCATTTAATTAGACGGACTCCAGATTTTCCAAGCAAAATTATGGACCCAAGAAATGAAGAATGGGAAAAGCTTCAAGAGAATTCTCAAAAGCAAAAACTTGAACGACAAAGACAAGCTTTAATTGGAAGATTAAATTCTGCCGAAAAAATCGTTTCAACAAATGCTGGCAATTTATTTAAAACTGAAGCTGAGATAAATTCTTGGCTTGAAACTCTTCATTCTTTAAAAAGAAAAATTCAAACGATAAAAAGTGCCGCAACTTTGCAAGATGTTATAATAGCTTCTGCAAATAAATTAAAATTTGATGGACTTCATAAAACGGCAAATATAATTATGAAAATTGCTCAAGAAGTTCCTAGTGAAGCTGTTCCAGAAGATGCCGCTTCAGAAAATCCAATACCAGAAGAAAATCAAGAATTATCACAAGATCCAATGGCAAATCCAGAAATGCCAGAAGATGCAGGCTTAGATTTATCTGTACCAGAAGAAGATTCCGATGAAATGCTACCAGATGATGATTTAGATGATCCAGATGGTGCCGTTAGAGAGTTTTTAGAAAACTTAGGTGTTTCCGCTTCAGATAACTTTGATGGAGCTATAATTGTTGTTGGTGACGATTCTTCAATAAACAAAAAAGCTCAAGCCGTTCCTGGTACAGAACAAATACAACCTCCCCAAGAAATAAATCCAGAGTTGTCACAAGATTTACCTCCTGAACCAATATCAGAAACCTTAGATGCTCCGGGAGAAATTAATGTCGAAGAGATTGAGGAACCAGAAGAAGGCTTAACTTCTCAACAAGACGAAAAAGCAGTTCGAGAATTAACCGATACTGATAGGGCTATTGATCAAGCATTCAGTAACGTTAATTATGACGATATAATTGTTAAGTTAGAATCTTTAGCAACTCTATTCAAGCAAAGACAAGTTATTAGAGAATTAACTATCGTTGACTTAATGTTACAAGCAGTTGGTATTGCTTCATTCTTCCCAAGCTTAGGGGAAGCCACAAAATCTGCTTTAGATTCAAATCAATATGTGCTTACTAGAGTAGAAGATATTTTAGCTAAATTAAGAGGAGCTTCCGGTTTAACAGATGGTACTTTAGATCAAGTTAAAGATAAACTTGAAACATCTGAAGAAAATGAATTTAAAAAGAAAGAAAACCGTGTAAGAGAAAAGATGCAACCTAATGCAGATGAACCAAATGTAATTGAAGAGTTAAGTGGTCCAACAAAAGTTGAAACTGTTACTCCCGAAAAATCACCTCCACAACCATCAGAAAAACCAACAGCCCCAGTAAACCCAGAACAACCACAGGTAATATAAAATGAAAATTAGAGATATTTTAAATCAGATAAATAAAATATCTCAAGATATTGGAACTTCCAAAGTTTATATTTGTGGAGGTATTCCAAGAGATAAAATTTTAAATAAACTTGAAAAAGTTTCTGATATTGATTTAACAACTGGCGACAATACAATAAAAAATCTTGCTAAAGAATGTTCTATTAAATTTGCTGGACCAAACACCACATATAAGACTATGGATGATGGTCACTCAAAACTTATAATTGATGGCGTAAATTTTGATTTTTCTTCAAATTATATAATACCAAATTTAAAAGAATATTTTGAATCAAAAAATGAAACAAAATCTAGTTTAGATTTAGAAATGTACAGCAGAGATTTTACTTGCAACTCTTTACTTTTAGATTTTGATTTAGAAACAATTTTGGATCCTTTAAATAGAGGAATTTCAGACATTGAAGGTAAAATGTTAAAAACCTGCTTAGATCCAAGCATAACTTTAGGTGTTGATAATAAAAGAATATCAAGAGCAATTTATCTTGCTGCCAAATTAGGTTTTAATCTTGACCCACAAGTTTTTAATTGGATAAAAGAAAATCCAGAAAAAATTGCCACCCCAGGCAATAAATATGTTTCAAAAAGAATAAATAAAGCTTTATTTTATAATAAAGAATATACAATACAATTACTCGATGATTTGGGTTTATGGAGTTATATTCCAACAAACAAAGGATCTCAAGATCAAATATTAAAGGAAATAATATGAGTAAAGAAGAATTTGGAGTAATGCCTTTTGGAGAAAAAGGTATGATTAGACAAAATTATGATTATGGAGAAGGGCTTTATTTTGGAATACCAAGCGAAAAGTTTTTTAAAAAATTAAAGAAAAAGAAAAATAAAAAAGCTCATGATGATATATTATATTTGGCAGAAATGTTTTTAAAAATTTCACAATGAAAAAATTAGCTATAATCAGAAATAATGCGGAATGTCCATTTGGTTTACCAATACCTTTTGGTTGCAAAAATATTGGAGAAAAAATAGATTATTTAAGACCAACTCAATTGGCAAGAAATGATGAAGAATTAAAAGAAATTATAGAATTAAATAACCAAATTATGATGACCGAAGTTGGTTCCGGAACATGCCCATTCGCTCAACATATTTTGGAAAAATCCGTTGAATGCAATTTTCAATCAAATGGAATTGATCCAAAAGGTTTAGTTGGCTCAAATTTTTACACAAAACTTCCTCAAGGACCTTCTTTTGATGGAATGTTTTCCTTCCCACAAGGTCCATATGGCGATGAAGGAAATTCCGGAAGAAACAGCTATTATTCTTATTTTTCAAGTCAAGGAAGTTCAATGTTAAAATATAAAAAAGCTTCCATAGAATCCGATATAAAGGATGCAATTCAACATGCTGCTTACTCAGGAATTAATTATAACGGAAAGGTTTGTTTTAAAGTTGCATATGAAGGAGATATGCAATTGGATGAAATATTAAAATGGGACGATGTTTCTTCTTGGGGAGAATGGAAAAGAGAAGAATTAAAAGATTTAAATGAAAATGATTTTAATAATGAAATAGAATCTTTTCGAGGAAAAGATTGGTTGAATATGGCCAAAGAATGGATAAATGGAACCTTTCCACCAATTATATTGATTTCAACCGCAGAAGGAGATTTTATTGGAGATGGAAGAGGAAGAGTTTCTCTTGCATATGGACTTGATTTAGACTTTCTTCCGGTTATTGTTTTAAATGAAGATGAGATGGGCAATATTTGTTATAACTTCTCCAATGGAGATATTATCAACCAATAATTAGGAATATAATTACACAAACTTTAAGGTAAAAACATGAGTTTAATAAAAAAAGCAGATAACATTAACGCATTGGATTTAGCTACACCAGAAGAAAGAAATATTCTTGAAAGAGCTTTGGGTGGGAAATATAATGATAGAGGTCCAATTGTTGGTGGTAATTATCCCGATAAAGCATTTGATGATAGAGCTTTTGCCGATGATGCTCTTGAACAATTAGATGATATTATAAGTTCAGATTCAAATGATGAATTTGAAAAATCCGATGATTATGAATCTTGCGGAGATTGCGGTTTTGATCATGGTTATGAATATGAACAAGCTTATAAATGGCATATGGATAATCCAGGTTCTTATTTTAATTCCGGAGTTATTCCTCCAAATGAAAATGAACTTTATGTAGAAGAAGAAGATGCCGATTTAGAAAATGAAAATGATCCTCTTGCCGATTATGGAGTTATGTCTCCAGAAATTATTCCTCAAGAATTAGATTATGATCAAGATGATTTTTCAAGCGTAAAAGATAAATCAAAAGATTCAGATGATGACACAGAAGTTGTTATTTCCGTTACCGAAGGTGATGATGAACCTCAAATTTTCAAGTTTGATCTTCCCATGATCCCAGGCTCCGATGTTGAAGATGAAATAGAAATAGAAGAACCAGAAGAAGATGTTGTCGTTGAAGAAAGAGATATGTGGGATTGGAACTCTCTTGGTCTCAAAAATTTCTTAAAATGGCTCCAAGGTATGTTTGATAATATTCCAAAACACTCCGGCCATGATACTTCCGGTATCGAAAGAGTTATTGCTTTCTTATCCAGAATGGATAAAGAAATATCAAAAGCCGTTCGCTCCGATATCCGTGGCGAAATTGATGTAAATAAAGTTGAAGAAGCTCGCCACTCTATTAAAGATGGTATCAAACGCTGCGAAGAAAGATTAGATAAAATCACAGGAAAATCAAAAAAGAAAAAGAAAAAAGCAGATTCGGATAATGCTATAGTTAAAGAAGCCGGTGCTACCCCCATTAACAATGTTACCGCTACCGTTCCTCTCTTTATATTAAGAATGGCCAAAATCTGCATCAATGGCACCGTTTCCGCAGGTCACTCTATTGAAGATATGTTCTCAAGATTGGTCGATAAATATAAACTTGATGAAAGAGAACAAGCTGAACTTTTAGAATTAATCGAAAATATGGGATACCCAGTACCAAGAGACCGTGGATTCAATGTTGATGAAAGATTTGATCGTACAGGCGAAAATGGCTTTGATTGGCCAGCTAATTATTACTCCTAATATTTAATAAGGTATATATGCCAAGAGGTTACTCAACAATATCAAGAATTTCTGACGAAGAATCAGGTTATGAAGTAGAAAAAGCCGATAATCTTTCCCCTTGGATGAATTATCTAGCTAACAGATTAAATGGATCTAAACAAGATGTTACCACATCTGCTCCAATTAATCAACAAGTTTCTTCCTATGTTAATTCAAAAAAACCAATCTATGCCACCGTTAATGATGCCGTGGAAGATTATAAACAAAGAACCGGTTTGGCAAAATATCTCGATTCTATTAAACAAGCCAATAAAAAAAGTCCAAAAGAATTGGTTATGGAAATCAAAGCTTCTTGCGAAATTCCAAAAACTCTTCTTAAATTCGATTGCGCCGATGAAATTGTTTCTTTTGTTAAAAATTTGATAAAAAATAACAATGGCCTCGGTTGCTCCGTTCCCCAACTTCAATATGATATATTGTCAACTTTCTCCCCAAGCAAATGTCCAATTTCCGAACAAGATTTAAACGAATCCGATGTTATAGAGTTCCTTAACGAATGCATTGCGGAAGAAAGAAAGTCCGTTCCAAAAGATATGACCCAAATGAACTTGGGTCTCGGTCTCGGAAAGGATGTCGAAGATCAAAGACAAGAAGAATTCTTCTCTTCCGATTTGTATAAATAACAAGAGATGGTAAGTTTTGTATTTTGTATATTGTATAAGAAATAAAATAAATAATAAATTGTATATAGGTTGGACAACCGATTATAAAGGTAGATGGAAAACTGAAATAAATAGAGCTTTTAATCTTAATTCAAGAGAATATCACGTTTTATTATCAAGAGCTTTTAGGAAGTATGCTAAAACAAATAAAGAAGTAAAAGATTATTTTGATTTCTTTGTTTTGGAAGAGTTTGACAATAAAGAAGAATCTCTTGATGCGGAAGCATTTTGGATCGAATTTTTCCGAACCGATATAACAAGATATGGAGATGCTTATGGTTATAATCAACACCATGGAGGTTCTTGCGGAATTCTTGGTTATAAATTCACTCCGGAACAAAAAAAGAAATTGTCTTTGAAAAGAAAAGGGGAAAATAATTCGGCCGCAAAATTGAATTGGCAAAAAGTTGATGAAATTCGACATAAATATAAAAGTGGCGAATTTTCTCTTGGAACACTATCGAAAGAGTATGAAGTAAGCAAATCTTCAATAGCAAGGGTAGTTTCAAATAAATATTGGAAAAAGGATGATTATGAGCCTTGATATTTTTGAACAATTAAAAAATAATGTTTCCAATATTGATCCAATTTTCTTTGTTGAGAAAAATTTAATGTTGGAAGGAGAACCTTTTAAATTAAATGGGAATGGCTACAAGCCGTTTGTGGAAATTTATAGAAAAATCGTGTTATCGGCCTCAAACGAAGATTCTAAGCCATTTATATTGGTTAAAGGCCGCCAAATCGGGGGGACAGTGATGGCCGCAGCCCTAGAAGCCTACTTTATGGCATCAGGATTATACGGATGCAACGGCAAGCCACCAATAAGAATAATACATGCGTTTCCAAATCTCATACATGTATTTACATATGCGAAGACAAAATTAAATCCAATCATAAGAGGAGCGCGACCTTATGACAAGCCAATTCGAGGAAAGAAAGTTTCAATATTGGAAGCAAAATTGGATAAGAGTTCCGAATCATCAGATTCTTTGCAATACAAGCAATTTGAGGGAGGAAACTTTTTAAGAATTGAATCAACGGGATTAGATGCGGACAGATTAAGAGGTGGTACGGTAGATGCAATATTTTATGACGAATGTTTTCCATATGATCAATTAATAGAAACGATTGATGGAAAAATAAAAATTGGCGAAATATATGACAAATATATAAATAACGAATCAATACCTTTGGTAAAGTCTTATAATGAAAATTTAAATATTTTTGAATATAAAAATGTAACAAAAGCTTGGGACAGGGGGAAAAAGAGTTTAGTATCAGTACATTGTGATGGAATATCATTTTCATGTACAAAAGATCATAAATTTTTAACAGATTCTGGGTGGAGACCAGTATCTAGTATAAATCACAATGGGGTTATAAAAAATTCAAATAATGAATACTCTGATGTATTATCAATTATAAAATTAAATAAAGAAGAAAGAGTATATGATATAGAAGTTGAAGATAATCATAATTTTGTAATATGCAATGAAGAGATTGGATTAATAGCGCATAACTGTCAAGACACACCAAAGGTAGCAATACAGAATGCGAACAAGTTATTAACAAAAGCGAAGTATGGTTCAAGAAGAGGAGGAATTCAAGTTTATTTTGGAACTCCAAAGCAAAGGGGATCATTTTATTATGAATTATGGACAAAATCATCTCAACAATTTTATTATTTAGGATGTGAAAAGTGTGAAAAACATTTTCCATTATATACACCTGGTTCCAGTGATTGGGAAAAGATATGGCTATACGGATACATAGTTAAATGTGTACATTGTGGTCATACACAAGATAAGAGAGATGCAGCGGAGCGGGGAAAGTGGGTAGGAACACGGCCCGAAGACGAATGTGAATTGGTAGGATATCATATTAACCAGATGTACAATCCAAGAATCACAAGGGAAGATATGGAATATGAAAAGCCGGAAAATCATCCAATCAATACGGAAAGAGCGTGGCAAAACGAAGTATTGGGAGAGTTTTTTGCTGGTGAGATGGGTCCATTAACTGCCGAGCAAATAGAAGAAAAGTGTGCCGATATAGGCAGACAAATGAGCAGTGGAATAACCTTAGATAAGGGCAAGAAAGTTTATGTAGGTTTTGACTGGGGAAAGAGAAGTGATGCGGATGCGGTAGGAGCGGCCGAGGCAAAGAAAGCTGGAGGGCAATCATATTCAACATGTGTGGTTCTTGTTGAGAATGGACATCAATTATCTATTGAGTATGCAACAATAATAAAGAAAAACGATTTTGAATATAAAAAGAATTTCGTTGATGAAATTATGAGAAAGTACAGCGTAACGCAGGCAGTAGGAGATATAGGTTATGCAGGAGATTTAAGTGAAGTATTGCATCATAAATATGGCGATAGATTTGTTACATCAAATTTATTATCAAAAGTAAATGGTTATGCCAAATTTAATGATCAACAAGATCCAAAAGTTATATTGGTTGAAAGAGAGCATTATTTGGAAGAATTATTTTCTGTGATGAAGAAAGGATTAATAAGATTTCCTTGGGGAGATTGGGAGAAAATATCTTGGTTAATACAACATTGTACATCAATGGAAGTTAAAACAACATTAAATGCGGTTCATGAACCAGTTAGAAGATATGTAAAAGGAAACGGGCCAAACGATGGTTTAATGGCACTCTTAAATGCTTATATAGCTTATAAATTTGTTTCAACGAATGGATTTAATCAAGCAAATCCATTATTATATAAAGAAAAGAAAAAGGGTCCAATGGTTGTCACAGGATATTGTCCAAGATGATATGCAGCAAATGCAAAGAAGAAAAGGATTTAAATTGTTTTTATTTAAGAAAAGATACAAATAGTTATAGAAAAACGTGCAATGATTGTAGGTTAAAATATAACAAAAACTATTATCAAAACAATAAGGAAACAATCAATAAATCCAATAAAAATTGGAGAATTAAAAATAAGAAAAGAAAACTAAATATTAATAAATCTTATGAAAATAAAAAATATTATTTAAATAATAAAGATAAGATAAGGGAATATAACAAGAAATATTATAAAGAAAATAAAAGAAAAATCCTGGATAATAATTTGAAATTGGCAAAAGAAAAGCCAAAAGATTCAAAATTTCGGATTAAAAGATCATTTTCTTTATTATTAAGAGGCAAGTTAAAAAATAAAAATATTGAAAAGAAAAATTCAACATTTGATATTTTGGGATATTCGGTTGAAGATTTGAAGGCTCATATTGAATCCTTATTTGAAGAGTGGATGACTTGGGAGAACTGGGGAAGATATGAGATTGATTCTTGGAAAGAAGATGATAAATCCACATGGAAATGGAATATAGATCATATTATTCCGGAATCATTGTTTAATTATAAAGATATAAATGATAATGAATTTAAAGAATGTTGGTCATTGAAAAACCTTCGACCTTATTCGGCAAAATTAAATGTTTTGGAAGGAACATTAAGAATAAGACACAAATAATTCACTATTATTTTAACATGTTATATATATTTGTGGAGAAATATGGATAAAAAAGTTATTTTAAAGAAAGGTGAAGGAATTCCAACAATTACAACTGAGACATTGAATTCGGTATCTTCTGTAAGAAGAGAAAAGTTGGAACAAGAAATTCAAGAGGGTAAGTTTTTTCACAAGGAATTATCGGCCGAGTTTAAACAAAGACCAACATCCGGATTTTCGGCGATGCTAATGAAGAAAGCAAATTATTCAAATGATACGGGGGGAACGGGAGCTGGATGGAGAGGTCCCGGAGGAACAACGAGGCAAATGCCGGAAGTTTATTCTCCATTATGGTTAAATTCAAATTTAAATCTCCCAAGAGACCGGGCAACGATAAACGCATGGTGCAGATCATTTTTTGCATTAAATCCTATTGTTCAAAATGCAATTTCTTTGCATTCAACTTATCCAATTTCTAAACTAAATATAAAATGTAAAGATCCTGAAATAAATCGTTTTTTTGAAACGATGATTGAGGAGACGGATTTATTAAATGTATGTATTCAAGTTGCGCAAGAATTTTGGACTTTGGGGGAAGCATTTGTTTATGCGGAATTGGATGAAACAAATGGTAAATGGGGAAGATTGGTTATTCAAAATCCGGATTACATAAATGTTCAAAGAAGCACAATTTCTGGGGAGCCCATAATATCTTTACGACCTGATGAAAATCTTAAAAGAATTGTTAACGGAAATAAACCATCCGAGATACAACAAAGACAACAATTGGATCGAAATATAATTGAGCATGTTAGAAGGAATGAAAATATTCCTTTGAGCAATTTTTATGTATCTCATATTCCTAGAAAGATTGCACCTTATGAAATAAGAGGGACTGGATTACCTGTATCTGTATTCCGTCAGCTTATGCTCTTCGATAAGATTCGCGAGTGTTATTCGGAAGATACAGAAGTTTTAACAAATCTTGGTTATAAAAAAATAAATGAATTATTAGAATTTTGCCAATTTAAAGAAGGTGATAATTTCCAGGTTGGAACTTGGAAAGATGAGAGTGGTAATTTACATGGAGTTAAATTAAGAGAAGATATTCTTATTGCATGTATGAATGCAAAAAATAAAAATATAGAATATCATAAACCAACAAATTTTCATATTTCTGATTATGAAGGAAATATGATGCATTTCATTGGAAAGAAAGTTGATATACTCGTTACACCTGAACATGATATGTGGGCAGAAAAATGTGACATCAAAAATTCAAAATATGAAAAGATAAAAGCTCAAGATATGTTGAAAACAAAAAAGTTTTGGAAATTTCAAACGATGGCAAACCATATTGGGAATGATCCAGAATTTATTGAGGTTTGTGAAAAACAAATTCCAATTGATCTTTATTTAAAAGTTCTTGGGTACATTGTATCCGAGGGTTGTATTTATTCAAATTATAAAAATGGAAGATATGATTCTTTTATAAGAATAAGTCAATTAACATCTAGTGATGCCTATGATGATATGAGATCTTCATTTGAAGAGTTTGCTAAAATTTTGGATAAGAATAATAATTCTTATGTTTCTTTATCTGGTTATGGGTTTAGCGAACATTGTCCAAAAGAAAAATGGACGGCAACAATTAATGGTAAGAGGATTTGTGAACATTTTATAAATTCAGTTGGGACTGATGTAAACACAAAATCTTTATACAAAAAACTTCCAAGATGGGTTTTTGATCTTTCGTCTTCGAGAATGGAAATTTTGTTAAATGCATTGGTTAAAGGTGATGGTAATGAATCTTTATCAAAATACAATGGAAAATCCAAAAACTTTTATTATTCAACAATTTCTGAACAATTAGCAAATGATGTTTATGAACTTGTTTATAAAACAGGGAAAGCTCCAAATCTTGGGGTTTATGAAGCAGTTAAATCACATGGAAAACTTGTTAAAGAATTTAGAGTTCTTTGGTCAACAACAAATTATGGAAAAAATCCAACCGTTTGTTCTTTTAATAAAACTGAAAGAAACAATGGTGGTGGAGCTGTAATTAAAGAAATTCCTTATTCTGGTAAAGTTTGGTGTTTTGAAGTTCCAACTGGATTATTTATAACAAGAAGAAATTACAAAACAACAATTCAAGGAAATTGTAAATTTGCTCAAGCTGATAGCATGATAAACCCACTAACTTTAGTTAAAGTTGGTGGCGGAGCTGACAATTTTAGACCTGGCCCAGAAGATATAAATTTATTAAAAAATACATTTGAAGAAGCATATGCGGATAAGAATTTCAAGATATTTACCCATGATGCAGTTACGGTTGAACCAATAGGTTTTGGTTCAGGAATTTATGATACATCAGGAGACATTACCCAATTAATAAAAGAAATTTATATAGGTTTGATGGTTCCTTCTGTTGTTATGGATGGAGGTGGAGATATAACATATGAAAACGGTGGTGTATCTTTGGATGTATTAAGACAAAGATATATGTCATTTAGAAACATGTTATCTTCATGGTTAAGAAGAAAAATATTTGCTCCAATATCTAAAATTCATGATTTTTATGAAGTAAAAGATGGAAAGAAAATGCTAATAGTTCCAGAGATAGAATGGAATCACATGAGCATGTTTGATGTTGGAACTTATGTTGGCAATTTAAATACTTTATTGGGAGCAGAGCCAAGAAAGGTATCATTACATACAGTATATAAATCTTTAGGTTTAGAGTATGAAGAAGAAATGAGAAGAATAAGGCAAGAAAATATAGATATAGTTCTTCAAAAGAGAGAGTTAGAAACATTAGATACTTTGAATTTGTCAGAGTTAAAAACACTAACGGATATATCTGAGTTAAAAGAAAGAAAACAAAAACCAATACCTGGAGAACAAGAAGCTTTACCGGGAGAGGAAGGTGGAATGCCTGGTATGGATTTAGGAATGCCATCTGGTGATATTGGTTTACCAAGCCAAGCGCCACCTGAACCGCAGCTTTAATCAATAAAATGGCATTTATCCGAGGATTGAATGAATAAAAATGACCGCATAAAAGAGCTTAAAAAAATTTCTCAACAAATGTCATTTTGGAACAAAGTGCGTCCTGGTGGTTTTGTTACAAAGCTTGAGGAAAAATTATTCAAAGATTTTGCTCTTAAGATGGAAGAGTTAAGAGATATAGATTCCGTGTTAAGAGGTATTGCTCTTGGAGAAAACAGAACAGGAAAATCTGTAAAAGATTTAGTTGGAGGAATTGATTATTATTATAAAAACAATCGTTTTGTTGATGCAATGTTTTTAATGTATCAATTCAATGATGTTTTGGTTGAAATAATAACTGCTGGTGATAAAGAAATTCCATCTTTAAAAGATATAAAGCAATTTTATGATAAAGATTTTGAAGTTCCGGAAAAATTAAATTATTTACCAGAAACTGATTTATCCGTATTTCCAAAAGAAGCTCAACTTGCTCAAAATTTATATAAGAAATTTTTTGGATCTCCATTAGAAAAAGCTTTTGCATCTGAAGTTGCAAAAAGAAAAGCTGGGGTTGGAAGGGCAGTTTCTGCTACAGCAAATATGCTAGCTTCTTTGCTTGGTATGTTTGATAGAATGGGGTTATATGTTTCTGGTGGTAAAATTGATAAATGGCTTGATGAATTTAAAAAAATAAAAGCAATGCAATCAAGATATAAAAATGTACTTGATACAGTATATATTCAATCAGTAAAAGATTTGGTTGCAAAAGCAAGAGAAATAGGAAAAAGCGAAGAACTTGGAACAAAAGAATCTTTAAATAAAGTTGAAAAAGCGGTTGGGGAAGTCTCTCAACAAACCATTTCTGAATTACCAAAAGAATATGTAAAAGAAAATATTGTTAAAAAGAAAGAATTAACAAAAGAAGAAATTGTTGAATTAAATCCATCTGACCAAGCGACCCTTGGGAAAACAACTTCTACAACATTAGCTAATGATTTAAAGCCTGGGGATAAATTAAACGATAAAGATGGGGTTCCAGTTGCAGAAGTATCTAATGAAGGTTTATCTGTAAAACTTCAAATTGGTGAAAAGTTAATTCCTTGGGAAAAAGTTAATGATTATTATAAATATATAAATGATATTTCAAGTAACCTTACAAAACCTTACATTGGTGAATTATCTATTGTAAAAAAAGAAGAACCAGTATCTGGGGTTGTTGAAGGCGAAGGAAAATCTAAATATAAAGATTTTTTTGATAATTTTTCAAAAATAAACAAATCAAAACAAAACCAAGTAATTTCTGTATTGAGAGAGATCTTAACTGAAGGAGAGGAAGTCACTGATGGTGACGTTATAGTTATTGAAGATGAAATTATAGCTGAGCCAAAAGGTGGAATTTTATTATTTCCCGAGATTAAAACCGAAAATGGAGAGTTAGAAATTCCTTTAAACAAAATAGAAGACATCGTTGAAAAAACAAAGATGTTACCATCTGCTCCTCAGGAAGTTCAAATTATAAATAAAGAAGATATTGATGATAAAATTGATGAAACATCAAATATAATATTATCAAAAGATTTGGTAAATAAAATAAAAAATTCAAAACCATATGAATCTATTGGTGCGGTTCCTTTTATAGAAGCTGATGAATTATTAATTGTATTTGCTGGAGATCAAAGAATGTTTACTGGCGAAGATCAATTAGTTGAAGCAGAAAATTACTTAGCCGAATTATTTGGAAAACCGGTTACTTTAGTAACAGATGATAATATGTTAAGTGAAGCTGAAGATTTTGAATCTAATGATATAAAATTCTTTATGCCAACTATTTTAATTGAAAAAGAAGATTTAAAATTTAAAGATAAAAAAGATATCGAAGTTGAAGAAGAAGTAATAGTACCAAGTCAAAAACTAAAATATGAAGAAGTTCCAAAAGTACCAACTCCATGGGATGAAGAAGATATTTCCGATGAAGATTTTGAAAAATTAATGGAAGAAGCTGGAATTTCACCAAAATCTGCAAAAGATAAAAATATTATATTAAAAACAATCAAGGAAGTTTTTAAAGGTTAAAAATGGAAAAATTTGCCAAAATAACAAAATTTGCTTCCGAAGTATCAACTCTTGATAAGAATGATATTATTAAAACGGCTAATTTTTTAAATAGATTAAAAAATTGGTATAAATCTGTTTTTGATTCTGAATATAAAGAGCAAATTCAAATGATGATGGAAACTTCATCTGAAATAAAAATATATTCAGATAGATTACAACGTTACCTTGATTTATTTGATAAATCAATAAAAGAAAAAGATGTTGATTTATATAATTATGCAATTGAACAAATAGAATGGTCAATATTTTCTTTAGCAGACATATTGAGGAAAAATAAAGAATCTTTAAAAAAGATTCAAGTTTCCGAAAATGAATTTCAAAGATCTCAATATGAGAAACCAAAACAAGAAAGACAGAAGTTTGTATATTTTTCAGAAACTGTGAAGAAAAAAATGGTTCAATATTTAAACGATGAACTTTTAAATAAAGGAATTGATAAAAAAGAAATTTTAGATATTATTTCAAATTCACAAACTTTGAAGGATATTGAAAAAGCAATTTTGGAAGGAAATATAATTAATGTAGAACCTGCTACGGCTCCATCAAAAAATGAAAATAGAGAAGGTGAAGAATGGATAACAATTCACACAAATCCTTTTAAATTATCTACTGGAAATGTTGTACTTCAATTTTATGCTTATTTGGTTGATTTATCAAAAAGAAAAATTGATCCAGAAAACAAACTTTCTTTAAGATATATTGACAATTTATCAATTCATAAATCTGCAAATTTAAAAAATAAAATAATAAAATCCGCTGGAACAATTGCTAACGTTCCAGGTATAAAGAATAAATCCGAAGAATTCTTAACGGAATTGGTTAGAGTTGGAAATAGATTGGGTATAGATCCAAATTGGTTAGCTGCAATTATGTCGGCAGAGTCAAATTTTCAAGCTGATGCAGTCAATAAACTTGGTGGGGCAACTGGATTAATACAGTTTGTTAATTCCACAGCAAAACAATTAGGAACATCATTGGATGAATTAAAGATGATGTCTGATGTAGAACAATTGCACTTTGTTGAAAAATTTTATAAACCTTGGTCTGGAAAAATAAAATCTCCAGGAGATTTATATATGGCAACATTTTTGCCGGTGTTTGTTGGCCACCCACCAAACACAATTGTTGGTAAAAAAGGAAGTACAAAAAAAATAACAAAAAACTTAACTTATGGAAAAGTATATGAATTAAATTTTGGGCTAGACACTGATAAAGATGGAATTATAAGAGCATCTGATGTTACGTCAAGAGTTGATTCTAGACTGAGATCGGCTCAAAAATTACCACCAATACCTGTAAAAGAAGAGTTAGAAAGAGACGCTTTAAGAGATGATTTATTTCCAAAAGAAAATGTAAAAGAAGACTCTGGTTTTTGGTCAAACATTTTTGATAAAGTTATGTCTTTTCTTGGGATGAAAACGGCATCAAATGATATTGAATCTATTGTTAAAAAAGCCGTTTATAAACAAAAATTGCCAACCAATATTGTTAAAATAAAATTATCTTCGGAAAATTTTGAAGATAATGTATCTTGTGGTTTTATATTAGCAGAAGCTTTAGATAATACATTGTTGTCAGATTCTGAAATATTATCAGATGGCAAAAATATAGAAGTTATATCATCAATGTCTGGTTCTTTAGAAAATGTAGTTTCTGCTTCAATAGGTGTTTCTAATATAGTTTTAGAATTGTTTAATAAAAAATACAATACAAAAATATCAAAGAAAATAAGTGATAATATAAACTCAAGTTTTGAAAAATTATCATATGAAGATATAGAAAAACAAAAAAGAAAGTTTTTTATCAAAACTGCAGGTAAATAATGGAACTTACATATTCTTTTGTGATGAGACAATTAAATAAAAATGATAAAAAGAAGATGAAAGAATTCATGAAATCTTATAAATCAATTTTTGATAAGTGTGTTGTTAAGGAAGTTGAAAATTTTGAAGAAATATGTTTAATGCAAGCAATGAAAGATTGCAATATAAACGAAGAGGATTTAAATGATTAATCCTTTTTTTCAAAATTATGGAATATTTACTTCGGGAAAACCAACCGATAATGATATTCTTTCAGCTTATAAACAATATAAAATTAAAAAAATAGTATCATTAGATAATATAATTGGAAAAGAAGTTTCGGAACAATTAAAAAGATTAAAATTACCAATAAAACATGAAATATTTAATATTACACCAGGCAGTCCAGTTGGTGAAGCTTCCGAATTAAAAAACAAAATAAATTCTGTAATCAATGAATTTCCAATATTAATTCATTGTCAAAAAGGTGCTGACAGAACAGGTTTTGCTGTAGCTTCTTGGTTAATAAGAAATGGGAAAATGGACCCATGTCAAGCAAAAGAAACCGTTGAAAAAGTTTTTGGTTATGGAAACTTTATATCAAATACAGCAAAAAATTCATTGGATAAATTATTAGGTTGCTTTGATAAAGAATTGACTCCAGAAAAAGTAAAAGAACAATTAGATAAAAATAATGTTTTTGATGGAAAAATAATTGATAATTTTACAAATGATTACAAATCAAATATTGGAGATGGGGCAAATTATAATTGGGTTTGGAGATCTAATTTTATAGATCCGGATAAAGAAATTTACCCAACGCCAGTTGATTATTCTAATATTTCTAATGCAAATATTGAAATTAATATAATAAAAAGATCAAATATAAGAAAGAAATTTTTGAAAAAAATATTAAGATTAAATTTCCCAAGAGTAATGCAAGGTGTTAATTCTGGTCAAGTTGATAATTATGCCGGATTTGCAAACACATTTTCAAATCCAAGCGGATCCCCTGGTGCTCCAAATGCTGCGGCTCCAGTTGATTCGGCAGGTTACATACAAATCTAATAATTTTTTTACATATTATTATCCTCATGAGTATTCTCAAATTAGCGCAAACAATAGAACTTACAATGGATATTCCGGAGTCTGATAAAAAGATTGCGGCAAATCTAATTGTAAATTTGCAAAAATTTGTTAAAAAACTCGATTCTTTTACAGACCATTTAGATATAATGTATGATCCATTTAAAAAATATAATGTTATATCTGAAGAATCTCTTTATGAAAATAGATCTGCTATTTGGAATTATAATAAACAAATTTTGAAAAATTTTGAAGAATTAAAATCTTTAGCCTTTGTTTGTGTTAAAGGTCTTCAATTTTTCCATTCGGACTTAAATATAAAAGAAATGGAAAGAAGCTTTGTAGATTCTGTATCCGACATAGAATCAAATATAGAAAATCTTGGAAAAAAGATGCAAGATTATGATGTTCAAGATTATAAGTCTTCTGTCAATTCTGTTTTTGAAAATTTAAAAATAAAATCTTCTGAATTAAAAGATTTGATTGAAGATCGCATTATAGATAATATAAACAAAAATATATTAAATAAAAGCTGGGTCGATAATATTGATGATAAAGATTTGGATGATGTTTACAAAAATAACGAACCTTTGATTTCTAAGTTATATAAGGAAAGAGAAGGAATCTTTAATTCTTAAGGTGCATTATGATAATAAAAAGAAGTAGTAGCAAAATAAATGTAATTAAAGATCAAATCTTATTTGATAAAGATTTGCCACAAATAAAAGAAAAAAATGTTTTTGAAATATATGAGTCTTTAAACCCAAAGGCTTCTTTAAAGGATAAAAATGATAATCAAAAAAGCGAATAATAATATTACTTCAGATTGCATTAAATCTACAGCAACAGATCAAGATGATCCAGAAATATTACATTATTTCAAGAAAACCGCTGCTGATTTAAAAGCTATCGCTCCAAGAGCAAAAGATTTCTTATATTTCACAACCATTATGATGCATGCTGCCGAAGCTTCTGCCCTTGATGATAATGGGGAAATTAAAAAAACGGCAAAAGGTGAACCGGTTTCGGTTGGTTGGGATGTTCTTGATAATGGTGCTTGGGTTTGGAAATCTAATGATCCAAATGTAAGACCATACAAGAATAACAATTGCATGTTAGCAGGTACATCAATATTAATGGGGGATGGATCTGTTAAAAATATTGAAGATATTTCTGTTGGAGATGAAGTATTTACACATAAAGGTAATGTAAAAAAAGTAACAAACACCTTTGTTCATGAAAATAATTCTTATATTTTTAATATAAAAACAAAATATCATCCACAGATATCTCTTACTTCTGAGCATCCCGTTTTTGCAATTTCTGATGAAAAAATACGAAAACAAAAACTTAAGAATATTAACCAAAATATTGATTGGGTAGAGACAAAGAATATATCAGCTGGAGATTTCCTAACATCATTTAGAAATATCAATGTAAAAGAGGATTCTTCAATAAACCCAAATCAAGCAAGATTATTAGGTTTATTTGCTGCCGAAGGTTCTTTTTCTAAAAAATATGGCAAATTACAATCTGCAGTATTTACTTTTGGTATCAAAGAAAAATATTTAGCAGATTTAGTAAAAAATATTGTCGAAGAAGAGTTTCCAGAATGCTCTTTATCTATTAGAGAATCGGAAATACGAAGTGTAATTTCCGTTGTTTTAACTGGCAAAGGTGTTCCAGATTGGTTTTATTATCACGTTGGAGAATATAGCCATTCTAAAAAACTAAGTAAAGAATTAGTATTTTCTTCACAAGAAACAAAAAGACAATTTATAATGGGTTGGATGGAAGGTGATGGTTGTATTACCGAAGGTAATAAGCTTGTAGGAATAACTTCTTCCAAAGATATGGCTTGGCAAATATGGTTAATGTCAAAAAATATAGGTTTAACATTAGCTATAAGAAAAGTAGAAGGTAAAGGAAAAAAAATAACAATAAATAAAAATTATAAGCCCTACAACGTTAGAGATAGTTATAGATTAGAAATCTATGGCGCTAATGCCGAATTGCTCTGCAAAAATGATAGTGTAAAATATAAATTAAAAACACTAAAGAATCATAAATCAATTGATATTACTAGAGAAGATTATACTATTCATCGTGTAAAAGAAGTAGAAATGAAACCTTATGAGGGTAAGGTTTATAACTTTGAAGTTGAAGATGACCATTCATATGTAGCAAACGGCTTAATAGTGCACAACTCAGATATATTCCCAGAATCTGAACTTATAAAAGCTCATAAAAACTGGGTAGGTAAACCCCTTTGTTTGGACCATCAATCTCAATCCGTTGATCATGTTCGAGGTATTATTGTTGATACCGTGTATGATCATAAAGGAAAAAGAATAATTGCTCTCTGCGCAATTGATAAAATCAATTACCCAGATTTAGCAAGAAAGGTTGCTTCAGGTTATGCAACTTCTGTGTCAATGGGTACTGCCGTTGAACGTGCTATTTGTACAGAAGCAGGTTGTCACGCTGTAGCCAGATACGAACATGAATTCTGTACCCATATGAAAACAAAATCATGTTATGGAGAAATAAATGTTGGTTTAAATCCAATTGAATTATCAATTGTTGTAAATCCAGCAGACCCAAGAGCAAAGATTCGAAGAGTAATAGCTTCATCAAATGCTTTAGCTGAGTATATAGATAAGAAAGCGGATACAGAAGAA